TTTCTGGGTCATTATAGTTAGGGGTTAAAGAACCATCAGGGCCACCATCTAAATCAGTAGCAATAGAACGATCTCCTTCATGAATATTCTCTACTAAATTCATATCAGGAGTTTCTGGGTCATTATAGTTAGGGGTTAAAGAACCATCAGGGCCACCATCTAAATCTGTAGCTATAGACCTGTCACCTCCATGAATATTCTCTACAAGATTCGTATCTGGTGATTTAGGATCATGGATATTTGGAACCAAATCTTGTTCTGGAACTGACGGATTGCTCTTGTTAGGGACTAGTTCTATATCTGCTTTCAGAGGATTGCTCTTATTAGAAGTCAGATTCTTATCAGGACCACCATCCAAATCTGTAGCATGGCTTCTATCATTTCCAGTAGATTGCTCATAATATCCTTTGAACTGATAGTCGGCAAGCCTCTTAAGAATCTCTTCATCTGAAAGATTTGAAGAGATTTCAATCTTATAAGGGTCTTTGAGCATGTCTTTTGCTCCATCAATCAAATCTTGTTGCTCCTTCGATGTAGCTTTAGATGCAGCAATTCCTTTGATGACTTCGGTGAGAAGCTCTTTTCCTACGATATCAGTAGGTCCTCCTAAACTATTTCCACCTTTCTTGTTCAATGCCTGTCTGACAGCTCCAAAAACAGTAACAAAATCTTTAGATTGGATAGCGGTCAGAATTCCATTGATTGAAAGGTTTCCTATAATGTTCTTCGTCTTAAGATTGTTGATAGCATCTTTGACTATGTTTGTGACGAATCCTTTGCCCCATTCTACAAAATTCTTAAACCAAGAACGTCCTTGAGAATTCTGGTTGGTTGGATCATAAGAGTGGAATTTCTCTTCATCAGCAAGCCATCCACTTCTGTTAGCATAAGATTCAAATGAAAGGTTATTGAAAACTGACATCTGACTTGCATCAGGAAAATCTTCAAGAGCTCTTTTTGAAATGACTCTGTCATATTGATCTGACAAGAACCTATCAAATCCTTGAAGATGATAATAAGAGTCAATTTCTATATTTCTGACAGACACTTCAAAAGTAGTCTCTTCATATTGTTCATTATTGATTGAATATGAATCATTTAGCCAAGAATCAAGAACAAACTCACACATATAACAGTTTATCTTGATAGTTGGAACTACATTGTCCATTACAGAAAGAATAAGTTGCTCTGCAGAAGAAGCAGAAGAACCAAGAACTTGACTGATTTTTCCTCCACCTATAGAACCAAGAAGTTTCTTTCCAAGTTTTGAAGTGATAGAAGTTTCCTCTTGATTCTTACCAGTCAGATTAGAACTATGAAAAGTTCTGATCTCTGTAAGATAGATGTACATTGGAAAATATCTGTAGATATCAGGAAGGACCCATCTTTGGTAGACATCATCCCAAGCAATCTTTCTATACAAGTTTAGAAGGTACTTGACTTTAAGGTCAATTCCTTCCAAACACTTTATCTTGATTTTTCCATCTTTGACACGGATTCCTGCTTTAGGATCAACTTTAAGAAGAGTATCAAGTCCAGAAATCTCTTGAAAATAATATTGATAGTTTCTTTGAATCTCATCCCATCCTTTTAAGAACTCAAGAAGCATAGCAGCTCTTAAGTTCTCATTTCTATCCATCAGATAAGAATAAGCAGAATATGAAAGACGTTGAGACCAATCAGAAGAATATGTTGATTGAGGAGCAAAGAGAGCTTGTGGCAGATCATCATAATTAGATTCTGTAAAAGATTCTCTCCAAACTCCAGAATCATAAGCTCTAAGATAGGCACCGAAATCAATAGAAAAAGTAAGGATTGTACTTTGATCTAAACGATCTTGGAACATTCCTGATTTGTTAAACTCATATGGATTGAGAAAGCTCTTTCTTATGTTAAGATTTTCGGTCATCTGAAAAGTCTCTTATCTTATCGACTTATCTATGAGACAATTAAGCATTTAATCAATTTTGGATAAGTTCTGAATCAATGTAATTGTAATATGAAGCTACATACTCTATGAATTCAAAATCATCTTCAAACATTTCATAAAGCTTCCAAACAGTGTCAAAATCAACTAAATAAGAATTTGAATAGTTTCCAGCTTTCATAAGAGTATCATATCTTACTAAGAATTGTGCACTATCTGGATGAGTGTTTACTGATATTACATTAAGTGTTTCAATGTCATTAGTTCTCTTACCAGTATTGTCTATAAACATACTATTCTTGGTAAGAATACAGGTTTCAGTATAATGATCACCATTAAATCTCTTCATAGTTCTATTTTGACCAAAGATAAGAATCTTTTCAGATCCCATATGATCTTTTAAGATATGAACAAACCCAGGATGTATAATATTATCATCATCAAGAATATAAAGCCATGGATTGAAATGAGTATAGTATCTTGACATAAGATTATCTACAGAATCTATAAGCATCTTGGCTCCATACTGATTGTCTTTTTTAAGACCTCTATACTCAAAGATATAGTTGAAACCAAGGAAAATATCACTATAGACATTTCTGACTTCAGTCTTAGCCTCTTCTACATCTTCTTTAGAGCACTTATACTTGTCAAATATAATTATATGGGTGATTGCTAAAATCTTATCGTAATTATCCATCATGCTCTGGTATAACTCAAGAACACTTCTGCAAACGGTTGAAAGATTCTTTGGTCTTGCACATCTGGTTAAAATGACTATAGAATCATTGTTTATAGTATCTTTTTTAAGATTCTTTCCAAAAGGAATAATTTGAATTGCCATAGATTGATTATTTTATTGATTCAACAAGTTCCCAAGCTTTATTTAAAGTTCTATCATATGAGGTTTCTTTAGTAAGTTTTTCTTTTTTCTTAATCTCTTCTCTATAGTTTAGAGATTGTCTTATAGCTTCTTTGAGAGAATCAAACTCAAATTCTCTAAGAACTATTCTAATATCGTCCCAATTAGTACCTAAACTAGTAGTTCTTGAAAACTCAACAGTATTTTCTTTTTCTGAAGGCATGACATTTTTAATTTAAGTGATTAATTAAAGTGTAAGTCTTTAATTATAGAGTAGTACTAATGATTTGATTAAACAAAAAGGACTTAAGATTTGATTTCTTAAGTCCTTTATATCTAAAATTTTGGAATGTTTGGCATAGAGAAATTTGGTGTCTTAAAGTCATTCATCGTTGGCATCTGATTCTTTATTGATGAGATTTGCGCATTAGATTCTGCTTGTTGTCTCTTGTTATTCTCATTTTCTTTTTCAAGATCTTGTTTGAATCTGTCAAGAATCATAAGAATTTCATAGAAAGGCATTCTCTCAACATCTGAATAAGTCTGATGAAGTTCTTTTCCAAACAAATAAACAATCTCAATCCAAGAATCGTAAGGAATCTTGAAAAGATGATGGAGCTGAAGCTTATCAGATGAGATCGTCCACGTCCAATAAGAAAAATCCTTTGATTCCTCCACGAAAGTTAAGCGGCGCCGTCTGTTCCGCTCCGTCCTCGTCTAAGTATTTGAATTTTGGATCAAGAATCTCATTGAACATCTCTTTGATTTTAGCAATAAGAGAATATTCATAGACACCAAAGTCTGAACAGTTCAATATAAATTGTTCATATGTCTTGTCATTCAAGTTTCTATAATCTTTGATAAGCATAGGAGCCATTGTGATGAACTCTCGGTCAAAACCTTCTTGACGTCTTGATTTTTTCTGTACATATTCTTTAAGCCATGAAGAAACACCTACACAAGGGAGATATATGTTCAAAGAACGTCCAGTTTGAGGAATGTCAAACACAAAACATCTCTTATCTTGAGAATAATGAGAGATCAGTTTTTCAGGGAAGTTGACAAAATCAATATTGTCTTTATTGACTACTTCATCTCTAGTCTCATTAATCTTAATTTTAAGTTCATTGTTGCCAGAAGTGAAAGTAAAATCTCTAATAGCTAAGATAACATAAAGACGATCAATATCTTTAAGGTCTTTCCAAGAACCAGTCTGACTTTCAGGAAGAGTGAAAATCATGCATCTCTCAAGAATTCTGTTAAGTGCATCATCAATCTCATCTAAAGACTGTTCATCTACTGTAGACCAACTTCTGATTTCGGCACCAGTCACAGCACGAACTCTAATCTTAGTTCCTTCTGGATAAAACATTCCTTTAGTTGGAAGGTCTTGAATAGGAATCTCAAGATAACCTAAAGAATGCTTTTTCTGGTATTCTTTAATTTCTTCCATCTTTTCTGCTTTAGCTTCATTAAGTTCTTCTAAAGCATTTTTTTTCTGAATCTTATTTTTGTCATAATTATCTTCTTGACCTCTTATAGAATCAAAATTAAGATTGTCTGCTCCTGGCATTTTGTTAGCTTTAATCTCCACAGGATTATTCTGAGGAGATTCTATAGAGCCAACATACTGTGACAGAGTATCTTCTACACTATTATTACTTTTAGCCATTATAATAAAATTATAAACGTTTTCTTTTTCTAACTTAAATTATATGATGTCTAATCCCTATTGATTTCTTACATAGCTTGAATCTTTCCACTAAACATTGCACTAGAAGAACCATCAGAGTTAAGACATATAAGATAGAACTTTCTTTTCTCTTCTGCTACTTGAAGAATCTTATTGGCAGCACTCTCATCAACTTTGAATTCAATTTCCCCAAGAGCAAGATTCATGTTCTTACTATAAGTTGGAGTACAGTCGATATTGTTTCCTGCTGAATCTTTAAATCTTAAGACATAAGTATAAGGACCACTCAAATCTAAATATCTCAAGTTTCCAGTCTTTGAATCATTGTACACTAATTGGAACTTATAGTTATGAGTGGCACTATATAGCATGAGCTCTACATCATTGGTGTTATAGTAAGTTCCTGAAGCGGTATCTGCCATTTGAACTAATGAAGTATCAAAAAACTCTTTGATATACTTAGTCACTACATTAGAAGCTTTTCCTGAATCTATCTTAGGACTCATGATATTCTGCTTGTTGAATATAGTCCATGACATCAGATTGTCCATATTCAATCTATAAGAATCTTCTCCAAATTTAGATTCAGCTTCATCTATAGAGATAGAAGAGGTTCTTGATATGGTAGCACCATTCATTCTGTTAAGCAATCTTGCGGTATATTGAATGTCAATGACCTTGCATTCATAATTCTGGATATGAGAAATCACTGGTCTGAATTTATAGCTATATCCACCATTAGTCTCATTCCCGCTATTGCTTGTGAATCCTTCGGTAAAGTTGAATCTCTCTTCTCTAGAGATTAAAGTATCTGTCTGAGAACTTTCTATAGCATAGTACTTATAATTGACAAACAAGTCATGTACAATGACCCAGTGTCTTGCTTCAGTTCCATAAATCTCAGAAAAGTCCTCCCATCCATCATTATCATCTTTGAATCCGGTACTATACATCGGAATAGCACCAGACTCAATATTATTCATAATAGAATTGTTTATGTATGTGATATACTTAGAATTTGGTGATCCCCATACAGCTCCATACTTGATAAGACCATTATCTTGTTCTTGCATAGTGACATTGAAATAGTCTGCATTAGAGTTGAATGGAAGGCTGGCTCTTATAGTAGACCCAAGATGAAATTCTCCTTCATAAGTTCCTGTATTAAGAAGAACTTTAGGAGTGAATGAATCTTCTTCAATATTCGAGAACTCAAATATGACTTCAGAATCCTGAGAGAGATCCATCAAAGAATAGAGGTCTTTGTTGATCTCAATTTCACTTTCAGTAGGATTGATGACTGAAGAGTCTATTTGGTTCTTCTTATTAGGATTATTAAGGGCTAATGTATATACTGAAGGAATTTTGAATTCAATAAATCTGTCATAGAATCTTTCAGACATATAGACAGGATTTGGATTGAACTCTACAACCTTCCCCATTATTCCTTTATGGAAAACAAATGAAGAAATTATAGCTTCAGTATTGTTTATGTTCACTACAGAAGAATCTGTATTTTTATTGAACCTTCTTTGTTTAGCTTTGACTTTAAGATTGAATCCTTCTACATCATTAAAGACATATCCAGTCAAGATATGGATTCTGATTGTGTCATAAGGCAAATCGCCATTATAGAACGGCCCTCCTTCAATTGAAGCAATCTTGCCATAATCTAATAAGGCATTTATATTTCCGCTCCCCTGCGCAAAATCTGAGAATCCTGGATAGTAATAATTAACTCCGTACTTGTCAGTAAATCCTTGGAAGTGAAGATCTGACTTATATTCTTCTTTTACTTTTGAATCCGAGGGATTATCCAAGAACATAGTATTGCCTTGAAGGTCTTTGACTACATAAGGAGTATGATAATAAAGAGAGACAAATCCTGATTCTTCAAGTTCTAAAGACTTATTTGCTTGATATTCAAGAAGTAATCTGTCACTTATTTGGATGTATCTGGTTAAAATTGCCATGGTCAATCACTTAAGTCTTTCTATCTATAGTATAATTTTTAGAATCTCAACCAGGATGGACTCCAAACAACTCCAACTCCAACTTGAAATCCAGTAGTTACTTTTTCATTAGGAGACGCATTAAGACCATATCCTCCATAAAGTCCAATTCCAAAATTCTTTTCTTTCATTGTATTCTTTATGACTTTAGATTTGTTAGGGTCAATTACAGCACCATTTATGTTAGTGAACTTGATATTTGGATTTCCACTTTTTGTTATGACTTGAAAATGAGTTTTGTCTTTTTCTACAATATCTAGTGTAAGATCAGCTCCTATAGAAAGATTGTCTAGATAAGATGAAGATGAAGAAAAATCATTCTTTATAGTAGAATGCCCTGTTATGTTGAAGAAGTTCTTGATATTGTATTGCTCAGCAAGGTTCCATCTTATAGTATAGTATAAAGAATCTAACTTATGTATAGAATCATTCATCTGAGTAGAGTCCTTAATATAGACAATTTCTTTATTGACTACTACTATAGGATTAGCTTTAAGAGAAGCAATCTCGTCAGCAAGCTCTTTGTTGTTAGATTTAAGATCCGCTATACTTTGTATGTAGACATCTTTAGCTGCATACTGTTCTCCAAGTTTGTTTTTGTAAGAAGAAATTGAATCATTATAGACTACAGTTATTCTGTTAGCCTCTTCTTTATAGTTCTTCATTGAGAAGTAAGTCCAGATACCAAAAATGACAAGAAGAATTATAATAATATCTTTAAATGTCAATTTGCTAAAGAAATCTACTATTTTCATATCATTATGATAGTGTTATATTTTAGTGAAAATCCGTCAAAAAATTTAGATTCTGATTTATATAGTAAAACTAGATTTTCGATTATTTTGTGATTTTAGTAAAAAATCTTAACAAAAATTTAGGTCTTAAATTAAACTTTAACCTTTTTTAACAGTCGATCTAATTAATTGAAATCTACTCGGTTAAATGAGTTTGTTATTTATAACGAGTATAAATTATGGTCAAGTTTAATCAAAAATTAATCGAAATTCGAAAAGCCCATATAAAAAATTGTGGATTTTCCGGATCTTTAGAATAAGGAAGAGGAAGTACTGAATTTTGAACTAGAGGGAACTTTTCTTAAGAGATGGGGCGTGGGGTGCTGGAAGAAAAAATTCAAAATGTCAAAATGGCTTATTGAACGTTATATGCTGGTTGTCAAAATGAATTCCAAAATAGGTTTATAAGATCGTTATATACTTGGAAAAGATTCAAAACTTTCTTAATAAAAATCTCCAAAATAATTTCTATAGTTCGAATTTTGTTTTTAGATTTGCATCAGAAATTTGATAGTGTGATTTTAATAAAGCCAAATCAAGTTTAGTATATCATCATATAAGTAATAACGTTTATCCGCAAAGAGATAATGACAAAATTCAAAAAGACCGTTTTAGTATTTGATTGGAGCAATATGAGCTTCCGTTCTTTGTTCACCTCTCAAATATTTGGAAATGCTTCTTCTTATAATACTGAAGAAGAAATCAATTCATTCATAGCCAAGATGGCTACCGACATTTCTTTAATCTTAAGAACTTATAACCCAAACAATGTTGTCTTTGCTGTTGATGCAATCAATCCTTGGAGAAAAGATTTCTTGGAAGACCAAGAAATTGGATATAAAGGTCAGCGAGAAAAAGACAAGAACATGAATTGGGACAATATTTACAAAGGTCTTGATGATTTCAGAAAAGTAATGGAGGAGAAAGGGTTTAATTTCGCTTATACTGAAAGAGCTGAAGCTGATGACCTAATGGCACTGACTAAAGAATCTGTATTCAAGAAATATCCTGATATGAATGTTGTGATTGTCTCTTCTGATGCAGACATCCGTCAGTTAGTTGAATTTGATCCTCAGAAAGAACAATATTGTCTAGTATTCAATCCAATTGGATCTGGTAAAGGTGGAAAGAAAAAACTCTATATGAATTCTGAATGCAAGAGATGGTTTGAGTCAAAAGACAAAGTTGATATTTTCTTTAGTAATTTAAATCCTGGAAAAGAATTCATAAAGAATGCTCTTAACAAAGATAAGAAGATTGAAATTGTAGAGATTGATCCTAATAAGGTTGTTCTTGAGAAAATATTTTGTGGAGATGCTGGTGATAATGTTCCCAGTTTCTATGAATATTATGGAACTAATGGAAAGAAAAGAAGAATCTCAGAGAAAAAGTTTGAAAGTCTTTGTGAACAACTTTGTATTCAAGATGTAGAAGATCTTCTTAACAAAGAGTTCATGCTTAAAGATACTATAGAGAAGATTATGAAGAAAGAACTTGATGATGTTGATTGTTCTGATAGGTTAAACCGACAACGTCATTTAGTTGAGCTCAATTCTGAATTGTTTCCCGAAAACATAAGAAACTATATGGCAGATATAATCATTATGCTTTCTGAAGACTATAAGAATCCAAACAACATAAGATTGTCCTCTATAAAGATGGTTGATATTTTAGTTGGAAGTCGATTCTTCAAAATAATAGAAAAGAAGAAAGCTAAAGCTGCAGACATTTTTAAAGATATTGACAAGTATGCGGATCAAATTAATGGAATCAAATTGTTTTAAGTAATGGCGAAAAGAAATTTAGAATTAGAACAACGAGACTATGCTTATATTGGTATTGATTTTGACAATACTGTAGTAAGTGATTTATATCCTGAAGTAGGACTTTCTCTTGGGGCAGAAGAGACTTTACAAGAACTTGTGAAAAAAGGACATAAGTTAATTCTTTTTAGTGTAAGATCTGGGATATCTCTTGACAAAGCAATTAATTGGTTTAAAGATCATAGTATAGAATTGTTTGGAATCAATGAAAATCCAGATTTTGATGGAGATGAAAAAGCAAGAAAAGTATATTGTGATCTTTATATAGATGACAGAAACATTGGAACTCCTGTAGCAGCATTCTATGATTCTCCAAGAGATAGAGTTTTGAGAGTAGTAGATTGGTCTCTTCTTAGAGAAGAGCTTAAGAAACTTAATCTTATTTAAAATGTTTGAAGTATGACAAATGCAGAAGATTTTATTGTGGTAAATGGAAAAGTAGATGGAATTCCTACAATAAACTTGATAAACAAGAACAACATAACTAATATGAAATTTAGTTTGTATGTTCTGTACTCAGATAAAGAAATTGAAGAGTTTGGAGGAAAAATCAAGATTCATGTTCAGATATCAATATTAGACAATCTTGATTTTCATGCTGAGTTTAATGCTCAAGGATTTGTAGATTTTGCAGAGCAGTTTGGTGCGTATTGGGATGAAAACTCTAGAATTTTAGGATCTTTCAAAAAAGTAATAAAGTTTTTCTATAAAGAGAAACCAGAAGTGTTTAGCGATACTGATAAGAAACTATTAAAGATTAATTAAAAACAGAAAAATGAACTTATTCAATTCAGAAGAGCCAAGAAACATGATCCAAATTGGAAGACATTGGATTGATGCTGATATGATTATGTTCTTTCATATCAATATAAGATTTCAGGATCCTACAGATATCAAGAAAAATCTTTATAAGATTACTTTGATGATTGATATGAGTCCACAATATCCTATTGGAAAATATATCTACATTTCATATAATGATCTGTGTAAACTCTTATATCAATATCCTAGTCTTATGGGAGATCCAAATACTAATTTGGTAGACTATATCAAAAACCTTGAGTATGACATTTCAGAGGATATGGAAGAAATGGATAGAAATTCAGAAGACTTTGAAGAATCAGAAGAAGAATCATTAACAGAAAATGAAAATGAAGAAAACTAATTATACAACAACTATAGTTTCCGTTACAACAGAGTACTCTGTAGATTTTGGAAGACCTGAAACATCTCCATTAGTTTCAAATCTTGAAAATCTTCATAAGAGATATATTCCTGAAGATTTTGACTCATATCCAGGAAATAAGAGTATTCCTACTTATTTAGATAGCAAAGACCCATTTGAAGGACCTAAGTGTTGCAGAAATTGTCCTAACAATCCAAAGAACAATCCTCATGCAAGTGGGTTCTGCTGGTGTTCATTACCAAGTATGGAAAATCATATTTCTTAAAAAATTAAGAGTTTTGCAAATCGAACTTAAAAGTCGCAAATATATAGATCTGAATACTAAAATTTATTAATGCAAAAAGTTAGTTTACATACAGTGGATTGTGTGACATCATGGATTAATGATGCTACATTTGCTTATGTTCCCAGCTTGTTTAGTTGGTCTGAATATAATCCATCGTATGCGAAAGAACAAGGCATTGGTGGATTTTATCAAAGAAGATCTAAACGACATTTGGAAGATGCTATAAAGGTTTAAGCTCTCGTTAAACTCAATATATTTTCCCAGAAGTCGTTTAGAAATTAAAAACTAAACGGCTTTTTTGTTTTAGATCCTTCTTGAAAAGTTTTTGGATTTCTAGCTCATCTGGTAGAGCAGTAGACTGAAGATCTATGTGGCGAGGTTCGAGTCCTCGGAAATCCACTTCAATTTGCTCTTTGACATATTGCTACAAAGATGCTCCATTTGAGTAGTGGTCAGCTCGTCAGCTTTTCACGCTGGAAGCCCCAGTTCGAATCTGGGATGGAGTACTTTAAAAAATGTTAAATGATTTTTCTATTAGAATCTTTTGTTTTAAATTTGCATATCAAAATAAAAATGATATGAACTCAAAAGATTTTAAAAAGATACTTATAGAATTATCTAAGACTATCATAAAGAAAGATGTTGAAACAAATCATAAGAACCGAGGTTCTTTAGATGATCCTTATTTTTCTGGAGATATTCTTTCTATGAAGAAAGGCGAAGAAATCAGATATGAAGCCTTTGTTCCAGATTCAGAAAGCAAATACTATGATTTAGACTATCCATTTGTCTTTAATTGCACCGATAGTCCTTTTTGTAATTTCAACATAAAGTCTTTTAAGAAATCTAAATGGTACTTTTTAGATCCTTGGGCTTTGCTTATAGAGGCAAAAAGAAATCAAATGTATGAAAGAGATATAAAAGATTCTGATTTTGACAAAAGGAAAATCGAATTGATAGTTCAATTATTTAGTGATTGATTTAATTTAGAAGGTTGGGTGAGTGGTTTAAACCAATGGTCCTGAAAACCATCGAACTATAACAGGTTCCGTCAGTTCGAATCTGACACTTTCTGCCATTTTGGAGTAGAGAACCAATAGGGAATTGGAACTGCCTGCTAAGCAGATTGTACATATTTTTGTATGTGTGTCGGATACACCTTACTCCGCAAATTATAAAAATAGAAAGAAATGATGAAACCAATTTTGAAGTGGGCTGGTTCTAAGAAGAAACTATTGCCAGAAATAATAAAAAGAATTCCTAAAGAGTTTTCTACTTATGTAGAACCATTTTTTGGTTCTGGTGCTGTCTTCTTTGCACTTAGACCTTCAAGAGCATTTCTTTCTGACTATAATGGAGAACTTATTTCTTTTTATAAAACTTTAAGAGATTTTTCTAAAGAACTTATTGAAGAACTTAGAACTTATGAGAATACTAAAGAGTATTTTGATCATATAAGATCTTTAGATAGAGATTTATCTTATAAAGGTCTTTCCGATATCAAGAAAGCAGCAAGATTTCTATATCTTAACAAAACATGTTTCAATGGTCTTTACCGAGTCAATTCTAAAGGCCATTTTAACGTTCCATTTGGAAAGTATATAAATCCATCTATCTTGAATGAACCGCTTTTAGAAGAAGTCTCTACGTTTCTAGGAAGCTCTTATTATATCTTTAACCAGCGAGATTTCAGAAGTGCTCTTAAAGATATTCCTAAAGATTCATTTGTGTATTTGGATCCACCTTACGATGGAACTTTTACAGAATATACAAAGAAATCTTTTGGAAAGAAAGATCAAGAAGATTTAAGAGATTGTTGTATAGAGCTTGATAGACAAGGAATTAAGTTTTTGTTAAGCAATTCAAATACAGAATTTATAAAAGAACTTTATAAAGACTTCATTATAGAAGAGATTAAGACAACATATGCCATAAATCATAATAAAGAAGCTTCTGAAGTTCTTATAAGAAATTATGAAATCTAGAGATGCTTCTGTAGTTTAATGGCAAAACCTTGGTCTCCAAAACCAATGATGGATGCTCGATTCATTCCAGAAGTGCATTTAAAAAGTATTAAAGAGTTTCTAGTTTAGAAATTTTGTTTTAAATTTGCAGAGATTAAAATAATCAATATTATAAAACTTCAATATAATTTTTGAAGATTTTAATAAATTGGAAGATTAGGGAAGTAGACAAACCCACTTGACTGTAACTCAAACTCCTTCGGGATTCGGTGGTGCAAATCCATCATTTTCCACAAAATTCTCAATTAGCTCAGGTGGTTAGAGCGCTACACTGATAATGTAGAGGTCTTAAGTTCAAATCTTAAATTGAGAACTTTTAAATTGCAAGTATAGTATAATGGTTAGTATGCCAGTCTTCCAAACTGGAGATGTCAGTTCGATTCTGATTACTTGCTCAAAAATAATTTTCTTTTAAATTAATCGAAAATTATAAATGGATATATAAGTAGTGTATTAAAAATAAATGAGTTCTTTAAATTAATTATTATCTGGATATAGTTTAGTCCGGTAAAATGCTGGTTTTGGGAACCAGAGAGCGGAGGTTCAAATCCTCCTATCCAGACCATTAATGGTTACAGGGCTATAATGTAAGATACTTCTATTTTAATTTGGGTTAGTTATTTCTGCATTAGTTTCCCTGAAATTCTTTCGTAGCTCAGGTGGTTAGAGCGTCTGACCGTTAATCAGAAAGTCAATGGTTCAAGTCCATTCGAAAGAGCTAAATATCGCGAGGTAGTGTAATGGTAACACACTGGGCTCATAACCCAGAACTGGAAGTTCGATTCTTCTCTTCGCAACTAAAATGAATAGTTCATTGAAATAATGATTTTGCTTCTATAGCTCAATTGGTAGAGCAGCGCATTTGTAATGCGCAGGTTTTCGGATCATACCCGGATAGAAGCTCTAATGCTAGCTATTAGATTTCTTACTTCTATAATAATTTGGATAGTTTATTCAGAGTCTAAGTTTCTGGCTTTTGGACCTATAGTGTTAATTGGTTAAAATATCGCCCTGTCACGGCGAAGTTTCTGAATCGTACTCCGATAGGTCCGCAAATAGTTCTATGGTGTAATTGGTAACACGTCAGATTTTGGTTCTGAAATTTTATGTCCGAACCAAAATAGAACTACAAAAATCTTTTAGCTATTAAGTTTCTTACTTCTATATAGGTATGAATTTGTAAATCATTTTAGAGCTTGCATTTCTAAAAGATTTTTATTTTTGGTCTTTCGTATTATTTTAAGATATTTTCACCTACTTACAAGGAGTAGATATCCAAGCGCAGGTTAGCTTGTCTCAACGATACACACTAAGAACGAAAGAGAACTCTTCACTGGTTCTTGATTAGGTAACCTAATGGTGTGTGAAGCCCTTGGCTCTGGGTCTGGTAGTGAAGACCAGATAAAAGAACCATCCAAGTTTAAAGGTCAGATCTCGGATAAAGGATATTAGGTAGGTGTAACTTGGGCCTTTAGCTTAGTTGACTAAAGCACTAGATTTGCACTCTAGAGACCCTGGGTTTGAGTCCCAGAAGGTCCACAAAAGGTTCCTTAGCTCAGTTGATTAGAGCACTTCACTTTTAATGAAGGGGTCTCTGGTTTAAGTCCAGAAGGAATCACTATTTTTCCGTATAGCTCAATTGAATAGAGCAACACACTTCTAATGTGTAGGTTATTGGTTTGAATCCAATTACGGAAACAACTTTTTGGTTTGAGAGATTTAAATTTCTTCTTATAAAATCTCTTTCAAAAAGTGTTCTTTCTTGTCTAAGAAGTTGGCAAATGTTTGCTGACCATTTCAAAAAGCTTTAAATGCCAAAGACATTGAAGAACAAGATGTTTTCATAAATTTAGTTGTTTTTCCTCTTGATGACTTTTGAAGATTTTTCACCTCCTTTCATTCATAGTCATCAAGAGGTTTTTTGTTTAAAAAAGTTAAAGGATTTCTTAGATTCAAAAATAATTCTTATCTTTGTAGCATCAAAAACATTAAAGAATATGAAAAAGAAAAATAAAACTTATACCAAAGTATTCGAGAATGTTAGTTTAGGTGATATTATCGACATTCTTTATAAAAGTATTAAGTTGAAATCTGGAGAATCTATTCCTAGTCTAGAGGTCCTTTATGATATAATGTTCAACCGAGGAGCATATCAGGATTTTAAGGATACTGATTATATGAAATCATTTATTGAATACAATATGATAGGTCCTTCATTCTTTCTTTTCATTGATGAGAATAATCTTGTTTATGTAAAATGTCCTTCTTTAGATTTTGAGTTTGCTTTTGCAATAACTAAAGAAGAACTTACTAGAATCTACACAAATAGAGTTATGTTGAATCATTCTAAAAACAATTAAATCATGCCACGTAAAAAGAAAGTAGAAATTCCAGAAGAGTTTTTGAATTATCCTTCATATGTCAAGAACACATTATATCCTCTTGTCAATTCTAAGGACGTTAGAGAGCGGTTCTCTTCGTTAGAAGAGAAATTATCAGATCTTGATTTAGAAAGTCCTAGTAACGTTCAGAATGGTTTCTTGAAAAGTCTTTATGAATTTTATTATAATCTTAAGAAGGAAATCATTCAGACTTTAGAAAATAGAGAACCAAAGATAAGACAAGCTTCAGTAAAGATTGATACAGTAAGTCTTCTTAGAATAAAGACAAGACTTAAGTATGTCAATAATTTCTATGATAAAATGGAGGATAATCCAGAATTGTCATCATACAATATATGGAGCCATGTTTGTATATTAACAGAAGGAGAACTTAAGCTTGCGGTTGGTGAAGATTCATATATAGCAAACTTATCAGAGAAATCTAAAAAAGAAAAATCAAAATCAAAATAATCTTCTATAAGTAATTGATAATGTTTATGTTGAATTTAAAAAGAAAAAGTTTTGAAAAATCCATTTAAACAGAAACTTGTAGAGAATAAGAAATTTTTTGAGATTCTTGATTTTGTTAAGAAATTTTTGTATGAGGCTAAGTTCAAAATTCCTGCAGTAGCTATAGAAAACAAGATGTTGCCAAAATCGGCTCCTAAATACTCTTTTATAGAGATTACAGGAAAAGCATATGAAGTTTTTGTAAAAGATGCATTAGAAGCAAACACTCTTGAAGAATCAAGAAAGAACAATCTGAAATATTTTTTCATTATAAAGCCAGAACCATTAGGTCTTAATGAATTTCCTGATTTTGTTTTAGGTGTAGGTCTTACTAAGAAACCTACTAAAGAGAACATTTTTTGGTTCTACATTGAGAATAAGACTTATTCTGGCAGAAACTATAATTTTGGAACTTCTTCTCTTGATGCTTTGATAGACAATATAACAACAAAGATTGGAGAACCCACTAGACTTGAAGGAAAGTTAAAGAGAATTGATAAGATAACAACTCCAGTCATTATTGAAAAGTTTTCTGAAAGTTTTAGATGTGACCAATATAGACAGTTAGAGCTTTCCGAAATCGAAATATTTCAAATGTATGAAGTATTGAATTTCAATAGCTTAGGTTCTTTTACTACAAAGAACAAAGATAAGAATCTTATGGTAAGTCCTGCAAGTTCTGCAGATTGTACAATATGTGGAAGCGTTGAAGAATGGTTACATGGTCTTAAAGAGACTTTAGAGCAAGATGAAGTTGAACCTTTGCTGATGAGAACTATCAGATGCCTTGATTATACAAAGCAAGAAGTCATTGAGAAAATTAAAGATCGATTGTTGAATCCAATATTATATCAAGGAATGCGCAATCTCATAATGAATGATAATGAGAATATAATTGCAAAAAATTTGTTTTAAAATATGAAAGAAATTGAAGATAACAAACAAGAGCCATTTTTTGCTTATCTTGTTGAAGACTTTTTCAAATCTTTAGAAGAGAATCCAGAGTGTTATGAGAATTTCAATCTGACAAGCAATATTGATGTCTTTGATGAGAAATGGCATAATCATATTGAACCTGGATTTGATGGTCTTGAAGTAAGTGACCCGGCAGTAGTAATATTCCTTGATTATATTTTCACCACCGAGTTGTGCTTGAGAAAGAATTTCCAGTTTGCTCAGATAAAGCTTAAGTGGAATTCATTCAGATTCTATGCAAACAGTTCAAGATTCATGTGTTCTTTAATGGAGACAATTTTGAATAAGATTTATCATGAGAAGTTCTCAAAGAAGTATGAGAATGCTATAAAAGTGTATGAAGAACATATTTCTAAAGATAAGAATGTTTAACTAATTAAAAAACAATAAGTTATGAAAGATTACGAAAAGGCTATAAAAGAAAGTCAGAAAAGAAAGAAAGATTTTCAAGATAAGATTAAAGCAGAAAATCTAGAAAGAAAGAATCAGGCTTCAGCAGAAGTTAAAGAACTTCTTAGAGGAATTGATCCTAATAACATCTATGTTTGTCGTTCTAATATTCCTCATGAGTTTAAAGGAACTAACAGTATAGAATCAAAGTATACCAAGACTTTGACAGAACCTATCAATTTGCATTGCTATAAGGTTACCGTAGTTGGAGTAACTTGGAAAACTCCTAGTGGAGCATATACTATGCAGATAGGACATTCAAAATGGAATCCAGAAGATAACTATTCAGCTCAGATTGGTTATCAACAAGCATTAGTCAATCTTATCAAGAAGAATCAAGTAGATTATACAATATCTGGTCTTGGGTCTAATCAGAATAAAGAAATCTTCTATAAGATTGCAGAAAGCATTATAGACAAGTTTGAAGAAATTAGATCTTAAAAATAAAAGTTATGAGTGTTTCATTATATGTAATCTGTGACTATTGTCATGAATCATTTGAAGCCGATTTTGATGAAGAAGAAGTTCTTGAACAGATTGATGATGAAGAGTTGTTGAATGAAGTTAACGAAAGAGGACTAGAAATAGAACAATCTCATTCTTCAGAAAAGGATCTTACTAAAGAAGAAATGATAAGACAAATCCAGGATTTTTGTCCTGGTGATTTAGAAAGATTTTTGTGTGACCTTTCTCAAGTTCATTATTATGATCCAGAAAGACATCAGAAAATTCATGATTGGATAAACCAGAAATTGAAATAATATCAGAATAGAAAAGATGGAAAAGACAGAAGTGAAATTGATTTATAATGCTTCTTCAGGACATTCAGAAGGCAAGGTCTTTTATCCTAATGGATTAGGTGCTTTTATAATTGAATGGAGTTCTAATTCATACGAAATTATTCCTGTCATTGGAACTGAAGAAAATCATAGAGTTGCAGAAGAATATGATGAGTTTGGAAATCTTTATACCTGCACTGTGACTTCTGAAAAAGAAATGTTAGATCGTCTTGAAGAAATAAAAGAACTTTCTTTTTAAGAAATTAAAAATATGTTAAATCCTCTTGATTATTTCATAATGTCAAGAGGATTTTCTATATTTGCATTATTAATATAATAAAACAAAAGAAAATGAAAAAAACAAAAACAAAGATTATAGGAATTTATGGTCCTGCAGGATCTGGTAAAGATTTTTTATGTGATTGCATTAGGCATTTTTATAATAAGATCTCTGATTCTTCAAGTCAAAAAGAAATAGATTGGATAAAGATTTATTATGAATTTGCTGAAAATCATTTTACTCCGGTCCTTCGAGAAAATATTTTTAGTTTTTCACAAAGAATTGCATTTGCAGATCCACTTAAAAATACATTATCTTGTTTGACTAATGTTCCATTAGGATGGTTCTATAATACTAAGAAGAAAGACAATACTTTGATTAATTTAGAAACATTAGAAACTAAAGACATAAATGAGATAGACCAATCAAAAGTAGTTAATGACGAGCTTTGGTATAGTTTCATTGAAGGAATGAATATCGAAGATAGGAATTATATCCAAAATTTGGTAAATACCAAAGATGTTTGGATGACTTTAAGAGATTTAATGACTTATTTTGGATCTTACTTAGTAAGACACCATATCTCTAATGATTTTTGGATTACCAGAACTTTTAATGATATGAAGAATCCAGAAAGTGAAGATAACCTTAAGATCATTACTGATATCAGATTTAAGAATGAGTATGATGCCATTAAAAGTATTGGAGGAAAAATAATTGAAGTCACTTCAGATTTCAATGAAAAGAATGTTGGTGGGGAGGCTGAATCTCATTATGAAGAATTTGACTTTGACTATCTTTTTATGAATACTAAAGATTCTCTTTTGTTTTTGCAAAGATTCAGAAAGTTGTTTGAATTATTATTTCCAGAATTTTTTAATTGAATTTTGATTTTATCATATAAAAATTAATTTTAAGGCTATTTGTTTAATTTAAAAAAGTTTCCTTATGAAAAAGAAAAAAGAACTTGTGTTGAATGCTGACTTGATTGCTTTCAAGAAAAATAAAATTGTTTGCAATACTAAATCTACTATAGATTTTTCTCAGGTTACTGGAGATCAGCTCACATTGCATTATTTTTCAGTTCCATATGTAATTGGTTTACAACTTGAATTGATGAATCTTGGATTTTATATTGATCCAAAGGCTTTGTTTCTTTTGACCAATGATGATGCAAAAAGAATTGGGAAAAATGTTTTGCCGTATGTAAAAGAGCTTATAGGCATTAAAGATTGGACTCCACTTTATGAAGGATTTCCTGCGCAAGTTCAAGAAATGAGTAGAGTAGAACTTTTTATTGATCAGATTATGCATTACCTGTCTGATGGAACTTGGATGCCATCTTGTCCAGAAAAATATAAAGTTCTTAGAGAGACAAAAGTCTTTGAAAAACCTAGTTATATAGTTCTTAATGCTATTGATACAAAAGATCTGTATAAGATCTTTGAATCAATTGTAGGTTCAAAGAATTCCATAACAAATTTTGATAAGAAAACTCTTGAATGGTTTATCAACAATAAAGATTTTCCTGTAGAGGAATATTCTGATATAGAGATTCCATTCAAAGAGAATCTTTGTATGTTTTTGTCTAAATGGCCTAATTTTGTAGAAAGTTCCTCTGTTACCATTAATGATATTCTTAGGGCTATTGTATATTCTCAAGGAGGAGATATTACATTGCCTAAAATTCCTAAATCTCCTATTTCTAGATATGACTTTAGGTTTAAGAATATGCCTCAGAAAGAACGTAAGTATTGGATGAATCTAATAGACCAATTTATTGTATCTCATTCTTCAGATGAATCAAGAAAGTCATTCATGTACCAAGTAGTATGTGATATGAAAAAGTATGAAGGAAGATGGATCCGTCTTGGAGAGATTTTACATCCTGGATCTTTTAAGAATAGGAATCCATTTGCAAGTGAAGTGTTTTTTGATCTTAGAAATCATTCTAAGAAATTCAAAACTTGGAATTCTAAGGTCCAAAATCTTTACAAGAGAATTAAAGGAAATGATTTGAAAGAAATTATTGAGTTTGTTTCAGATCGTCCGGGAGAATTCATCAGAAGATTTGATTCTATATGGAGAAGATCTAATGAAGAATCAAAAAATAAAATGATTGATGTTCTTATGGGACTTGGAGGACTTTTCTATAAGTCAGTTTCTTCTAAAGTTCTATTAGAGTTCTTTAATCATATTGATAAAAGAAATACAGAAATTCCTAGAAGAATCTCCGTTCCTAATTCTAGAACAAAGGTCACTTTAGATCCTTTATCTCCACTTCCTAAAGAAGAAATAGAATCTATTAAAGGAGGAATTTTCAAGGCTTTGATGAATAATTTTTCTAAGAATGGGTCTTTAAAAGATAAGATAGTAGTCTTAGACCCAACTTTAGAAGATGTCTCTTTCCCTTCTGATATGAGAACTTTGTCCGAAGGAAAGATGACAATTCCTAGAGGAACCAAAATTCCGTTTGATAAGGATCAGAAAGTCATTAGATTCTACACACATTGGGTAGATCCTAAAGGAGGATATGACCTTGATTTACATGCTAGTTTTGTATCAGAGACAAAAGAAGTTCATGATATTGGATGGAATGCATCTTATGGCAATCTTAAAAATGAACCTGGAATTTTTTCTGGAGATGTCAGAAATAGAGTTGGAGATTGTGCTGAATATATTGACATTCAAGTCCAGAAAGCTATAAATGCTGGATATCGTTATGTTTTGATGCAGGTAAATTCATATAATGGACAACCTTTCAATTCTATTGAGTCTTATATTGGATTCACATATAGAGACTTTCCTAAGGCTGATATTTTATGGAAGCCTGAGCAAGTAGTCCAAAGCATCAGACTTAATTCTTCTTCTAAAAACATTGCAGGTGCTCTTGTTGACTTGAAAGAAGGATGGATAAAGATTATAGATGAGGATTGGAATGGAATTCCAGTAGCTAATTATAACTATAATACAAATATTGCTATTATTAGTGAATATTCTCATAACTCTGAATTGAATCTTAAACTCATCTTGAAGTTAGATTCATTGGCTCAAAATGCTAAAGAAATCATTACTTTAGAAGAATATGAATCTCGTATAAAAGAAAGTCCAGAAACTCAAGACCAATATGTCATCTATAAGAAACAAGATTTCTTGGATGATTATACAAAAATCTTGAATCTCATTTAACTTATTGAAAGTGAGAGACTTATATCTCTCACTTTCTTTTTATGAAATTATGAAGTTCAATTTTATTATAGATCTAGATTCCACAAATGGAAAGTTGTGGTTTTCTTCTGATTTTCATTTAGGGCATAATAATGTTCTTAAACATTGTTGCCGACCTTATAAGACCGCTCAAGAAAATATTGATGATGTTAAAGACAAACTTAAGAAAGTTTTGCCTAATGACTATCTTATTCTTTTAGGAGACAATATTTGGACCGGACAAGTTTCAAGGATAAACAGTTTCTTTAGAGGAATTAATACAAGAAACATTATTGTCTTTTATGGAAATCATGACAGAGAGAAGAATTATAAAGATATTCTTACTGATGGTACTATTTTAGCGGCAGAAAGATTAGGACATATTAGAGTAAGAAAAGAAGGAAAAGAACAAGAGATTGCTTTATGCCATTATCCTCTTTTGACGTGGAATGGTAAGGCTAGAAATGCTTGGATGATTCATGGCCATTGTCATGGAAATATTGATAAGTTCAATAATGAACAACCAGATTTGAGAGTTGATGTAGGTTGGGATAGTGAACTTGCATTATATGATTTAGTTGAATATTCTGATCTTCAAAAATTCTTTCAAGAGAAAACTAAAAGATTTTCTTGTAAAAGTTTAATCATTTAAGATTTTTCTTTCTATAAGACAGAAAAGATTATCTAATATCAAAAACAAAAATAATTATGGGTATAAAATTACACTATGCTATAGGATCTATAGTAGATCTTATGGGAGAAAAATGTAAAGTAGTGAATGTTCATCATAAGGATGAATGTACTGAATATGATTTAGAAAGTCTAGAACTTACTGATATTGATGGAAGCCCTGCTTTCTATGGATATGTTAAAGAAGATGTTTTATCTTAAAAATAAAAATATGAGTGAAAAAATAAAATTAGAAGAGAAATTAGAAAATTCTTGTTGTGATTGTGATCCTGAAGAAGTTATTGCTGAAGAAGTAGTATCTTCAGAAAAGGAAGAAGAATCCAATATGTATAAATGGGCTAAAAGAGAACTTGATATTGCTGGTTTTACAGAATATTCAAATGACTATGCTAAAAGTATTAGAGATTGTGTCTTATCTTTGATGAAGCTATTCACTGACCAAGGTCATTCTGGACATTCAGCTCCGTATGTAATAAAGATATTTGAACGTTTAGCTTCTTGGACTCCCCTGACTCCGCTGACCTTGATTGATGAAGAGTTTGGAGAACCTTATACATTAGATGGATCTAGACAAAACAATCGATATTCTGGCTGCTTCTGTGAAAAAGATGGAACTATGTATGACATTCATACTTTTACTAAAAGAGTAGTTAGATCTAAAAAAGTTGGGTCTGATGAGATCATAGACATTTCAAAAGAAAAACAAATATGCTGGTCAGGTTTCGTCAATGAGATGAAAGATGGAGTTCCTACAGGTAGAGGATTTGGACGTGTCGTCTTTACTGATAAAGTAAAAAAAGATGGATACATTGTTCCAGATAAACCTATAATACTTGACTGTCTGGAAGTTGAAATCGTTCCTGATGGTTGGGAAATGTTTGCAGAAGCTTCAGAAATCCAAGAAAAATTAGGAAACAATCCTAATTATGAGATTTTGTGGAAGGAAGAACCTGTAGAGTACAGACCATAATTAAAAAGATTAAATAGGTAAAAAATCCTGAGATTCATTTCTATATCTCAGGATTTTTTGTTTAATTTGCACTATTGAAATTTAGAAATTTAATTATGAAAAATAAAACATTGATTTCTTGCCAATTATTTTCTGAAGGAGAAATAGAACAATTGAATAAAGATTTTAATTCAGATCTTTCTATGAAAGAATTCTTTGATGAAAACCATAATATAGTCTTTTTGGATATTCAAACAAAACTATTCTCTTTAGGAACCACTAATGATTTGATTGAATTGGTAAATGATTCTTCTGTAAGACTTATTGATTGCCAATCGGGAATTCGATTCTTTTGTGCTATAGTTTCTTATGTTTTAGATAGAGATTATTATTCACTTTGGTATAGGTATTCACCTAATGAAGAACCTTCTTATTATTGGCATAAATCTAGAAATCCAGTAGACAATCTCATAAAGAGAGAAAAATGGAAAAGACTTGATTTAGATGAACTTGTTAACTATTTTAATCTTTAATTTTTATGCCTGCAAATTTTAATAGATTATCAGATACTCAAATAACAGAAGAAACATCTAGAGTGATTTCATCTTTGTTAGATAATGGTCCTCTCAATGAACTTACTTTATCTGACTCTGATTTGTCTTATCAATTAGAAAGAACTGAAACTTGTGATTTAATAAAAAGTTCTGGTACATCATATAAGGAAAAGAAATACAATTCATTTCCAAAACCTGTAGCACAACGTGATAAAGAGATCACTAAAAGAAGAAAGAAAAACAAAAATAAAAAGACTCATAGAAGAAAATGAATAGAATTGTTAATAAAAACATTAAACGAATAAGTGGTCTTGTCATAGTAAAAGACGCAGAGAACACTATAGAAAGATGTCTTAAATCTTTGTACGAATTTTGTGATGACATTGTTATAGTTGATACCGGATGCACTGATAGAACAATCCAACTTATTGAAGATAACATACAAGATTATAAGAATACTATCAATATTGTAAAGTTTGATTGGATTAATGACTATTCTGCTGCGAGAAACTTTGGATTAATCCATACAAAATATGATTGGGTCTTTTTCTTGGATGCAGATGAAGAAGTAGACAAAGAAGGAATTGAGACAATCAAACAGGTTCAATTGGAAAACTTTCATAATGTTCAAGGAATTTGGATAGAAAATGGAACTTCTCAATTCTTTGGACCTCGTATGGAACTTTTCAATAAGAATATGGTTGACAAAAATGGTAACTTTGTAAATCCATGTTTTAAAGGAGCTGTTCATGAATATCTTGACATTTCACAAATGGATCCAGAATCATTTGGATATATGACTATCAATATCAATCATTATCAAGCGCCTTCTGAAATTCCAGAAAGAGCAAAGAAATATTATCAAATTTCTAAAAAAGCTTTGTTAGAAGGAAGATTGACTAATGTTCATGATTGGTATATGCATGGAACTGTTGCACATATGGCCAATCAGGAAGAAGAAGCTAAAGAATGCATGTGGATTGCTATAAGCCTTTATAAGATAATGGGTGCTCATCTGACTTCTGATATAATCAATTGTTATGATTGGCTTGCTATGTATTATAAGAACCTTGGGGATGTTGATAAAGCTTTAGCTCTTATTAATGAAGCTTGTAATATAGAAGAAAGATATGATCTCTATTATAATGTAGGATTGATTTTTCTTAATCAAGGAAAATTTTTAGAATCTCTTAAGGCTTTAGAAAGAGCCGAGGAGCTTGCTAAAGAACAAATGGACCCATCTCATAAGTATTTCATTTCTAAGATTTTAGATACTTATTTCATTCCGGTTTGTAAAGCTATTGTTTATAAGAATTTGGAAGAATATAACAAAATGAGAGAAGTTCTTATTCCATTGATGGAATCTGATTTGAGGTCTCAAGAGGTTGAAGATCTTTATAATGAAGCTATGTTACTCATGTCGTCCAAATCCTAAATAAGTATGAGCAAACATTTTGATAGAGTCTATGAGGTTGAAATGAATTACAGATGGTTTAAGAACTATCATGATATTCTTAAATCAATCTATCATGAAGGTCATATAGTTATTGTTAAAAGAGAAGTGAAGTTCTGCTCCGATTCTAAGAAGAAATGTCTTGATTGGGCTTTAGCAAATACGAAAGGATTTGGGCATTTCTCTATTGAATACATTCTTTAAAATACTTAATTATGGTAGCTAAGAAAGAAAAAGCAACAACTGAAAAGAAACCAAAAAAGAAAAAAGAACCTAAAGAAGAGAAAGTCAAAGAGATAGGACTTTTTGATATTCTTAGATTCATGTTTACTGATATGAACAAACTTAAAGAAGTTCCTAAAAATCTTCTTGATAGGAACTTCTTTATGATAAACCGAATTCTAGGAATTCAATATCCAATGCAGGCTCAGATATTCCAAACTGGAAAGGTGAATAATATTGAAGTTGTCTACTGTTGGGCTGACTATCTTCAGAAGTCAATAGGTTATCTTCGAGTTCCAGGATTTGTATTTACTAAAGGAGTTCAGAGGTCTAAAGATGAAGTTGAATCTAAGAAAAAGGTTCCAGAGTCTTTAATCAAAAGTTATGCTAATTACTATAAATTAAGTATTAAGGATATTCATTCGGCTTTGTATTTCTATCCAGATCTTATGGAATCAGAAATTAAGAATTTTGAGAAGTTCCTTAATGGTGAAGTAGTCAAACAAATTAAAAAGAAATAATACCTATGCTTAGAAAGAAAAAAGCAGAAGAAGCTGCTATAGCAGAAGTAGAAAAGAATAAAGTCAAAATCAAATGGTTCAAAACTCCTGAAGTGAAAGAGCTTCAAGAAGCTATTGATAAGAACAAAATCAAAATAAAGAAGAAAGTTGACATTGCTTCTATCAAATGTCTTCGGATTGACCATGTTACATTGAGTATCTCTAAAGAAGATGTCATGTACCAGCTTGATGATCTTACTAATAATCATTATATGAATGAGTGGAAGCAAGGTCCAGGAAGATGGATACGTAAAGATGTCAAGAATTTTGCTGCAGGAAGAAGGACTTTTGCCGATAGTGATTATGGTCCTTACATGGAAATCTGTTATGCTTCTAAAGATGGTTTCTTAAAGAAAGCTTTGATTAGACTGATTCTTGAATTTTCTACTGACATGACTGAAGAAGAATTTAAAGATAAGAAAAAGGATCTTGAAGATAACAATATTCTGAATGGCAAATTCAATAGGATTCCATATTCGATTATTAAGATTGTAGGTGCTAATGAAGAATATGCTAAAAGAGAAATCATCTCTAAAGATGTAGAAGACCTTGAATCTTTGTCAGCAACTACTGATTTCGTTGATTATAAACCTGAAGAATCTTCAGTAGAAGAGAATTCAATTCCATTATTCTAATCTTAAAAACAAAATTAAAAATATATGTCAAACAATACTGATAAAAAGATAGCAATATTTTTGGTTAATGGAATAATGTTCTGGGAATATAAAGAGTCAATTCTTGCGGTAGATAAAATCAGTTCTATTGAACTTATTCCAGGATGTGGCTTAAATTTTATGATGTCCAATACTTCGAGAATTCATTGGCAAGGATTCTTTATTGAAGACTTTAAGAAAGCAGTAGAGGATTCTAAAGATTTTTTACTGGATCATAACAAAGATAATCTTGGAAATTTGTTTTCAGATATTCAATGTGTTTTGGATGACTCAGACAAAGAAGTTTTAGAAAATCCTGAGCAAATGAAACCATTAAAGCAAGAAGAGTACAATAAAGAAGAATCTATTTCATCTAGTCAAGTATTCTATACAGAGGCAAATCATAAGAAATCATGATAAAAGACATTGAAGAGATTCGAGAACTTGGATACAAAAATGCAGTAGCATTTTTAGAAGATTGTCAAGTCTTTGAGAAACTTGATATGTTCTATTTCAAGATGAAGGTCGTTTCAAAGTCTTCAGTGTTGTTCTTTAAAGCAAACAATAAAGAAATCAAGGCAGAAGACATCATTTTGGCTTCTATGTGGAAAGAACCAATTGATCTTTTGTCTAAAGTCTTCTTAAGCAATCAAGAAATTCTTAAGAAGTTTGTAGGATATACATTTGGTTTTTTCTATCTTCCTTGTGAAAAACCTCTTAGAGTTTCATATGAAACCTTGTATAATAAGAATAAGGTAAAGTATATTATATCAGATATATTTGATTCTCAAGGAAAGAAGCTTGAATATGAAGAAGATGCTTCTATAAAGAATTCTTTAGTGTTTGCTTTTAAAGATATTCCTCAAGTATGGACTTTTGGAATCAGACTTTTTGATCCAAATGAAAAGTTGACATTTGATAAGAAAGCTTTATGGCAAGTATTCAATAAAAAAGCAAAAAATATTTCAATTAAAGAAATCTTATGGGAAACTTTAGCAAATCAGTATTCTCAATCACTTAAAGAACAAATCTTTTTAGCAGATAGTATGCCAGAAGGAATCATATTCAAAAATGGCTATAGACTTTATCAAATGATTCTTAACCAGGAATATGAACAAGAGAAACTGCCAAATTCAAAAATTGGAATGGAAGTAATTCTGACATTGTTTGCTAAATGGTCTTTGACTAATGATTATAATGACCTTATAACTACTAATTATGTAGATACTGTATGTGGTCTTTATGAAGCTTTCATGTCTAATGCCGATTTTTCTTTGTATAATATTTCAGCAGAAGAACTTGAAGCTCCAACTTTTGGATATTATTCTGGAATCTGTTATGATTTGATTCCTAGTAAGAGAACAAAAGAATTGTGTCATCAAAGTAAGTTCAATGAGAATGTCTTTAAGATATTGTTGAATGGCCTTAGAAGACAGAAAGTCAAAGATTCTTACCAATATCTTACAGATGAGTATAAAGAAGTATGGAATCAATTAGTCAAGACGATTCAAATATCTACTATGGCTAATTATTCTTTGCCTTTAAAATAAATATCACAGATTATTAATTGGGTTCTTTTTCTTATAAGATTTCATAACTTCTCTGTTCGCGACAAAAGTGGTTTCCTGATCTTTTTGAAAGACCTTATTGCTGCCAAGGATATGCTGATTCTTTATGATTGCAATAGCAGATTCCTTGGCAGGTCTGTCTTAAAACATTTTGAAATATGAAAAATATTCTTTATCTGCATGGATTTGGATCTTCAGCTACAAGTAGATCAATCAAAATTCTCAGAGAAATATTCAGCAATTTCAATATTATAGCGCCTGAACTTAATCCTGACGTCAAGGAGGCATTATCATATGTGAACCGAATAATCAATAACAGAAAAATTGATTTGATTGTTGGGACTTCCCTAGGTGGTTTCTTAGCAATAGTCTGTAAGAATACTAGAATTCCAGTGTTAGCAATAAATCCTACAATAAGACCTTCTGAAAATTTGAAAAAATTCTTAGGGAAGAATTCTTATTTGAATTCAAGAAAGGATGGTTCTTTGGAATTCAATCTGACTCAATATGACTTGATCAAATTCATCAAATATGAAAGCACTTTAGAGGACAAAATAGAATCAAATGCTTTTCGAATTTGGGTCATTCTTTCTTCTAAAGATGAAAATCTTAAGGATTCTTCTGAAATGTTTGAAAATTTCTTGACGCAAAGACATATCATAAAGACAAACCAGATAGGTCATTGTTTAGAAGAGGATTTCATAAGAACAAAGATCAAACAAATTATAACTTCTATATTAGAAGAAACTGAGGAGGAAGACAAATAGTTTTCCTCTTTTTGTCTATAAGATATTGATTACATGTCTAACGAATTAAAAGAAAAGTAAATGAACCAATTTTTACAGAACGTTATCTTCTTCTATATCCTCAAACATCCTGAATTAGTAGTAAAATGTCAAGGAGAGTATTTTGATTCTACTTATCTCAAAGTCTTGTTTGATATTCTGAAACCATTTGTGATTCAATACAAACAATGTCCATCATTACAACAAGCCATTGATATAGTGAAAGTTGAAGGCAAAGAACAACAGGTTCCTATTGATGTTGTCACGATGGTATATCAGCATGAAAACAAACTTGACCAGTATGAAGATGAATGGCTAGATGGAAATGTCAAGGCTTGGCTTACTTGGAACACAACTACTTCAGGTCTTAGGAAAACAATATCGTATGTAAAGACAATATCTCAAGATGTGAATTTTGAGAACTATCAAGAAATCAATGAGAAAATCAAATGTTTGTTTAATAATGAGACTCAGATTTCTTTTGATGATGATGAAGGAGTAGACTTCTTTGATCCAGAACAGCATAAGACAAAGAAACTTACAAAGACAAGTACTGGATATCAGTTTTTGGATACTTGTTCTAAAGGTGGGTATTGGGGAGGTTCTTTATGGTGTTTTGTAGGAGCTCCTAAATCTGGAAAGAGCTTATGGCTTCAGAACTTATGTGCAAAAAGTGTCTCTGCAGGAAATGACTGTGCTTATATCTCATTAGAACTCCAAACAGAAATTATCAATCAAAGAATTGGTTCTAACTTATTCAACATTTCTTCTTATGATTATGAGAAAGTTGTCAATGACCAAGAAGTTTTTTCTGAAAAGATTAAAGCTTATAGGAATTCTTTACTGAATGCTGCTGGATATCTTTGGGTCAAAGAGTTTGCAACTTCGACCGCTTCTGTATTTGATCTAGAGAATGCATTGCTTAAGAAAGAAGAACAATTAAGTATTTCTTTAGGAAAGAAATTCAAATTCAAGAATGTGTATGTTGACTATATAAACATTCTTAAGAATTATAGGAATCCAAATTCTGAGAACACTTATATGAAGATCAAGCAGATAGCTGAAGATCTGAGAGCTTTAGGACAAAGAAATAATTGGTGTATAATCACTGCTACTCAGACAAACAGAAGTGCTGCAGGATCTACTGACGTAGGATATTCAAGTATCAGTGAAAGTTATGGTCTTATTGCCACAGTAGATATGCTGTTTGGTATTATTGTGGATGTAGCTATGAAAGCTCAAGGAATCTATTATCTTAAGGTCGTAGCAAACCGTGTAACTCCTTTAGAGAACGTCAGAAAGAGATTTTGGTTTGACAAGTCTTATTTGAGAATTGATGAAGACAAAGAAAGTCCTATCATTGATGATAATGAGATTCTGGATCAATTGGCAAATGGAAGTTGGACAGATCCATCAATCAAAAAGTCTTCTATAATAAGTTCAGGAACAAGCAGCAATTCTCAAATAATTCAACCTAAACCAGTTATAGGACAAGCTATAGGTTCTGAATTGCCTACTACTGCAGATTTAGCAGCTACCGAGACTTCTATGAAAAGTTTATTCAATCTTTAATGAATACGAAATAGTTTATGATAACCAAAAAAGAACTTTTAGAAAGAAGGAGACAGAAAATGTATGAAGAACTTTCTGTCAGATACCCAAATATTAAAGACAATACTATTCCAGAATTTGAAACTCTTGCTGCGAATAAACTTATAGACGCTATAGTAAATGATATTATTAGTTATGAAGCCGAACGTTTTGATAAAGTAAAATTTCAATATTCTTATACTATGGTTGATTGGATTAAAGATCTTGAAATAGAAGTATTTTACTTAGAAAGTAATATCTTTTCGGGTCATACTTCAATCACTAACACAAAAAAGGAAAATGATAGAATTTCTGGAATCATAACTGTCAACATCAAACGTTTAGAAACGTATTCAGATGATAAAGTTTCTATAATAAAAGGAATTATCAGACATGAATTGCTTCACTTATATCAATATTATTCTTGGTCTTCTTTTTCAGATGATCTTGGAAAAGATCCTAAAAAGGAAGCTTCAAGATTTGGATATGATGAAGAGTTTAAAAAATATTTACTAGAACAAGGAAAAATAAAAGAGTTTTCTGATGGGATTCCAATCTTTTCTGAAAAAACTCAAGAAAGAGAAAAGGCAGCATACTATATCAATTATCTTGGTTATTATCTGAATCCTTTAGAAATTCCTGCTTTTATTCAATCTACTTATGAAGGCTTATATAAGGAAACTAGAAATCAAACTAAGACTTCCATATATTCTCTTATAAGAAATTTTATAGAAAAGGAATTAGAACCGCTAAAACAAGCTATAATATTTTTATCAGAATTCATCCTATCTACTAAATTTTATTCAGAAGTTCAAAAGAATGAATTAGAAGACTTTTTATTTGATCCATCTGTATGTAATCATACTATAATGAATAATCTAAGACTCAAACCTTCACAAGATTATTTGAACAAACTTCTTAATATTTTTAGGAAAAGATATAAAACTTATAAAGTCAAAATAGACAAGCTATTTGATTTAGTTCTTGATGAAGTCAAAATCATAAAAACTCAAAAATCATTAAAAGAAAATATAGAAACTGTATATTTTTGTAATGGTCTTATTGGAATAGAATCAATGTCTCCATCAGCTTTTCATAAGGAATATCCAGAATTAGATGAAAAACTACAAATTGAAATTGATTCTAAAATTGAATCTTCTAGAAAAAAAATTCTTACATTAGAAGATATTAAACAAGTCTATAAAAACGTATATGGAGATGAATGGGAAGATTATTTTTATAATAAGAATGGAAAAAAAATTTCTCATATAGAATTTTTCTAATGATATACTATTATGAATATACTAAATATTGGTAGATATAAGTTTGAAATAAACCATGACATCTGTTATGAAAACATAAATGAGGCTTTAGGAGTCAGAAATCCTTATCCAAGTCTATGGAAATCACCAGAAGGTCCAGAACTTTTAAAATTTCTTAATGACATAAAGGAACCAATAAGGGCTTTGTATAGGAATGTTTTAGTAAGGTCTGCTGGATTTTCGTATGATATAGCTAAAGACATCAATTGTCCTTGGATAAAATCTTTAAAATTGGATATTGAATTTAAGAATGGTGTTACTAATGGATGGGTCAATCATAAAGAATGTTTTATAGAAAATGGTCAACTTATAAGCACTATCCATATTAATTTGCCAAATGATAGAGAACCGGATGAGCATATGTTTGAAAGTACTTTCAGACATGAATTGTTGCATTTGCTACAATACAGATATTGGATTTTGCTTAAGCCTTCTGAAGAATCTAAAGAGATACTAAATTCAAATAGTGCGGCTTATTACAAAAGAATAAAAGAACATTTGATAAAAAACAATAAAATTTCTATTGGAAATGACATTAAGTTCTATGATACTACTCCAGGAGAAAGAATATGTTTGATATTGACCTTCTTAATGTACAAATTGAATGCATTAGAGACTCCAGCATTTATCCAAACAATATATGAAAGGAAATATCAATACTGGTTAGATTACCAAAACACTCATGAACAAAAGTTTGTGGTTAAATTTAATAATGAAATTCCAGAACAGTTAGAAAAGTTAGTGAAAATAATAAACTCTCTTATAGAAAAACTGAAACCTTTAATAGAATATGAGAAAACTAACCAATTGTCAAAAATTAGATATGAGCATACTAAAGAGTTTTTAAAGAATTGGTGTATTGGACCAATAGTTAGAAATATGAAGATTCCATTCAATAGTCCAAAGTTCTTTTCTAGAATTTTAAGAGAGATAACTTCTAGATATGAAGATTTCAAATTAAAGCTCTATAGAATGGATACTCTTTTTTATGCTGAGGAAGAACAGCTCAAATGGGATTTAGAACATGATTTAGTAGTCAAATCTGAAAATTTCAAAAATAGAAGGTTCCAAACTTCTATAATAGAGATAGAAGAACTCAAAGAATCTGATCAAAGTAAGTTCAAGTTAGTTCAATCAACTAAAAACTTATATAAGAATGCTATAGACCTTGAAGGATTTTTGGATTAAAGATTACAATATTTTAAACTATGGAAGAATTAGAAAAACATATAAAAAATAGAAAAGAAGAACTTCTTTTTAGAAGAAGAAAATCCATTAATGAACGATTATCAATATGGAACCCAAATACTGCTGATGTCGATGACAATCCAAATATAGATCAACTTAACAAGTTGACCGATAAGATTTTAAATGATATTAAGGACAAATCTTCGGTACTAGGAAATTGTATCTACTATTTAAAATATCATGATTGTCTTTCTTGGCTCGGCAATTTAGCTATCGAAGTAGAGGTAGATGCAATTAATCATTCAATAAGTGCATACACTAACATAAACAATACTACAATAGAAAATGGAGTTCTTTCTGGAAAAATAACAATAGAAATTCCTATGACATTAAAAGATGAACAAATTTCTACTTTAAGAGGAGTTATAAAACATGAACTTCTTCATCTATATCAATATCGGACCTGGAAATCTTTGTCTTCAAGTAAGTATAAGGTGCAAGAAGCCTCTAGATATGGTTATGATAAAGATTTTCAAAATTCCTTAGTGACAGAAAGAAAGTTAGAGATATACACTGGATTTCCATTATTCACAAAAAAAGCTTCTAATGAAGATAAAGCAGGATTTTATATCAATTATTTAGGATATAGGTTAAATCCATTAGAAACTCCAGCTTTTTTGCAAACTTCGTATGAGGAACTCTACTACAAAATAAGGCAGTGCAAAGATGCTCAAGATGATTCTTGGATATACCTTGAAATGAAAAGGCATTTTGAAGATGATATTGCAGTTCTTAAAAAAGGAATGTTGTTTTTATTAGAATTCTTTCATAGTGTCAAATTTTCATCTGAAGAGGAAAAAGAATCAGTTAAAGATTTTTTATTTTCTAATGAGGTGGCAGGAAATACTTTAGTCTATACTCTTGGTATTTCTAAAAAAGATCCACATTGGCTAGATAAGATAGAAAAAGTTTTTACTAAAAGATATGAGATTTATAGGAACAAACTTCATAAGTTGTTTGTCTTTGTTTCTGACTATATAGAGTCTTTAGAAGAATCTATAAAGAATGAAGAAAATGTCAACTTAATCAGATTCTATGGAGACAATATTCTTGTAGAATCAATAAGTTATGAGGAGTTTTATGAAGAATTTCCAGATTTAGTCAAAATGTTTAATTCTAGAAAAATAAAAGATTCTTATTACACTAAAAGAGATAAACTTATGTGGAACTCAAAATTCAGAAAAGTTCGTAAAGAACGAGAAAGAGAACTAGAAAGAGAAAGACGAGAGTTCTTTGCAAGAACCGGTCAAAAACTTCTGTTTAATTAAAGAAAAATCGGTTGCCATAATTTGTCTATAATTATTAACTGCAAAAACTACATTAAAATTCATTTGAATTTTTATGCAAGTCTTGCTAACAATTTGACATTGAACGAATTATGGCGGCTGACAAAATGCCAACTAATAAAATCCTAAACAATTCGTACAACCAAAAGGATAATACACAAGTTTTAGTTGGTGGAATCAAAATTGACCCAGGAGTGAGTGACAGATATGAGGAATCTGTAACAGAAGATCCAGTCCTGATGGTAGAAAGAAAAGAAACTCAAAAAGAACTCTATGAGATATTTCTCAATTCTCCATTTTCAGAAAAATATCCTATAGGCTCAATAAAGAAGATTGAGAAGAAAGACCTCACTAAACTCTTCTATTATATCAAAGATCAATTTGCATTAGTACGACAGCTTTCTGCAATGGAACTTGTCATTGCTTTCTGTGAGTTTTTCGGACTTTCTTATAAGATTGTTTATGATCAAGTTCTCTCAACTCCACTTAAAGGAGAGATTCTTAATGACTTATATGAGAATCATGGAATGAAGAAAAGAATGCAAGTTACAAAACGATTATTCTAATGCAAGATATACTACAATTTGAGATTCATGACATTGGATCTAAGTTCTATGATTGGTTCATAATATCTGATGTTCATTTAGGTTCTAGAAATAATTCTATAGAATGGCAAGAAAATATTGAAGATTATTTTAAGAATTTCTTGATTCCTTTTATCAAGAAAAATAAGACAGACAATAGTGTTCTCTTTATTCTTGGAGATTTGTTTGATGACCGAAAGTCTGTAGGAATTGACATTCTGAATCTTGCCATTGACCTTATTGAAGAACTTACTTCTATCCTTCCAGTATGGGTTCTTCTTGGAAATCATGATATGTTTAAGAAGAAAGATGGAAAGATAAACTCTCTTAGATCTTTAGAGAATAGACCAAATATTTTTATCTTTAAGAAACCTACTGTTGTTGTATATCAGAATGCTTCTAATGAAGCAATATATTCTTTTTTAGTTCCTCATCAAGGAGATGTAGCTTATGAGTCTGTACTTATTCAAGAATTCATTAATCGGTATGGATCATCAAATAAAGATTGTCCTAATCTGATATTCACACATACCGATATAGCAGGTTTAAAATATGACAATAACAAGAATATCAATACTGGAGTCCAGTTCAAGAAGAATGCAAATATCAAAATATATTCAGGTCATATTCATAAAAGGCAAGAATCTTCTAAAGTAATCTATGTAGGAAGTCCTTATCATTTAAGGAGAAGTGATATAGGAAATACAAAAGGCATATACAGAATTGATATATCAGATCCAAAGAAAAAGGCTAAATTCTTTCCTAATGAATATAGTCCAGTATTTAAGAGAATATTCTATAACCTGATATTAGACCAGCCACTTGGAGAAATCAAGAAAATATGCAAGAACAACTATATTGATATTGTCATCAATGAATCAGATTTAGTTGATCTTAATGTGAATGATCTTATAGAGACACTTCAAGTATGCAATGCAAAAAGAATAGAGATTCAAGTCAACAAAAATCTTTCTGGAGATATTAAATTCAATGAAGAAGATTATAAAGAATTGACACTTGAAGATCTAATCGAATCTAATATTGAATGTATGAATGTTCAAGATAAAACAAAAAAAGTTTTAAAAGAGATGTTTGATTATTATTATTATATTGCTAAACAAGAAGTAGATGAGTAAGAATCTTGAAAAGAAAATAGTGAAGAGAAATACAGAGAAGGAACTTAAACAAATAAAAGTTCCTTCTACATTTTCAAGGAAATTGAAAAGAGCTCCACAGGGAGCGGATCCTCTATCACTTGATGTTCCTAATATCTGTTTTTCTTTAGCGGTCCCAGGAGACAAAAGATGGGATGAATGGGAACAAGAAAGAAGACGAAGAGGATTTGACAATACTGAATTATGGAACCTTGATATGACTATAAGTAGGTTCATATTGCCAAGACTGAAAGAATTCAAAGATTGCACACATGGATATCCTGCAAAGTTTAAAACACATAAAGAATGGGATGAGATTTTAGACAAGATGATTGAAGCTTTTGAACTTACTTCTTTTGACAAATCTTGGTATGATTTAGATAAAGACAAAATCATTAAAGAAGGTCTTGATCTATTTAGAGAATACTTCTTTGCTCTTTGGTATTAACTATTTGACAATCAATCATTTATGCAAATACTTAATTTAGAATTTAAGAATATAGGTTCTTTTGGAGAAAAACTTCAGACTATAGAGTTTCCAGCTAATGGAAACTTAGTTCTTATCAAAGGATTTTCTGGAGCTGGAAAGACCACTTACTTGAATATTGTCAAACTTCTTTTGTTTGGAAAAGCCGATGGGATTCCTAAGAATTCAATAGCAAACAGAGTCAATAAGAATGGCTATATAAAAGGAATTGTTAAAGAAGGAGACAAGACTTTCATAATAGAAAGAGGATTCCAGCCAACTTATCTTAAAATATTCAAAGAAGATGGTACCGACCTTGATATGGTGGGAGTCAAAGATGCTCAGTCTTTCATTGATAATGAGATCGTCAAGATGTCTTATGCTTTGTTTTCTAACATTGTCAGTCTTTCTCTAAACAATTTCAAGTCATTCTTGAAGATGAGTCCTTTTGATAGAAGAGAGATTATTGACAGAGTCTTTTCTCTTGAAATTATAAACAACATATTTGAGCTTATCAAGAAAGACATAAAAGACATTTCTGGAAATATCAACATTGATAATGCTAATATTTTCTCTTTGAATCAAACTGTAGATCAAGGTCTTAAAGAGATTGAGAGTATTCAGGCTTCTAATGACAGTTCTATATTAGGAGCTATAGAGAATGATTCTAGGAAGATCCTAGAGTTTAACTCAAAGTTAGGACAGATTTCATCAAAGAAAAATGAAGTCTTATCAGGAATCAACAGAATGAATCAGATGATAAGTGTTCTGAATCAAGAGAATACAAAGAAGGATATTGAGATTAAAGAGATTGAGAAAAAGATTAAGATATTCAGTCAAGATAAATGCCCGACTTGTGGTTGTAACTTGAACTCAAAAGAGTTTAATACAGTAAAAGAAAATCTTCAAAAAAGTCTTCAAGACCTTCTTGACATTAAGAATCAAATAGCAGAAAAATCTAAAGAAATATATCAGGCATTAGAACCTTTGCATCAGAATATGAATGTCTTGACTTCTGGAGAATCTCAGATTCAGCAAGAAATATTCAAACTTCAGGCTAATATATCTTCTTTGAAGAAAGCTTCTGAGAATAGTGGTGAATATCAGAGTGTCATGAACATCATAAACAAAACTAAAGAAAGCATTGATGAGACAAAAAAGAAAATTGCAGAGAATACCGTAAAAATTGGAAATCTCGAACTTCTTCAGAACCTCTTCAGTGTAGATGGTGTCAAGAAACAGATTATTGAGAACTACTTGCCTAAACTTAATGCAGAAATTAAAGAGACACTTATAAGACTTAATTTTCCATATACTTTGACATTTGATGGAAACTTCAATAGCCATGTCATGGATCTTGGAAATGAAATAAACATTGAGACTTTAAGTATTGGAGAACATAAGAGAGTAGATTTAGCAGTATTGTGCTCAATATACAAGCTTATCAAAAGAAAGTACCCAAGTGTGAACTTATTCACATTAGATGAAGTGTTGAGTAGTATAGATCCTGTAAACAATGCTGAAATCTTGAAATTTTTAAAAGAGTTTTCTGAAGAAATGAAAATCAACATCTATGTGATAAGTCATGTAAGTATGAGTGAAGACTTATTTGATGATTATATAGAGATTTTCAAAGAACTTAGATTCTCAGACATAAGACATATCAATGGAAATTTTGAATAAAATCAAGAAAGGCTTAATAGAAATCCTAGAAATTGCTATAAGAACTATGATTATAGTAATTGGTCTTTTTATAATCATTTGTACAATGTGGAGTTTATGTGGATTTCTATTAGGAATTGGAATAATTATGGCAGGATTCTGTTTTAAAAATGAAAGATTCAAAAATACATTTAATTAAAAGATAAAATTTATGGTTATATTTTTCTGGATAGTTGTTGTTTTTATTGTTCTTAGTTGGCTTTCTAATAAGTATTTGAGTGGTCCAATTGGAAGTATTATCGAGATTAGGAAGAAATGGTTTGAATTAAGCAATACAGTACGAGGATTCGAAATTGGTCTTAATTTTGATAAAGATAAAGAAGAAAGGCCTTGGCAATTTCACTTACAGATTTTCAGAATGGCTTTATGGTATTATCTTCCGGTAAAATGGAGATTAAAGAAAGACTGGGGTTTACGTTTTGGATTTTATAGTATTGATGGAGAATTTCCAGTGAACATAATCTATCAGTGTGGACAAAAATCTCATATAAAAGAAACTCCGCTTTGTTATGTATTTGAAGGTCATACTATTTTTGATTTTAGTGATAACAAATGGTTTGGTGGAACTGATTCCTATAAGATGACAGAGAAAGAACTTAAAAGATTCTTGTTAGTAGAAAAAGAACCAATGATTTATATCAATAAGAACAATAAAGAACAAAAGACTGAAGTAAGTGCATATATTTCAAAAAGAACCTGGAGAAGAAAGATTTTCAGATGGTTGAGAATTCCTGTTTTCTTAAGAAGGGTTGATCTTGAACTTGAGTTTACAGAAGATATAGGAATCGAGAAAGGTACTTGGAAAGGAGGAGTTATGGCTTGCAGTGTCAAACTTCCTAAAGAAGCATATAAAAATCTTGACGGCATCAATTTCGAAGAGGAACATTATTCTTGTATAGAAACCATTAAGGATATTCTTGATAGATTCATGCATGCTGACAAGAAATACTAAAAGAATTGTATAAGGAATAAAATAAAAGAGGTCTGCTTTCACAAGTGGACCTCTTTTTGTCTAGTACGGAAATATATTAAGGTAAACAGAAATTTATAAAGTTCTTAAGAATAATTTATACTGTTGCCGAGGTTTTTAACTTCACTTGGCATCTAACTTCTTTTCTAGGTTTTACTATTCTAAATTTTTTAGGCACCATATAATAATCTTTACTATTAAAAGTTGCCAAAAAATATCCATATTCTAAAGAATATAAATCCATTTGGTTGCCTAAACCAAGATTAATCATGAATAATACGGGAGTCCAGTTATCAGCAGGAGTTGCAAGATTAGTAAATGACGCTATTGTGTTAAAGTCTCTTATCTTATAAGATGAGTCTTTAACAAGAGCATTAACAAATCCTGGTAAATAACAAAATATGAAAGGATCATAAGTAGTATCAAAGTCTTCTACATTAGTAGTTCCAAAACAAGAAACGATCCAATCATACATAACATCTATAGAATCAAATGCTGTTTTATTAGCAAAAGTTGGAAAAAGTCTTCTAGAAGCCATCCTGAGTTATATTTTGTACCTGATCAGGGATAAATATCCCTGATCAGGTAAGATGAAATTACAATCTACCTAAAAGCAAAAAGGACCTATCTTCTCAGACTGGTCCTTTTCTTGTCTAGTATGGAAATATATTAAGGTAAACAGAAAATCTAATTACATAGCTAAATCACAATATACTGTTTTATTTCCAAGAGATGGAGTTTTAAAGTATACATTAAACCCATAACGATTATTAGATCCAGATCTTTTATATCTGACTCTACATGTACTGCTTCCAGAACTACCAGAAGATGGAGTCAATGTCAAAGTAAATTCCACTCCTAAAGCAGAATCGGTTTGAGGAGATTCAGCCGTCCATCCACCTGGGTCATTAGTATAGATGGAGATTTCAAAAGTTCCACTAGTTGAATTCACTCCACCTGAAATCAATTTAGAACTAGCACTCCATGTATAAGATTTTTTAGAAATCTTGCTTAATGGAATAAGTTGGTCATTACTATATCCAGAAACTCCAGACAAAACAAGATCTGGTCCTGCAGCAATAGAATTCAATACGGCTTTTGTTGGACATTGTTCATAATATCCTCTAACTCTTATTCCTGTCTTATCATATATTGAATTCCCTGAAGCTATTATAGAAGCCATTATTGTCTTTTTAATACCTGATCAGGGATAAATATCCCTGATCAGGTAAGTCCAAAATTCTGTTAAGAATAAATTTGATTATTATTTTCTGATATTACTTATCTCTAAACACATACAATGAAATGTTATCAGTTTATGGGCCTGGTCAAATTCTATAGAAGATATTAATGCTTCAGGATTTCCTCCATAAATAGTTTCTACTTCTTTTACTTTATAATTAAAAAGACCAAGATCAATACATGTTAATTCAAAATGTCCATATATTATAGAGTTTAGTTTTATCATATAGTATTTTGGAACTTTTTTAAAATAAAAATTCATAATCGAAGAGTTAGAACTTTCTACTTTTAAATTATCATCAATTATTTTAGTAGTCCAACCTGGATTATTAATCAGTCTACTAAGATTAATGTTCGTCGTAAAAGTTATTATCGCTGGATATTCTGTACTAGTATTTTTGGTATCACCATATAATCCATTAATAAAACTTACTAAATCTTCTACCGTATTATAAGTTTGAGATGAATAATATACTGGAAACAATCTTCTAGAAGCCATGTAGTATTATTTTTGTACCTGATCAGGGATAAATATCCCTGATCAGGTAAGTCAAAAAATCAACTTATTCTAATATTAGCTTATTATCTTATGATATTGTCATTATATCTTTTGGATATAATGAAGAAGTGCCAATAACGCATATCTTATCAGAAAAAGAAATATTAAAATATGTTACCATTGCATCAATATAAGTTCCATGAGGAATAAGTATATCTGGACTAGTATACCATAATATCTTATTATCTAAAACATTTAAATTAAGTCCAGTAGTTCTCACTGGGATATTAGAAGTAAATCTGCAATAAAAAAGAGAAGACCAATTTCCTTTAAGTTCCTTAAACTCTACAGGAACATAATTTTTATTGATATTTGAATCTTTTACTCTTATTGTATATTCTTTTTTTAATTGATTCCATATTAAAAGAAAATTACTAAGAAATAGTTGAACTATAAAAGAATTGGATGGAGACACCTCTGGTTCAGTGTTAAGAGAGTCGACATAATCAAATAAAGCATCTAATGTGCTTAAATTACTCATATAAATTGGAGCCAATCTATTTTTAGAAGCCATTATAGTATCATTTTTGTACCTGATCAGGGATATTTATCCCTGATCAGGTAAGACAAAAAAGAAAAAGGAACGATCTTCTCAGACAGTTCCTTTTTGTGTCTAGTATGGAAATATATTAAGGTAAAAACAGAAAATCCTGTTATTGTATCGTTTTTGTGGTTCTTCTTGTCTGTGAAGATAGGAAGAACTTTTAGTATAAAGTTGCTTCTCCTTTAAAGCCTTTTGATTTATTAATATAAAAATACTGTAAAACACCATATGTAAAACTTGAATCAGTATTTGGTGTAAATATCGTAAATCCTAAAGAATTAAAACATGGATCATCTTCATACAATGTTTTATCTACATAAAAAAGTGCTTTATATTCTTGTATATAAACTTGCTGATCATTCCAGGTTTTTTCTACTCTTTGATTATAGATTTTCCAGTAGGCACTTTGATTAGAAAATAAAGTATCTCCATTTTTAAGATAAAGAAAAAATCTATCAGCATTTATTGATAATGCAAAATTAAATAATGGTTCTAAATCTCCATAGTCTTTGCCACCATCGTATTCATAGCAACCTAAAAGTTTTCCTGAAGCCATTGTAGTATCGTTTTTGTACCTGATCAGGGATAAATATCCCTGATCAGGTAAGATACATTTCATAGATACTTCATTGAAACCTGATTATTCTAATGGTCTCTTCTAAATCGATTTCTGAACTTATCACTATAATAACGGAAAAAGCTGCTTTGCTTGATCAGTTGAAACAATGGAAAATCATAAATCTTAATCCTAATATTGCAGAACTTAAGTTTGACATCTCTTATGAAGAGTTAGTCCAAATTAAAGATCTTTCTTTAGGTTCCTTTAAAGTGAGATTTTTGTTCAATCAAAAGAATAGACGTCCGCTGTTTGATGTTATCTCTATAGAACAAGATCCTTCAGGAAAAATTCAAAACTTCACTATAGGAGCCTGGATTACTTCTAGAGATTTTGAAACAAACAATCAGACAAAAGTCTTTCTAAGACTTATGATAGAATATATTTTGAATTACTATGGCATAAAAATAGAAGAATCAAATGAAAAAGAAAAACAAGAAGTCAGACTTGATGATTCAAGTAATAAAGGTTGCAAGAAGACAAGCAAGAGAAGAAGAGATTAAATCTCATGGAAAGCAAATCTCATTCAGGAGATTAGTTACAAAGAATCCTAAAGCATACAATAGGAACCAAATGAAGAATTTCGATTCAGATTTTGGTTCTTATTTGTTTTTATAGATATTATGACTTTTAAGAGACAACTGATTGAAGATGAATATAGTTACAGAAGCATTTGATTTTGATCCTGAAAAGAATGTTGATCAAGAAATAGATTCTGTCAAAAAAAGTTTTAAACAAAGAGAAGAACTTAGAAACATGACAGATGATATGGTTGAATCTGTCTTTACTGAATATTTTTTAGAAGCTGCTTATCAGAGTTTTGGTCAAGAATATGTATTAGAAAATTTGCCTAGATTGTCTGATGGAGATCTAGAATCTGCTGGCGGCAGAATAGTTGATGGTTGGTATCCTATAAAATTCTCAGGAATAAAAAATCCTGCTTATGTAAAATTCTATGAAGATGATTGGGTCAATCTGACAGACATTACTCCTGAAATTATAAGCTTTATCAGAAAAAATCTATTCAAATGGATAAAGAACTTATGGAATGAGAAAATAGGTGATCGATTGTTATATAATTGGAGAAGCAGCTTATTTAAGAAGATTTGTCAGAGATTTCCTGCTAATATGCTTAATGAGTCTTTCATTTTTGATGAAACCGATTCTGTAGATGATGAGATAGAAAGTACTAGAGAAGTCTTGAAATATAACAGGACTTTATATTGGTTTTTTGAACTGATCAAATTCATTAGAAATGAAGTTGGAAAGTACAGTTGGCTTGATTATCTAAGAGCATTTGATATAGTTTTTATTGATACTGAATATATTTACATTGGAAAGACCAAGATATATTTTAGTGGAGTCAAACTTGTAGGAACAAATACTCCAGCAGTGTTTGATTCTGAATTAGAAAAACTAGAACAAGCTATAAATCAAAGTCCTGAAAGCCAAACAGTAAAGAAATACATTCATGACATATTTGATAAGTTGGTTTCAAATGTTCAGAATATGACAATATGGCCTGAAGCTCCTATAGCATTGAAAGAACTTCATGAAGCTTTTGATTTTGATAATGATTCAGAAGATCTTGAAATCTCTTCAGCTAATAAAGACATTTCTAGAAAAAGATTTGAACAAGAGGCTCCATATATCTTCAAAGACTTTCTTTATGGAATTTCTAGAATCTCAGGAAATTTTAAAAAATCTTTGAAGGACCTTACTAATTGGCAGGCTGCAATATTTGGATATTCATTTTCTCTTGTAGTTGATCCAGAAGGAAATTATGATGACAATAATGTTCTGTTTGAAACTAACATATATTCAGATTTTGATAAAATTTCTTCAACTCAGGTTGGAATCAATATCCTTATTGAAGAAATAATCTCTAATAAGAATATTCAAAGAATCAACAAGTTTTTAGCAGAAAGAATTCCAGTGTGGCTTAAAAATGCGAAAGCTCATTTAAGTGTAAGTGGGGCTTATAAATTAGGATTTGAAGATCTGGAAAAGAAAATCAATAGTGAATATCCTAGTCTTCTGAATGAAGATTTCAATTTTGATGATGAGAATATCGATTCTGAAATAAATTCAGTCAATAATGCCTTATCAACAAAAAGAATCATCTCTGACATTCCAGAACTGTTCAATGAATTCTTGACTGCTGCCATAAGAATTGGAGGTCCCTCAGTGTTTCCAAATATCGTTGGAAGACTTACTGATGCTATGGTCAGAATTTCTGGTATAATTCTCACTATAAAAGACCCTACAGATTCTGATGGTTTTGCATTCTTTGTGTCTAGAATATATAAAAATTCTCTTAAAGATCTTAGAAACTCTATAGAAAATATTACAGAAGATCTTAGAAATGCTGATATCGAAGTCAAAGAATATTTAGCAAAAGTTCTTCCTATATGGACTTCAAGAAAACATTTCTATAAATCTTTAGGAATGTCTCCTGAGAATGTAAGATGGGTCTTTGAAGATCTTTATAATAAGATTAAGAAAGAATATCCTGGAATTATGAATGAATCTTTTAAATTTGATGACAACTCTATTGACAGTGAAGTAAGTCAAGCTAATGAGAAAATAGAAGAGAATAGAAGAAAAAAAGCTGTGACAGAAGGAATTCTGTTTTTAAAAAATACAAAAAAGAATTACTATAGTTCATCTATGGAATTTTTAAAATGGATTACTCTTGGTGTGAAAGATCTCAAAGAATTCATCGATATTCTGTTTGTTCCATTTGGCTATAAACCTTCTGAAATAGGAGTAGACTTCGCTGGAGACTTCTACTTTGATTTGAATCCAACTCCTGAAGGAATCAAAGAAAAAAGAGAATCTGTAAGAATATACAATCCTTCATATTCTCAAATTCCTAAAGTTCTTCAGGTATTCACCGAAAACATTGGTGATATAGGAATGCCACTGGAAGAATATGAAAAAATCTATAATAGCTGATTGCCCAGGAGGTAAAACAGTAACGGAGTCGGTAGAAATCCTATTCGATTCTTGCCTAAAGAGCTTGAAAATTTTCAAGCTCTTTTTCTTTTCTGTAATGCTAAATAAGCAAGAATTCCTTTTATATGAAGTTCAACAATTGTCTTGAATCCTTCTTCACTTTCTAACCAGCTAACATCTTTTTCATTATCCATAAACATGTTCTCAGTCAACACTGCTGGACATTTTGTATGCTTGAGAATATAAAGTGAAGCAACCCAAAAGTTTCGTCCTATTGTCTCTTTACGAACTTTTATTTCAGTGTCTTCAGCGCAGAAGGCAATACATGCTGCAAGATCTTCAGAATTGTCTGAAGCCGTAGTGTCTACATAGACAGACCATCCATTAGCATTCATCCATTTGGATCCAGAACCGGCAGCATTATTATGAACACTTACTAAGATGACATTTCCATTATTCTCATCATATATCTTATTAGCTCTAGAGCATCTGGCTGGAAGATCAATGTCCTTTTCTTCTGGAACCAGAATATGTGACTTTACTCCTAAAGCCTCAAGTTTTTCATGAATGGCTTCTACTACTTTTCGTACATATGCATATTCTCTGAATTTTCCATCTGGACTTCTTTTTCCAGGAGTGTCAGAACCATGTCCATTGTCAAGAATGACCACAGTATTACAGTTCACTATAGGAGTATATTCTTCTTTCATAGATTCTTCAATTTCAATATCACTTACATTAAACTTGTTAGTCCATTCAGCAAAAGGTCCTAAAATTGGATTCAAACACTTTTGAAATATATTCATCAGATTCTTAATGTTTTAAAGTTCTTTTATTTAATCAATGAATTCTCATAAATAACCTAACGATAGGAAAACACTTTCCAATAAAGGACTTTATATATGGCTCTCAAAACCGTGCAACTTTTGGATTCAATTGCAAATTCGATAACACCATATGCAGACATTAGAGGAATCTATATGTCTGAAGATTATCAGACAAAGAAACCTGCTACTATTATTACAGCAATTGATGTTTCAGTAGGTGATCCTATGTCTGGAAGAACTGTAGATGTAATTACAGATATTGTCAAGGATCCAAACAGTATATACAAGCTCAAAGCGATAAAGAGCACTATCTCTACTTCTTCTATTCCTGATGCAGAATCTGCTGGTGCTGAGGCTAATACCTTTGTTCGATATGACGGAAATGGAAAATATACTTGGGTTTCTAATGATGGTCTTGTAGGTCCCGCAGGTCCTCAAGGTCCTAGAGGAATTCAAGGAGAGAAAGGAGAAATTGGTCCTTCTGGTCCTCAAGGTCCTATTGGTCCAGCTGGTGCACAAGGACAAAGAGGTCCACAAGGTTTCCAAGGTCCTGCTGGACCTGCCACAGGAGTTACTGGTCCTCAAGGACCAAAGGGAGACAAAGGAGAACAAGGACCTGCTGGATCTAATGGACCACAAGGTCCTCAAGGACCAAAGGGAGACAAAGGAGAACAAGGACCTGCTGGATCTAATGGTGCTCAAGGTCCTACTGGTCCTCAGGGAGCTCAAGGAGATTCCATTTTCAAACCAGGATCTCAAACTGGAGATGGTTCTGGTGATGCTGGTACCGGATATACTCTTTATGCTCCAGCATATTATGAAAACTCAGACATTCGTCTCAAAGATCAAATTGAAGAGATTCCTTATTCTATAGTAGAAAAAGTATTTGGTGATCCTATTTGCAAGAAGTTCCGTTGGATCTCTACTACTGAAAACTCTTATGGAATGATTGCTCAAGAGATTGAGAAGTTTGCTCCAGAACTTGTCCATACTTCAGAAGAAACAGGAATGAAGACTATCAATTATGATGCTGCATTAAGTATGATTTGTGGTGCTATGATTACAAAAATCAAAGAACTTGAATCTCAAATCAAGAATCTTAAGAAAACTAGATAAATCTTCTTAAATCCTAATATTTGAAAGAGCGACCTTAAAAGTCGCTCTTTTTGTTCTCATTTGATAGATAACCTGAATTAATTTGGTGATTTGTACAGACTATGCCACTTCTAAAAAATGCAAAATCTTTCAGATATTCTTCTAGACATTGGAGAGATCATTATACAAATTTTGGATACCAATACCATGGAAATATTCTGAAGAATGTCATATCACCTGAATTGTTCTCTAATCCAGTTCAAGATACGAATCTCAGACAGATAGAAAGACTTATCGAATTCCTCATAGATCAAGTCAAGAGAATCAAGCTATCCTATTCAATCACTCATGAAAAAGATGCTTATGACCTTATCAATTAAACCTTTGAAACTATGATTCTAAACAACTTAAAATTTTTCAAGACAAATGGTCTTCCACTTACTATTCAGATAACTCCTTCTTTAATATTCAAGTTAGGAACTTCTGAAATTGGTTTTGGCTCTGGTGCTGAAGGTTTCATTGAGATTGATCGACAAGGAAATGTAGTTGCTCATCAGATTACAAAACCAGGACAGAACTATAAGTTATCAACACAAGCTGTTCAACTGGATAATGGTCTTTGGCAAGATCCACTTGGCCCAATTGATAGGATGGAAGTCTTCTATAATGAAACTTTCATGTTTAAGGTTTCATTAAGTCCTTCTGAAGTCTTATACAAAAAAGAGAAATTCTATTTAGGACACGAGGAACGTTCTTATTTCTCAGTAGCTATAGTTAATCTTCCTGAAGACAATCCGCTTTCCTTGGAGCCTAAATACTATCCTGGGGTCACTATTTCTGGTAATATTGATCTTGAGCCAGTATCTACAAATTTGGTTTCAAATGAAAGTATATTCATTCTTGAGCAAAAATATTCTGATATCGTAGAGAATGCAAAAAGACCTTCTGAATTCAAAAGACCATCAGATTCTCTTGAATCTTCCAGGAAAATAGCATTTTCTCTCAACAACAAACTTATCAGATTTGTCACTTCAGATCTTGAATCTGAATCTCTTATATGGAAGAACAAACAAATATTTGATCTCAAACTAAATGAAGATAAAACAAAAGAGCCAATTTCTTTTTCTGTAGGATTTCTTGGAGATGTTGAAGGTCTCTATGAAGAGTTCATGCAAGTGTATCTCATTGATGAAGAGAAAGATGAAGATGGTCATATCAATGAAATCTATACTAACATTGGTATGATTCATGTTGGTGCAGAAGCTATAGATGAAGATGAAAGATATAGGACTTTATTTGCTAACTTTGGAATTCCAGATCCAAAGAACTATCCTACTCTATTCAAAGAAGTAAACCCAAAACAAGAAGGAACTGACTGGGAATTAATAAATCAAAAGTCTAAAGAGCTTTTTCTGACATATACTGAGATATTTCCATATGTTGGAACTTATAAAGCTCTTATCAATGCAGTCAAGTTCTTAGGATATAATGACATTATTTTCAAAGAGTGGTTCAAGTACATAGGAAAAGACAATCAGAACAACAAGTTCTTGACTTATCAGGCATTAGACATTTCTCTTGGATCTTCTCTTTCTTCTAAACTCCAGAAACTGAATCTTCAAAATAATGAAGTGTCAGATGTATGGAATACATGGTTTGACTATAAGAAGCTTAACAAGCTTTCTATGGTCTATCAGATAAACAAAGAAACTGGAAAGAATGAAGTAATCAATGGTGTCTTCCAATCAGGAAGCAACAAAGAAGCTAATGAGTTCATTTATGAGATTCCTGCTACAGAGAACACCTATGAATATACTAATGAAGAAGTTCTCATAAAGCTTTTTGCTCTTAAGAGCTGGCTTGAGAAATATATCATAGGAGTCAATTGCAAGATTTCTGACATTACCGGAGAAGGAGTATATTTTGAAAGATACAAGAATCCAGCATATCCAACCCATCACTATGTAGTTGATTTCATAAAGAACATTCCTTTGAATCCAGTTCCAGCTGTAGATTCTGCGGATGATTTCTCAATGATAGATTCTTCAGCATTAGTGAAGTGTACACTAAGAGAATTCAAAGAAGCTAGAATCCAAGATTATGAACAGTTCTCATTTGAGCAATTCATAAACATGACCTACAATATGGAACCTTCTGCTCTTACAATGAACTCTACAGTAGGTCGTACAATAGTTCCTAAAGGAATTATTTCTGATTCTGAATATGATGTCTATAATGAACTTCATTTGCCAATAGGAGCTCCATTCAACACTCCATTGCTTGCTAATGAGATTCAGTATTCATTAGATATCAAGACTAATTCTGGTTCTATTCTCAATTCTATCAAGAAGACTATAGATGGTTCAGTGAATCCTATCCTGGTCAGAGATAATGAGATAACTATTTGGAATGATGATGTTGATTCTTGTGAGTTTGAAAAATGTCCTACTATACAGATTGCTGATGGAGTTTTCAGAAAGAAATTTGGACCTATTCAAGAATCTGTAGTATACAGAGTGACAAGTGCTTTTGATCCTTCCACACAAGGATATCGATATATGATGTTCAAAGACACTTCTTCTAACAACTTCTATCTAGTAGATCAAAACAAATATGCAAGAACAAAGCTGGTGTCTTATGACTATATCACTTTAGTTCCTAGAGAGAATGCCTCTTTCAAATATCAGATATCTCCTAAATATGAAGTTCCTGTGTTCTACATAAAGAACTATGATGTTATTCTATACAATACAGAAATGTATGGAGAAAATGATGATAGAGTCTTAGATGCTTCTTCTAGTTGTTATCTTGGTGATTCTGAATTCATTCTTGACATATACAATGGAACAATAACATGTGATGAAGGAGAAAATATAGAGGCACATATTCTGTTTTCTGATGAACATATTGATGTGAATTCTGGAAACTCAGAACAAGAGATTGTCACTAACTATATCTACAATAGCAAGAAGACAAATCCATGGGTATTTGATTTTAATTCATATAAAGACCAGCATGGAAAACTTGTTCTTGACATGACTTCTGACATAAACCATCTGAAGACGGTTGCACAAGAAAAAGTTCTTCAAGCTGAACAGGCTATAGATGCATCAAGGGATGCAAGCATAGCTGCTTTAGTGGCAGTAAACCAAAACAATCCAAATTGGGATTATGAGAATGATCCTACATGGAAGATGATTTGGTCTGAAGCCAGTGCTATGAAACTTCAGGTTAAAGATGATATTTCAGAGAATTTTGAACATCTCAAGAATCTTCGAGTTGGTGTTTATGAGCAAGACAAGAATAATCTCATAAAAGATTCTTATACAATAAATGAGTTTATTGATGTAAGTGTCAATCATATAGGAGAATACCAGATGTCAGTCAAAGGTTGGGACCAATTTGGTATGATATACACTAACAAATCCCAGGTTTCTGCTAATGTATATGCAGATGCACCTAAGATTTTTGTATCAACTCCTTATTCAAACTCTAATAATGCTAGTGATTTCTATAGAACTAATAAGAAGGGAATTCTTCTAGACGTATCTTCTTGGCATGAAAGTGGCTCTCTTGTATATAGCAAAGACTATCAGCATTTCTTAGACAACTCTAGTCCTAGATTTTTGCCAAATCATAGAATATATGGAATTGATTCTAGTGGTCTTGATATATTCACATATCCAACATCTTCATATTCAATAGACACCCCAAAGAAAGGTGACTACCTGTTAGTTGAGAATCTTTCAGAAAGAGTTTTAAACATTGACTTTGACTACAAGATAAACATTACAGAAACCGGATATGAAAAAGAAAAAGTAGGACTTAAGCTTCAAGTATTAGATGAGAACACAAATGCTAACAATGTGTTTATGATGGATGCTTCTGTCAACTTGTATTTCTATGATCCAACAAAGCTTTCACTATATTCAGATAATGCTAATACAGATGGAATTTCAGGAAAGTACCAGGTAGTTGGATTCTTCAAAGCAGAGCAAGACAATGACGAGGCAAACAATAACTATTTGAAACTTGTAGAATCTACTAACTCTGCACAATTCAAAGATCTTTCTGATAAACTTATTGAAAAAGTCAATACTGGAAAAATCAAATGTTTCGTCTCTAATGTGACAGAATATGACATTGATTTGAAATCTATAGAAAATGATTATGACAATGAAGAAAGTACATTTGTCTTAAGCAATTCTTTGATTAAAGACAATATGGCTTTTGAACCTGGACAAGTCATCAAGATATTCTTCGCCAGAGATGCAGAGCTTGGAAATCAAAATATTGAAGACTATATAGCAAGTGCTTCTTATCGAATAAAAAGAAGTGAAGTCTTCAATGACGCTCCATTAGATGAGAATGGAGAACCTACTGGATATATTTACAAGCAAAGATATGTCGTTGATGGAATCATAAACAAAGAGCTTGTCACTGAAGATTGGTATCATTATACAAAAGGTGACAAACCTGTGGAATTTGACAAGGCTCTTTCAATAAGAGCTACATATGCAAACTCGTTGTTTGTTCAATATGTTCTAGAAATGAAAGAAGATACTGTAGAGAACAAAGGATATGGAACCATTCATTTCAATAATGATTGGCTTATATCTGACTATATTGACTCTACATATTCTTACTACACAAGCAAGTTCATTCCTGAAGATGCTTATAATGATTGGCTTACTGAACGAATTTTGCTTTATGCAGATCTTTATGAATATGATATTCCTGCTACATTACTGAAAGGAAATCAATATAGAGTCACTTCAAGATACCAAGATAAGAGAAGTCTCAAACAATATAAGAGTATATGGAGTCTCTATACGAATGCAGAAAAGATGAATAGATTGAGATGGCAAATCACAAATCCATTCATCTATGCAAAAGCTTCTGAGAAAGGAGAATACCAATTTAAATTAGAGGCAATTGATGTTTATGGAAATCTTGTCACTAATGAGGGTGAAGCAGTAATGTTCTCAAAGTAATCCAAAATTCTTAGCCTTAGCTTTTTCTCTTTTTTGTAAAGCTAAGGCTTTCTTGTATTCTCTCCTTGGCTTGAGAATTCCACTGCAAACATAAGTTCTATAAAGATCAATAAGTCTTGGATGATCTTCTATGAACTTTTCAGCTTCATCAACAGAAGCAAAAGTAAAACTAAATGAATACAAATCATTAAGACAAGAATCAAAAAAGTACTTGCTAACTACTGGTCTTTCTCCACAATTGAACTTCCAATTAGGCTTATCAATTGACCACCATAATGTGATAGGGTTTCCACTTCTCTTATCAGATTTTTCTACCCAAATATCATAATCAAAATCTATAGAGTACTTCAACTTAGAAGTCAGGGTTCCTACAGGAAAGAACCAGTCTTTAATCTTCTTCAATGCTTGTCTTAATTTCATCTCTTTCTCTTTTATAGTTTCTTGGAACTAAATCTAAATCAGCAATAAGAAAATGATCCTTCATCTTCTTCTTGAACTTTGCACTATAGTTATCAGGATTGTGAGTCTTAAATAAGTGATAGAAAGACACATAACCTTCATACTGAGTCAGAAACTCTTCAGAAAGATCCACATGCTTTTCAGATAACTCGTTCCAAGACTCATAATTAGTTCCTAACTTTTTATTGACATTTGCTAATAATTGAAGGTCTGAGGGTTTCCAATCAGATTTATAAGAAAGAACCCAAGCAGAATCAAGACCTTGAATGTACTTAGATTCTTTCTTTTTACCTTCATCTATAGGAACATATGGAACTTCCTCCTCATTCTCTTCTTCAGAAATATCTTCTCCATTCTCTAAAGCGGTAAGAACTTCTTCTACTGATTTTCTTCTTTTCTTTTTCTTTTGAAAGATAGCATTATAATCCCACTTGACTTCTTCAAGAGCTAACTGACATTCTTTTAAGGATCTTTCTTCCCAACCAGCTTGTTGTTTAAGTTTTGCTACAAGTTTTCTCTTAGTACTCAAGTCAGGTTCCCCAGTTTCAATTCTAGGCTTCTCTGCTTTCGGCTTTTTGTCTTTCTTGATATTCTTATCAGTTTTGGTTCTTGCCATCTCTAGGACGTTTAAAAATGGTTTTAGTTGAGTTTGAGAATTTCAATGACTTTTTCTTCTGGAATATAGCATGAAGATTTGTTATCTTTCATGACCATAAATCCATTGGCCATTGTCATGTCATCCGGAGTAACAACATAATCATTGTTCTCCACGGTCAGTGAATAGTTCTTCTCTCCTTTGATTGTAGCAGTCTCAAGATGGAATCTTTTTCCATTTGGAGTGACAATCCATCTTGTAGTATAAGGACCTCTGTGAGATTTATGTAATGTTTTAGCTCCAACTTGTTCGATAAGTTCATTTGTCTTCATAATCAAATTATTTTAAAAGTTTTTAATTGGTTTACTGCAAAGATAACAAAACCTTCCTAAAAATGAAAATTCTAGGAAGGTTTTTAACTTTATTAACTTTGGTCAGACTTATTTTTCTTTGTCATCTGGAGAACCCACAACACAGAACTTAGTCTTTGTAATAGACTTGATAGACCATTCATAAATGGTTCCATCCATTTCAGCAGTTGCCTGCTTCTCTGCATCTGTAGGGTTCACTGCATCATAAAGATGTTCTTCAGTAACTTTCTTAATTCGTCCTTTTTCATCTTCAGTGTCAATGACAATCTTAACAGCCCACAAGCCAAATTTCGGTCTTAAAATCATTTTTCTTTTTAATTTAATTAGTCAAACAATAAATTTAATTTTATTCACTCTTTGCTTCAACTTTTTTCACATCGTTCTTTTCGATTTCATAAAAAGAATCTGCTTTTATTTTAGAGTTAGGAAGCACGATCGATTCAAGAGAATTTAATTTTTCCACAATTTGTTCTGCTGTGTCAGGACTTCCAGAACCAATTCCTTCAGGACCTTGAAAACCTTGAGGGCCTCTCACACTTTCTCCTTGCTCTCCCTTAGGACCTTGTGGACCTCTTGGACCTTCAACAGTAGAATCCTTTCCAGCAAAACCTTGAGGACCTCTTATGCTTTGACCTGGTTCTCCTTGAGGACCTCTATCACCTTTTGGTCCTGGAAGACCTTGAGGCCCTTGATCTCCTTTTTGAGGTTTTCTTACAAACACCAGAACAATTGCTGCTATAGCAATCAATAATGCAATAATAGAAACAACATTAGCCATTGTCTTTAAATATTTTAAATCATTTCTAAATATCTAATCAGATAATGATTCCTGATTTTGTCTCTTCTCTCTTTTTTCCTTCCAGAAGATTTTCCATCATAGGGTCTTCTTTAATAGAAGGAGCTAATTCACCACACTTAGCACATACAAAGACCTCAATAGGCATCATTACTGTGTCGGTTCCAGCACCAACCATAAATCCAGGAACTTTCTTCAAAATAGCACCATGAGTAAAGACTCTTGAACCACAAGAGCAAACTTCACTCTCAGCGTCAATAATGTCTTTTCTATTAATATTCATTTTCATTTGTTGTGGAGCTCCAGGTCCTTGCCCAGGCATTCCACCCATAGGTATTTGAGCCATAATTGTTTATCGATTTAGAAGTTCATCAATCTTTTCAAGATATTTCATTTTAGGAAGACCACCTACAAGTCTGTCTATACATTGTTTGTTATGATCAAAGAACAATACTGTAGGCAAATTTCTGACACTATACTTATTAGTAAGGTCCAACACATCTTCATCAGCATCATACTTTGCCAAAATAGCTACAGATTCTTTTTCGTCTCCTACTTCTTGCAAAACGGGTTTCAACATCTTGCAAGGGCCACACCATTCAGCATAAATGTCTATTAGTGTAATCTTACCTTCTTCAAAAAGTCCTTCAAAATTATCTTTGGTTACTTCTTCAAATTTTGCCATAAATCTTATTTTTTAGAATAATCTGTATTTCTATATTTCTCTAAATCTTTCTGATACTGTTCAGTATTGACATATCCACAACATTTGAATTCTGGACAGAATCCTCTATAGACACATTCACGCCCAAGTTTGAGTTTCTCTCCTAAAATAGGATCTATTTTCTCTATCTGATCAAGAACCATTATCCAAGCTTTTCTTGTTTCTGGATGAGCATTATTGCAAACTCTTTTTCTTGAGATGTTGATAAGTGACTGGACATTTGCTTCCATTTCCATATCATTAAGAGAACCTTGTGGAAGCTCATCTCTTGGAACTTCATTGTCTCTACGATCATCTCGCTGAGAATGAACAAACTTCTGGCATCCTATAAAATGTCTTACTATATGTGATTGTACCCATTGTTTGATATTGTTCCAGGTCCAATGATACCATACAAGTCTTATAGGAGAATGTTCTGCCAAAATAGCTTGAGCTTTCCAATGATCAGATGGTTCTTTGTCTATAGATTTCTTTCCTATAGTTCTTCTTGCTGCATTAAGAGCTCTTTTCCAAGAAGTGACTTGCTCTAAATCATCTACTGAAAGATCAGTACTAGGTTCAGTGCTTTTAAAGACATCTAAGACTATAGTTTTTTCTATCTTGACTGGTTGCATCTCATCATTGATAAGAATCAATCCATAACAGGAGGGTTTCTTTTCTTTAAAAACATCACCATCTCTATCATAGAATCCAATTACTACATAATCTTTCTTATCAGAGAAGTCACTTAGACCTATTCCATCTTCAGGAAAAATATATTTGATAATAGAACCTACTTTAAGGTTTTCAAGTTGTTTTGATGTCATAATAAAAAATTTAGAGAAAAAGAAGGAAGAAGAGTGTTTAGATCTTCTTCCTTATCTTTTATCAGTCTTTTGAGAAATGATTAACAAGTTCATCAAGCTTTTCTTCAGAAACCTTATGAATTCCATGTTCCTTGTTGTACTTGAGTTCTAGTTTTCTCTTTTCTTCCTCTTCTTGGGCTTCACGCATTGCAGAGACTTCCTCACGAATTTCAGGGTCAATATCACTAAAGACAATTCGATCACCTACAACTTCATGAATCCAGACTTTCAACGGAGTTTCGGGTTGGATAGTAAGCTCTTTGAAGGCTTTATAAGTTTCATCACTCATCAAAGTCTTATGCATAAGACCAGTGAATGTCTCTCCTTCATGTTCAATTCTTACAAAGATTCCAAAATACTTGCGTCCTCCATAAGGAGATTCCTTAGAGCCAATACCTGAAATAATACCATCCCATAGAACTTCTTTGTTCAGATTAGCAAGCTTAGAAGGCAAGATGAATCTCAAGAACTTCTTATGGCTTACAATGAAACCAGAACGTTGGGAATATGAATCAATCATGACTTCTATCTTGGTTCCTATCAATGTATCTGGATCTGCATCACGATCAATTCCACTTAATGAATATGGCATGAATGCACGTACACCTTGAATATCCAAAGTAAAACCACCTCTATGGACTGCATTGATAGTTCCATAATAGGCTTTTGTAGGTTTCACAATCTGATCCTGATATTCTTGATAGAGTTTGTGTGTATGACCATCAATCATAGATCCTTTACCATTCTTGTTGACTTTGACCATAAGATCAAGGTCAATGAACTGTTTGTTAGTTTCAGGATCATTAATCCAGGCAATAAATGAGTCTTTGTTGCCACCATACATCTCAAAGAATCGGTTCTCTTTATTAAGATTGACTACTGTAGCATTACCACCTTGAGTAGATACTAACATTTCATTCTCATTAAGAATCTTCATTGAAGTCACACGTGAAGCTCCAGTCAGACTAAAGTCTTTAACTTCTACAGATTCTGTAGCTGCATCACCATTGAACTTCTTATATTCTTTGTTAGCATATGATTCGTGACAATAAATCTTATCACCTTTCTTTGTCTTAATCGCTTTATTTACAATAAGGTTTTTACCATTGTATCCACCTTCATAAAGACTCCAATCAAAATCTTGTAAAGGAGTCACATTAGAATAAGGTCCTTGTACCATAAAAATGTCTTTGTTGTTCTTCTTTAATTGTTTTCATCAAGAACTGATACCGAAATAACAGTCTTTGTTTTTCCAGATGTTGTGTCTAACAGAACTCTTGAAGGGTCCGAAGTTGAAATGCTTATGATAACATCCTCAAGCATTCCTTTCATAGAAAGGAGAAATTTCTCTCTAAATATCACTGCACTTACTTGATTGAAAGAACCTTCAATATTTCCAAGATCATAGACATAATGAGATTCTTTGTCTCTGGCAAACATCTTTCCTCCTTCTGGAGTCTGTCGAGCTTCAAAAATCATAAAGTCTTTCTTTGGATCTCCTGTAAGGATTCCAGAGATGGCAATCAAGTTCTTAATCATTTCCGGAGTTATCGTCACAGAAACTGGAGCCGGTGCAATGTGCACACTGTCATTAAAGACTTGATCTGGAAGTTGCTGGAATGCAGAAGGAGAACCTTCATCAATTCGCATTGAAAGAGAAGAAGATTTGAAATTGATTGATGGAGACACTAAAGTTCCCAAAGGTCCAAGTGCAACATCTTGATTGACCTCAAAATTAATGTCCATCTGAAAATCAGTTGTTAAGAAAGTCTCACATACTGAAATCATTTTCGGCAACATTAGGAAAATACAAAGATTAAGTCGTCCATCCAGATTATCAGAAGAATCTAACAATTCAAGATTACAATCTTGGAATGAGATTTCTGAATACTTCACTAAAGCTTTATCAATAGTGAAGGCTTTTGAAACGAACTTCTGTTCTTTTGTATCAACCTCAATAAGTAAAGAAGAAGACATGACTGAAAAATCCTTCAGCCATTTGATTAGTCCATCAATAGGACCAGAGTTTTTAAAACTTAATTTCAAAATCAGAAATTTTTAAAAATAAAACAATAAAATTAACTCACACTTTTATTTTATGTCGATATCAGAAATCGATTTGCAATATTCAAAAACTTTATCAATTCTTTCAGAATGTTCCTTCATCCAGTTATAAGTATGTTCTGGCATATGTGGATCTGATCCCGCTTCAACTTGTTCAAAAAACCATTTAGGAGCATAATCTCTAGCAAACCAAGTATGATAACATAAAGGAACCATTTCAACAGAACTATATATCACACTTGTTATTCCTCCCATATCATCAACTATAGTTCCATTTTCATCTTTATAGAAATCAGAACCTAACAAGTATTTAGGTTTTAATCCTAAACTCATGAAATAAAAAAACAACTTGTAGTACGGTTCCATATCATCAAGTTTACATGAATAGGGAACCTGATTAGGCTCTACTGGATTGTTAGGATCATTCTTTACCGTTTCTGTATAAGGAACTTCTTTAAGTCTTAGTTTTTGACAAAACGTCAGGCACTCATTAGAATCACTTTTAATGGCGGATAAATGATTATAAGATGTTTTATTGCAGAGAGCTTCAAAACTCATCCTATCAATCTCAAAACGAGTCCTGGGCGATATAGAACCAGTCTTTATATCAAGAGCACCAAACTTCAATAAAGTATTGTACAAAACTTCGACATTGAAGAAAGTCAAAAAAGTGTTTATAGCAAAATTGTTATGATTCCTGTGACATACCATACCACCATCAGGAATTCCAGCAAAAGCTTTTCCACTAATCTTGAATTCTTCAAATTCTTTATAAAGAAGATCAAGTCTTGGAATGAAACAATCTTCATCAAAGTATATGATATACTTAAACTTTGCAATTTCTTTTGAATCTTTGTTATGGATAAAAGTTTCGTTTATCATCCGTAAGAAAATCTGGTATCCATAAGCTTTAGGACCTGTATCAGAACCATCATAGAATCTAAAATTCTGGTCAAGAATAGGTCTTATGAAAGAATAACTCTTTTCTGCTAAACTTCCTGGTATATGATAATCCATTTTACCATTACTAACAAAGAGAACTTGGTTCTCTTTTAATTTTTTCTTTATTTCTTCTATTATTGTCATGATTTTTGGTTTTTGATAACATAACACATCACATTTTCTTTAAGTTCTGTGCAATCATTAATGCTAGCTCTTTTTTCTTTTTCATCCCAAACTGTGTCTTTATATCCAAGTTCAATGATTCGATTATGAATTTCATTGTCAAATTTTTCTCTTATCAATAAGACACATCTCTGGATCTCTTTAATTCTAGAATCTTGAGTTGTAGAATCCTCTCTATGCTGAACATATAGAGCCTTTTCAATATAAGCAATTTTTGTATGTAAGAAAGTCCTCACAACTAACTCATAGTCATCGGCTACACTGAAAGTAGGATTATGCCCATTAAGAGAATTGTAGACACTATGTCTCCATGCTCGACAATGATTAGGAATTCCAACAATGTGCCTTATTGAGACTTCATTGATATAAGGAGCTTTATTGACTTTGAAAGAAAAACCTTTATATTCTTGAGTGAATTCAGAACCTTGTCCAAAAGCCCAACCTTTACCATAGTCTTGAACTAATTTATCTCCTACAAACTCAAAAGCATTTGTATAAACAAATCCTGCATCTGGATATTTTAAAAAAGCCTTTCCAAGTTCTTCTAAACAATCTGGTAACAACTCATCATCATGGTCAACTTCAACAATATAAGAACCTAATGCTGTCAATCCAAGAAGTCTTTTGTTATATCCAATGTTTCCAGAATTATATGGATTCTTTATCACTCTAATTCTAAAATCTCGAACCTCATTCAAGAAACTCATGACCGAGTCATCTATAGAATCATCAAGGATATACCATTCCCAATGCTTATAAGTCTGTGCTTTAATACTGTCATACAAACGATATAAAGAAAACTTTGGAGTGTTATAACAAGGAGTTATGATTGAAAACATTCCAGGTTCAAATCCGTTGTTATACCTGATATTAAGCCAAAACCTATCAATTATTTCCTTGCCTATCCTTTCAGGAGAGCTGTCTATAGGAAGAATAACGGACCTTTTGAAGATTGGGTCTCCAATTTCACAAATATTAGGGAATATCTCTTTAAGGTATTCTCCAAAAGGAACCTTTTCTTCGTTATAGATTTTCTTATATCGTTCTTCATCATAAAGAAGGACAACCACATCGAAATGTTTTGCCTTCCAAAGTTTTCTATGTGCTAAGAAATCATCTTCAAAAAAGAAAATCTCGAATCCATCTTCATTAGGAAAAGGATATCGTGCATAATCATTAATAGTTTCTAAAGTATTCTGTAAAGTAGGAGTCATTTGATAGAGACCTTCTTTAAAGATAACTGTAGTTATTTTAGAATTCATTTTAAATAATTTTTATAAGTTAAACAATCTACATCAATTGATTATATGAAAATGGATCCTATTGATTAAGATTTCAAAAAGATTTTCTTTTAGGTTTCCTGGTCTTCTTTTCAGGACTTCTTCTCTAGTCTTTCTAATATAGTATATCACGCTCGTATATGCACTCAGGCACACATGCACTTACACGTACACAGGTGTATAACGCGCTCATACGTACGTACACACACCTGCATGCACCTACACGTATACACGCCTACATACGCACATGTATACACGTGTACACGTACACACATACGTACGTACACAGGCTAATCCTAAAACTCCCAAGATCCGCAAGATCTTTATATGGGCTTTCCAGGAATCGATTAATTTTTGATTAAAAACTTTCGTAATTTATACTCGTTTTAAATAAGGAATCCATTCTAAGATCCTGAAAAAGACTTACTTATAGTCTAATCAAGATACTGAAATTTTCATATAATATTAAGTTGGTCAGTAAGACCTTTAAAACATAAATACCTTTGACTATGTTTATTGAACAATGAAAGCAAAGATTCCAAATAATATAATCAATTCTAATGATGGTATAGTTGAACTTTTTAAGTTTGAGGACATCCAGGAAGTACTTCAAGAAGATTTACTTAAAGGAATTACCGGAATTTTAATGTCAGGAATCGCAATAGCAACGGTTAAAGCGGTGTCTGCACATAACACTATGGCTCTTAAATCTTACATGAAAAAGGTATGTGACTTAGCTATTAATGGCCATGGTAAGAAATGGAATGAACCTTCTTTCAAAAGCATTACAGACGATGAGAAACGTAATGCTCTTATGATTACTTTCCAGATGGCTAAGTATGCGGGAATCTATGATTATAATGGTTCGGCCGATATGCCAAATTCTGGATATCAGATGCCTAAAGTTGCTGGAGGTTCTACTGAGAATTTTGGAAAGCTTTTGCAAAAGAAGACAAAATGGTTTGGACTTAAGACTGTATCAGACCCAGCTAAAAATATTTCTTCTATTCAGCCTGCTAAGAATGAAGATCCGAATGCTTACTTCACTGACATTCTTGAACAGTACAGAAATGCACTTAGAAGAGTGTTTGGTGAAACTGAAGCTAAACAAATCACACAACTTATAAACTCACACCGTTCTGGAACTAACAGTGCAGCTGAAGAATACAAGAGATTAGTTGGATACCCTTATACCGATGATTCTGCTTTCAACAAGTTCATAAACAATCCTTCTAATTCTAAAGAAGACAAAGATAAAGCTAAAAATCTCAGAACAGATGCTGGAAACTTCACTGGTTCCACTATATCAAAAGAAGTTCTTATTAAGAAGTTCAATCAGATTCTTGAAAGTCGCGACTCTAATGAGTATGTGATATTTCAAGATATGAATAAAGCTCTTGACAATCTTATAGATTCTTATGACAAGAACATCAAAGAAGCTATTTCTAATAACAGAACTATTCTTGATAAGAAACTTAAGAAAGATGGTCTTATAGCTTTATGGGGAAAGTACATGAACATTTTGAGAACTTCAAAACAGCAGTTCATAGATGAGTTCAACAAATCCGTAGAATACACTTATCTTAAAGATTTTTTAAGAGGAACCATGCTGGAGTTCTTTGCTGGTAAAGCTGCTGAAATTGCAGGAGAAGATCCAGAACCTAGTAGTGAAGAACCAACTGAAGATACTCCTGAAGAAACTTCAGATGAGAAAGATGATGTTGTAGAGGAAACTCCTGAAACAGGATTCTCTGTAAGATATGAATATCAAGATTCAAGAAATGATTCTAATGAATCATATCAGTATGGTCATATTGTGAATTCACTTTTTGAAGCTTTAGTGACAAAGGAAGATGAAGAGTTCTGTAATCTGATTATTGAATCTAAAGACAATTCTCCATTAGGAAAAATCATAACATTCATTAAATCTTATCCTGAAGATCAGATAGAGCAAGGTCAACAAGAAATTGCAGAAGCAGTAGATAAATTCATGTCTGATAAAGAAACTGCAAATGCAGATGATTTTGACTTCGATTTTGAATATGCTTATTTTGTCACAGACACGTCAGAAAGCAAGGATGAAAAACAATTTGACTTAGCATCTGAAGTTGTCACAGAGGCCATAGGATTTGACGAGGGAGCACCTACTTTTGTATCTCAGTCTTATCAAATGAATGAAGAAGGAAACTTAGTGAAAGGAACCGTAGGTGTTCCTGCATCTTGGATTTATAGTGGAGAACCTTCTGCTGAAGAGGAAGAAAACTCTTTGATTGCTGAAGAAATAAGCACACAAGATTCTGAAATCACTTATTCAGTAAAGAATGCTAAAGACAATAGTGCTAATATTGTTTCAGGAGATTCAATGGTTTGTTTTGTCTTTAAAGATGGATATGATCGACAATCTTTAGATGATGAAGAGTTTGATAAAGCGCTCAATGATGAACAAGACAAATGGATAGCAACTTCTTATGGTTTCAGAAAAGGATTTGTTTGTTTTGATGATTATCAGTTCATTCTTAACAGAGAAGAAGTTCCTGGAGCTATAGGAATTTTCTGGATTGGTCTGAATAAGAATGACAAAATCTTAGAATCTAACAGTTTGGAAATCGAAGTGGATGATTCTCAAGAACAAGAAATTCTATTTGGCGCTAAGATTAATGGAACTGACATTAATTCAACATTAGAAGATCTGAAAGATTCTGAAACTAATGAGTCATATGTCATCAATGAAGAACTTACTACAATACAATCCACAGATAAGTTTACTATAGAGGCTTTAGGAAATGATGTTCTTAAAAGTGTTCTTTTTGTTTTCTCTAATAATAAGATATTGACATTCAATGATTTAGCAAATGCTTTCAATAAGAAAGAATGTATAGCCAGAGTCATTAAAACTGTAGATGAAGAAAATGGAGACTTTAGCAAGAAAGCTTCTCTAACTGCTACTCCAGAACAAATCAACAATGCTAAATATGTGTATGTGATTCCTAGAAAAGATGATTCTATAAAAATCAATGCACAGAATACTGTATATAGCAAATTGCTTGTAGCAGAGATAGTTCAAGAAGAACCTAAGACAAATCTTCCTGCTATAGTTCCAAAAGCGGAACTTACTAAATCTGGAGAATTTCGAATTGACTTGAGAAATACAGATCTTGCTAAGAGAAACAATATCAAGATGTGTATAGTGGTTCTTTCTTCGGATAGAAGTTTCATGGAGTCATTAGTGCAATCTGATGGAAAAGCATTTAAGGCCAATATAGACAAGATTCCTTATGTAAGTAAAGATGTTTTCAAAGTTATAGATTCTTCAGACAATTATTCAGTAATCTTGCTCAATTTTGGGCATGATACTACAGCAATAAAAGGAATCAAGTTCAATAAAGGATTTGTAGTGTTTGAGAAACCAGGAGATGAGATTTTCTTCAGAATATATCCAGTAGGAGTTGAAGACGGACATCTTGTTCTATATCCAGAATTGGCAAGTCAGATTGGAGTTTATAAGTATCGTTCAGAAGACAATACAAATCAAAAACAATTAGGATATAAAGCTCTTCCTGGAAAACAGCAAGCTCAACTTCCAGGAAATAGTCAGAAGCAAATATCTGACAAGAGTTCAATGAACAAACAAGTTCCAGCAAAACAGTAATTTGAAATGGTTTCTAATTCAAACAATATCCAAAAAAGTCAGAAAGAGATTTATATGAGATTGTATGAACTCTATGAATCCTTTCTGAAACGCTATGATGAAGAGTTTGGAGCAGGTCTTGATCCTTATGATTTCACTGTTCTTTTCAATGAAGTCAAAGAATTCAATGACTTGCTTGAAAGATTCAGACCAAACAATTTGAAATTCAATCCTCTTAAAGCTAATGAGATTAAAAAGAAGATTGCTCTCTGGTATGAAGATGGACCCGCTTTCATGAGCTCTTTGCTTAGAATAAAGTACAGACCAATCTATGAAAAGTCAAAGAGAATTCTTTATGAGATAGCAAAACAGTTTGTGCATTATCCAAGCAAGATGACTGATGTCACAAAACAGATCCCTAAAGATCTTGATAAGATATTTGAAGGAATTACTAGTTCAGATCCAACAAATGGGTATGCTGTTGTTGGAAAACAAGTTTTAGACAAGTTTGTCCGCGGAAATGTTTCTATGCCTATGCTTAAGAAACTTTGGGCTCGATATGTCTTGACCGGGGTCTTTGATTCAAAACAGATGGATTATGAATCTTTTTTGGAAATCAATGAAGCTAAAAGAAAAGGGTTTTGGAATCCATTTGACAATTGGGATTCTTCAACATATGAAGCTCCAGAACTTGATTATTCTGGCAGAAAGATGCAAGAGGAAATAAATGCAAAAAAAGACAACATTCTCAATATTGAAGTTTGGGATAAAGCTAAACGAATCAACAAAGTTGAATATAAGAATGGAAGAATGATTGCTACTTCTGTTTTGTTTCCGAATGATATTCTTGAAAGAGATCCAGTAAAAATAGTTCCAAATACCGAGATGTCTTCTAAAGAAATTAGAGATATGGCTTTTGAAGTGATCCCTAATAAGCTTTATGGAATTCCTATTGGATATGCTACTCTTTATAGAAGAAGCGATGAAGTATCTAAAGAACCAAATGTTGAATACACTTATGATAAAGCTAACCAAATGATAACAATAAGAGTCTTATCAAAAATATCAAAAGGTGAAGAAGTCATTCTTAGAGGAAAATATGAAGGATTTGGAAACCTTTATAAGAAAGATACTTTCAATATGGATCCTGTAGCTAAAGAAGAGATTTCAAAAGTTGACAAGATTGAACATTAGTGAACCTTTCGTGTTCAGGAAGACCGCAATAAATAAAACCAGATAATAGTGAATTTGGATCTTTGAATGATCCATGAAGACACTTAATTTCAAATTAAAACTTTAAAGAGATGAGAGATTTCAACCAAGTTCTCAATGAAAGTAAGAATGAAGTTTTGATGGCTAAACAAAACAGAATCAAGGCAGAGCAAACTGCTATCTTAGAAGCTGTCAAGACCGAGTATATGATAACTTCTAAGATTAAAGAGCTTCCTGTTTTTGAACAAAATAAATTGAAGACCTTGATCCTTGAATACTGGAACCCAAAATCCGGACTTACTGCAAAAGGAGCTAAGTACTTGAATGAAGGTGCTAGTACTTTGACTAAAGATTCTGATTCCGATGATGTCAAGAGATATATTGAGAAAGCTGTAAAATCAAACATTGATGAATATCTGAAAGCTTCTTATAATGGAACTGGAAAACAGCTTATCACTAAGCTTCAGAAAGAAGTTGAATCTATGATCAGCAAGAGAATCAAATATCAGTTTGTTCTTGATGCAGTGATTGCTATCATAACTCCTAAATTGAAATCTCAATTCAAATAATTGATTATGGCTGGAAGCACTAACAGATTAGATAAATTGGTCTTAGACCTTAAGGCTAGAGTGCGTAAAGCTATTAGCCGTGGTCTTATATCTGCTCAAGATATTCGTCTCAACAATGAGAAAAGACTTTTGAATTTCATTAAGTTCTCTTTAGTTGAGCAGATTGACAGAAAAACAGCAATCCAAATTCTTTCAGTTCTTGATTATGATGCTACTGCGAATTGGGATGAATGGGAAGAAACTTATGGAAAAATAACTTGTATTGAAGATTTAGCTATCATTTCAGTGATGACTTATTTGAAAGCAACAAATCTTGACAAGTATGCTGCTTATGTTGATGAAGAGAATAAGCGGATAAAATATGAGAGATGAAAACTTGGTTGTTTACAATAAAACAAGAGGTTCCTAAATTTAGGAACCTCTTTCTATTTTAGGAGATTATAACTGGATTTGTTTATAATTGTCTATTATAAACAAATCCAGTTATAATTTTTAGGATTCAAATCTGAAATCTCCAAATATTTCTTGTGAACTGTTCTTAAAGTCAATGTTGACTCTTTTGATTCCAGAAGTAAGACCTTTGACTACTGCTTCTGAAACCTTAGTAGCAACTTCCATTGCAACCACTCTTGCAAATGTTGCTATCTGTTCATCAGTCATTCCTGTATTAGTCTGAACTATAGAACCTTTAGTAGAAGATCCGGATGAAGCTGCTGGAGCATTTTTGTATTCTGATGTAATTTCTTTACCATAAGCAGAAACTTGTTTAGCAAGGTTGTTGTCTCTAGCATTCTCATATTCGATTTTAAGCTTGAGACCTTCTAATCGGCTCTCTTCTATAGTCTTGAGTTGTTTTACAACTTCTTCAAGTTCTTTCTTATCATTCTGTGTAACATTTCTGACAGACTTGCTGACTCTGTCTATAGATTCTGAAAGCTGAACTGCACCTGCACTGAATTCTTTCATTGCACTCAGCCTTGCTTTCTTATTCTTATTGAGTGCTTCATCAATCTTGACTAATGCTCTATCAAAGATTGCGGCACTTGTCAGCATCTGTTGTGCTCCTTCTTTAAAATCTCCTTTAGTAAAGTTAGTTAAAGCAGCTATGACACTTTCACTATTAGATCTTGCATTTCCTACTTCAAGATTGTTTATATCACTAAACTTCTTGATACAGTTCGTGATTTGCTCTACTGCATGTGCAACCTTTCCAAACTGGCTTTTTTCAAACCACCCACCATAGTATTCATCAATTTTGTCTATAAAAGAATCATCCATAAAGATGTTCAAGACATCTTTGATTTGATTTGCTATAGATGTTGCCGTACCTGCCCAGTTTGAGGTATTGACTTTCTCATCAATCTTGAGCATAGAATCAATGAATCCTCCAAGGACTCCTACAATAGGATTCATTGCTTTTCCTATGTCTTCAATCTTGTCTTCATCAATTCCATCTCTCAAGTACATGTCTAATGCATTGATGAAAGCTATGAAAGACATAGCAATATTTCCAGCTATAGTCTTGATGTCAATGTCTTTGTCTGAATAGACTGGCATTCCTTTTTCATCGTAATGATCTATAAGCTTGAGCTTAGTAGGATCTGCCATCTTAAGAAGAACATCAGTATATTTAGAGAATGAATCAATCATAGGAAGGATTGATTTTCCTAAAAGCTTCATGACAACTAACTGTCGAACTGACATGTTCTCTAAAGTTGGAATCATTCCTTCAATGAAATTCAAAAAACTAGTAGCTATTGCGGCTCCAGTTCCAGCGAAGTCAGGATTCAGTTTTGTGTATATAGGTTTTCCATCTTTGTCATATCCTGTAACATATGTCTGAGACTCCATCTTAAGGATAATGTCAACAAACATAGAAAGGGATTCAAACAAAGGCTTGAGACTTCTTGACAAGAATGGAAGCTTAGCCATTGCTATAAGACCTATATCACTTAATGATTTGATGAGCTCTGAGATTACCTTGCCAATTCCTTTAAGACCAGACCAAAATGCTTCTTTTTGGTTTCCTACTTTAAGAGCAATATCTGTTATCTTATCAAGACCATTTCCAAGAGTTATAAGAAGAAGACCAAGTGGAAGCAATACAGCTTCACCTACTGCTAAGAATGGAGCTATAAGACCTGCTACTGCCAGAATTCCTATAGTCAAAGCAAGAACTTTGCTTATCTCTTTAAGACCTTTCCAGAATGGTCCACTCTGAGATCCAATCTTTAATGATACATCAATCAGAGAATCAAAAGCTTTAGACAAAGCCCATATCACTGCAGCAAGACCAAGCATAGTGACTACTCCAGCCCCTGCTATAAGTGCACCTACACCAGTCATTCCTACAAGGAATCCAAGGATTCCTGTAATTATAGTGACAATGACAAGAACTCCAATAAGACTTCCAAATCCTTTCCAGAAAGTTCCAGGTTGTTCTCCTATCTTCATTGACAACTCTATCAAAGGATTCATAGCAAGACTCAAGAGATATAACACTATGGTAAGTCCTAACATAGCAATAGCTCCAAATGCAAGAACTTTAAGAGTAGACTGTTTTGACAACAAGAATCCAAGAATAGTAGTAATTGCAATAAGACCTACTATTACAGTAGCTATAGCACCAAGACCGTTCCAGAATCCTTCAGTCTGGTTTATCTTGTTGATTAGAGGAATCATTACATAAGACACACAAAGCATCATTACTGCCAATGCCGCAGTAAGAAGCAGAAGTCCTGCACTCAATTTGAGAATAGCAACACCAGCACGCTCAAGATTGAACATCTTGTCAATTATTCCTACAAGAATAATGATTCCAAGCATTCCTGAGACTATAATTGCAGCAGTCTTAAGAACACTTAATGGGTCACTTAAGTTATTGATTATTATTGCTATAAGTGTAAGAACCCCGATACAAGCAGTAATTGCTATAATACTTTTAAACAATCCATTGATTCCTTTATCAGAAGCTCCTATAAGTTTAGCTGAAAGACCTACAGCAAGAATAAGTGCCATCTCGGCAAGAATGATTGCTCCAGTAAGTGTTATTATTTGCCAAGGATTCTTCATTATTGAAAGCAATGTAGCAATCAAGATAAGTCCACCAATGCATAAAGAAATTTGAAGCAGAGCTTTTCCTATATCTCCAAGAGACTTTTCTCCTGCTTTGATTAGATTTCCTACTGCAACAACCATTGCAAAAATTCCAAGAGTTGCTATGATAAGTCCTGCAGTAATAGCAAGAACAAGACCTGGATTCTTGATAGCAAGAAGAAGCATAGAGATTCCCATCAGTATAGCTATAAATCCAGCTATACCAAATAAAGCCTGAGCAAGATTTGAAATAGAACCTTTACTTTCTTTTATTAGGTTGGTAGCTTTTACTAAAGCAAAGAGAATTCCTACAGAAACAAGAATCAAAGCTCCTACTACTGCTAAGATCTCAAGAGGTTTTCTAGTCTGAACAAGAACAAGACCAATTATAGCAAGAGCACCAAGAGCTAAAGTTATGTATAAGAATGACTTAGTAAGTTCTTTGATTCCTTCAGTTCCTTTCTTGACTTTCATTATATCAACTGATGAAAGACCATCAACTAAAGTGGTCAAGAATTCATTTATACTTACAGCTTGTTTCTTTGAAAGTTTTGAAGCAAACTTAAGACCTCTTACAGTCTTCTTATCTGACAGAAGATCAATGACTTGAATTATTGATTTTATTGATTCATTAAGTTTCTTTGGATTTTTGACTTCAATGCTTCCTATCACTACTAAGAAGTCTTTAATGTCTTGACCATATTTGACATTAAGTTTAGCGGCATTCTTCATTCCCTGAACAGTTCTCTTATCGGAAAGAATTCCAAATAATGTAGCTAATGCTCCTGCAGAGTTTGATATTGCATCGAGACTATTTTGGTCTATGTCATCTAAAGACTTTAAGAAGGTATGGATTTCATTAAGAGGTTTCTTTCCTCCAAGCAATCTTACTTTAATCCAGTTCATCATTCCTTTAGAAAGCTCAGTAAGTCCTTGACCAATTTCTTTTAATGAAGCCGGGTTTGACTTAGCTATAGACAGCACATTCTTGTTTCCAAATAGGTTCTTGCTGTCTGATCCAGCTTTGTCACTTTTTGTAGTGCTTTTTGAAGAATCAAACTTAGAACTTTTTTCAGAATTCTTTTCAATCTTACTGACGATGCCAAGTATTTGATTTAGAATATCGTAAGTACTGTCCATTATAGTCTCTTAGGTTGTCAAAACTATCTATTTTTAAGACAAATTTTAATCAAAATGGTAGTATTCACATATATAGTTTTTGTGAACTCTAATTAAAATAAATCCAATGAAAAAGTTTTTACACTTCGTAAGTAAGTTTATCAAATTAGGCGGGAAACATTTTGTAATACCTACAGTGGCTTGTTGCTTAGCTATTGTAGTTTCCTTCCATTATGGTTTTGTGTTTATAAACAACCAATGTGATCATGAAATCGTTGAAATTGACTCATGTGCTATAAATCGTCAATTTGTCGCTCAACAATTAGAATCAGAAGTTTCTAAATATATTGAAGCTTATGCACCTACCTCTTCTATGACTTCTGAAGTAATTGTCTCTAAATGTCTTGATAAAGATTATTCTATTTCTTTGCTGTTAGCACAAGCACATATTGAATCTCATTTTGGAACAAAAGGCCGGGCAACAAAGACAAATTCTGTTTTTGGAATTGGTGCGTATGATGATGGGACATCAAAATCGTTCTACGAATCGCCTGACGCCGCTATAGACAGTTATTTAGATTTGATGATTAATTATTACCTGAAAGATAATCCGCCCTTAGAAGTGCTTAAACGCGGTCTGACAAGAGGACAATATAGGTATGCAAGTGATCCAGATTATGAATGGAAACTTATAAGAAAAATGAATCAAATCAATTCTGAATATCATATAGAGAAATTACAAGAGATTTACAATTCGTTAAAATAAGTTCATAAGTTATTAGGTTGAATGGTAGGATTTTAATAGTCCTGCCATTTTTTATATTTTAATTTCTTTTAACTAATCAGATTTTTAAGGTATCTTGGAAAGTTCTATATTTGCAGTGTAATCAATTAACAACTAAAAAATTAAAATTATGAAAAAGATAGAAATGGAACAATTGATCGATGAATTACAAAGTCAATTAGCTTCACAAACCAATCTGATATCTACATTGAAATCTCAACTTAAAGACAAATCTGAAGAACTTGAACAAGCACATAAAGAAATGGATAAGAATGTTCAGGAAGCAAAATATGATTTGTGGTGTGATCAAAACAAACAATTTATGGATCGATATATGACTGAATACATGTCAGAGAAAATACCAGATTATCTTCAAGAACATTTGCATTTGAAAGCTGATAGTGATGATGGATATGCTACAATAGAAGTCTATTTAGACGAAAATTTAATTGCTGATTCTACTTTCTTTTTGTCAGTTCGTCGATATTGAAATGCTGATCTTAGAAGCTAGATCTAAACTAGTTTCTAAGATTTTTGAAATAGAATATAAAGGACTATAATGTTCTAAGAGTTATGCAATCGGGTGTAATACCATCTATTCTCATAGATCAATAAGTCATTGTGGTCCTGATGTGTTAAAAAATATTAATGTGAAAATCAATAAGTTATAGTCTCATATAATTTTTGATTTTATTTTAAATTAATTTTATGAGCACTAAAGATCCACAGACACTTAAATTCCAATATTTGCAAAAGTGTCGTCAGTATATCAAAAGAGAAGGTCTTGAAAATCTTCTTCAGTTTTTAGAGTCTTCTGATTTTTTTGAAGCGCCAGCATCAACAGTCTTTCATTCTAATTATCCTGGAGGCCTTTGTCAACACTCCCTTAATGTGTTTGAATCTGCTTTGTCTATATACAATTCAACTTTAAGAAAATTTGAAGATCTTGGCCAGACTACTTATCAGAATGGGTCTCTTTCTGAAGAATCAATAGCAATTGCTACTTTATTCCATGATATTTCTAAAATAGGTCTCTATCATAAGAAAGAGAAATGGAGAAAAGACGAAAACAATCAATGGCAATCATATATTGGATATGAAGCTAAAGATCCTATGCCACTTCCACATGCTACTAAAAGTATTGTGATGATCCAACAATATATGAAACTTACTGGTCATGAGATGTTAGCTATAGAATATCATCATTCATTTGCAGATGTTTCTAGGAGTTTAGATTCAACTTCTAAATATGCATATACAGAAGCTCTTAAAATCTCTCCACTTACGTTGCTTGTATCACAGGCAGATATGATTGCTTCATTCTTAATGGAAGAAATTGTTGAACAAAAATAAACTTATTATTGATATGATCACTTCTCAAAAACATTTAGTATTAGATTTGATAAATCCAGAATATTCTCAAATGGTGTTCAATAAAGAACATCAAACTATTGAAGGAGATTATGATTATGTTCAGGCTGAAGATCTTTTGATAAAAGCAAAAATCACAGATGTAACTTCTTATAATCAATTATTGAATGTCTTGGAAGTTCTTCAAGCCAATATGGGTTCTGGTAAAATGCCTTGTGTGAAACTTGCAATCTTCTTAAAAGATTTTTGTATTGGAAGAGATTATTCTTCTCCTATGATTTATGCTTTATTAGAAGCTTTGGATAAAAGATGTGACAATTTGTTTATTTGGCAAAGAGACTATGCTGGTCTTAAAAAATATCCTGCTGCAAGAGATATTAGAAAGTTATTGTGGAAACTCCTTAAAGAGTATAATCCAACTGCTATGACTATTCCATATAACATTTTCAACGATGGTATCAATGAAGATCTTTCCACAAAGGAGACTGAGAACTTAGTTAAGTCAATAATGTCAACTCAACATAAATTGGAAAGAGTTTCAATTCAAGAAAATAAAGAAGTTAAGATTATTTCTGATGACAACGATGATTTAGCTATATTGATTGTTGAAGATTTTGATAATGTTTACAATTATATCAGAAAAAATGGAATAAAGTATTTGGGAAACATTCTTTCTTATAAGAAAATTATTTTGGTAAATGCATATGCCTCCTTTGACTTTACCATTGATAAACAAACTATGCATATGATTGAAGAAGTTTTTGACCGAATATATTTTCCAGATTTCTTGTCAGATGAGATAAGTGGAAAGGTTTCTGAAGAGATGATTCCAATTAATGTAGAGATTTATAAAACACTATAAAAGATTTTTAAAAAGAAAAAGAGCTAGCCTTTTGTCTAGCTCTTTTTCTTTATCAAATCAATACCCAAGCTTCCGTCACTAAAGGAAAATCTATATAAGGAAACAAGATATGTCCATGATCATGCCAATTCTTTCCCCAACTATTCCTTAGTATGAATCCTTCTTCATTATATCCAACGAGAGTTGCCGCGTGACCTCCAACGAGAGAAGATCCTCTCCAAAATTCATCATTATAGATGTCATAACATTTAAGACCAATAGCTATAGGACCATACATGATTATTGCTCTTTTTGCAAGTTCTATAGATCCAATCATCGCATAATGTTGAATTTTATGACCATCTAATCCAGTATGTTTGAGAAAGTGCAAAGCTTCTTTGATTTGCATTCCATCTTGAGACTTATTAGACCTAGAATCGTACAACTTATCTTTATCAAACTTATTGGAAGATCCATTATTGTTTGGTTTAAGTCTGTTCACCATCCAATCTAATATAGAAGTAAGTGTATAGCAGACACACATAGATGAAGATCCTTGGTCTTCCACTGGAGCCATTGTACTAACATGAGAGAACTCTTTAGGAATTTCAAACAAAGTGGTTTCAAACTTCTGTTCGGTTCCGTCTAACTTTGACTGGATATATCCAGTTCCATATCTGAAGGATTTCATTATTTCTTAAGTTCTGTTCTTCTTTTCTCAAATACAAAAGTCGTATCTTTTTGATTTATCTTAAGACTCGTCAGGAATGTGATTAGGCGTCCCTGCTTAACCGAGTTGTCAGGTCTTAATATCATAAGACCTTGTATAAGATCTTTTGTCTCATAGTCCCTAAATGATGCAGGAATCCATTTAGAAATATCATTTGGTAATTTTTCAGACAGGCACATAGAGTCAAACTGAATTCTAGAAAAAGAATGAATTTCAGAAACAACAATTTCAGATCCTATCTCTTCAGGAATTATAAGATTTCTTGATGGAGAACAATACTGAAGGCAACAAACAAGAATCCCAACAATCAAAAAATAAACTAATCTTTTCATAAGAATTTTATCTAGTAATGATTCCTGCATTTTCAATCTGATCTCCAAGTTTGGAACTTGTTCCTATAAGAGTGACATTCAATCCACTAAGAACATCAATGCTTTGATCTGCACTGTATGTAACTCCATTACTGCTTTGGAATGGACCTCTAAAAAGAGGATATAAGTCTCTGACTTCTACACTGTTGCCAAAGTTGTCAGTAACTCTTCTTGAAAGAATAACATCTCCCATGTCATCAATACCATAAGTATTGTCTCCATATATTTCGAGATTGTCTTTTGATGCTTCAAAATTTACAGCAACAGTATCAACACCATCAACTTCTTCTATAACTCTAACTAGATCTGACTGTGGAATCCTGTCACGTCTCTTATTAGCAATAAGATAATCTGAGACTGCTTCAAGAATAGAAGTGTATACATTTTCAAAAGTATATCCTTCCCACATTCTAATCATCACATTGATTGCAAATCTAGGATATAGAGGATTTATGATTCGGTTCTCTATAGTCATAATTCTTTGACCAGTAGCTTCTATAAGATTCAGGATATTGACTTTCTCATCTGAAGTCAGTTTGAATGCGTCTTCACTACAAGTAAAGTAATTGTAAGAAGAAGTTATTCTCTTTGTAATGTCAGGAACTAAAAACAAATAAATGACATTGTCATCAAGTTTTGAATTCTTCAAAGCAGCTTCTGTATTATTGAGCCTGTCATTAGCAAGCTCTAACTGTTCATAGATCTCTATAGCAGTATCAGAATCAGTTCCATATTTAGAGACTGCTTCTATATAATTCTTCTTTATAGATTCATATTGATAAGAAGCATTGTTGTACTCAGCTTGAGCTTTAGAATCTTCATATGTTTCAAATCCTTTGATAATGTCAATGACACTGAACATATTCATCTTTTTCAAGAAGTACTCGTAATTGATTCTATTAGCAAGAACCATGCTTCTTGAAATATGAGGAGCAATCTCTCTGGTAAGTCTGATGTCTTCAGGATCAGATCCAAGAATCACATCAGATTTCATTGAGATTGACAGACATTTGTTAAGGTCAACTTCTTCAGAAAGAGAGTTATATCCAGAACCTTTAAATTCCCAGAAAGTTCCAGAAGTCATATATGTCTGTTCGATATTTCCATTATATCCATTATTGACCAGATATTCAACCATGATAGAAGAACCTTGGTCAGGAATCCTTCCATTGAATCCATTACCAAAGAAGACATCAATTCCTCCAGAGATTCCTGTCTTGACCATACAAGCTTTTTCATCATAAGACATATCAAGTAATGAAGCCTTAGAAGGCCACAACTCTCCATTCACATAGACATTGATGAAGAACTGATCAATGTTCTGATAGTTCCTTTCTTGGAAATTGAAAGATTGAAGTGGAACTCCAGCTCCAGTCGCTTGTTGAACTTTAATAGTTCCTTGAACTATATTGACATCTATGAAATTTGAGTTTGACAATGTAATCTTTCCAGCTTCAGAAGGAAAACATAAGATATAGTTGAATCCATTAATCTTATTTGTAATAGAAAGTTTGTTAGGGATGTATATTACTTGTCCTTGGTATTCAGAAGTATTATTATATGTAAGACGGATGGAACCACGAGCTCCAATAGCTCTTCCTGCATCGTGGCCAGTAAGAGCTGCTAATCCTTTTATTGCATCAGGACGATAAGCAGTCTTAAGAGAAAGATTTGAAATAGAATCTTCTATATAATACATAATCATTCTTCCTAGATGGAGAATGACTTGAAGCAACTGAGCAAATGGAGAACTTAAATTGAAAGTATTGTTTGCATTCTTATAAGTCTGCTTTACAAAATTAAGTGCATCATTCCAAAGTTGGTCAAACTTGATTCTATTAAGAGAGAATATCTTTTTGTTTGTAGAGTTATCAGCCATTATGGATTCCAGCTTATATTATTTGACAAGCTATCTATTGACAGTGAACAGTTTATGAACCTGAATGGATAAGTTAAAGAAGTATAAAAGGATAAAAGAAATTTTCCTAATTATAATTTATATTTTAAATTTGCAGTAAGAACAATTAAATGAAATGAATTATGGGAATGTGTTTTGATGTAGAAAGTTCAATAGAGAATAAGGATAATATGATTTCTTTGTTTAAAGAGATATATCCTGAAGAATTTAAAAAGGCTGAAAGAGTTTTCAGTGCAATGAATGACAAAGATTTTTTGCAAGTAGGAAATGTCTATAGACCAACAGTGACAGGATTTGGAAATTCTCAATATCTTATATGTACCGAAATCACATATATTCGCCAAGAAGGTCTTCCAGTAGTTGTCGATATGACTTTATGTGAATATGATATGATTAATCATAGAAGAGCTAACAACCAAGCTCGATATAGAGTGTATCATACTGATTTGAAATCCGGAAAGCCTAGATTTGATAGTTCTTATTATTTGAAAGCATTCACACAACTGGCTCTGGTTGAGAAAAAGAATCCAAATCATGAAAAAGTTCTTTATTCAGGTGGAGCTCAAGGTGGAGATTACATATTTGGAGTGATAGCTGAAAAATACGGATATAATGTAGAGCACTATTATGGATTTGCCCACAAGACTCCATTTGGAAATAGTATCATAGATGAGAATGGTATCAATGAAGGACTTCAAGTTGCTAATAGAGTTGCTAGATTTTTAAAGAAGAATACTCCTACAGACTCTACTGCATATGTAGCTAACATGATTGGAAGAAATTGGCACCAAGTAAAAAATACTGAAGCAGTGTATGCAGTTCAAGAACTGACTCCAGATAGCAAACATGTAGAAAGTGGAACTGGTTGGGCTGTAGAAGAAGCAATAAGAATATTGAAAGTTCCTTACATATATGTTTTGGATCCTAAGACTATGCAATGGTATCAATATCAATATGGTTTGGGAATCTTCCAAGAAATAAAAGAACCTAATGAACCACCTAGTCATTTTTCTCATATAACTGGAATTGGTTCAAGAACATTAAAACCAGGAGCAGATGATTTTATCGCAGTAGCTTCTGAGTTGAATAAACTGTTCAATAGAAAATGATTAAAATGAGAGTTCTTAAAAAGAAAATAAAAAGATTTTTATATGAAACAATGGAGATTCCTGTAGAGTTATCTCCATTGTTTGAAATGGCTATAGACAGAGTGTCTTATTGTAATAAGATAAGATCTCAACTTCGTCAGATTCTTGAAAACTTTTGTCTGATTGAATATGTTGAGCAATCTAAAGATAAACAAGAACTTCAAAATCATTGGAAATCTGAATTAGCCGGAATTTTGGTTTCTCTTGGAGGAGAAGAATTGAAAGGAGGAAATAAGAAGAAAACAAAACTTAAGGCTATTTGGAAAGAGTTTGAAGAACCGGATTATGATAAGAACCAGAAAAAGATTCAACGAGTTGTTATGAACAAATTCTTTAAAGAACAAATTTCTGTAAAAAATGAAATGTTTTTAAAGATTGCAAATAACTTTATAAAAGCATTGCCTATGATTGTTGATTTGATAGCTGATGGTAATGAAGAGGAAACCAGAAAAACTATAAGAGCATGGAAATTTTTCGAAAAATAAAAAAGTGGGTATCAGACTTTAGATATGAATTCTATGACAGATTAGCTTGGAAACTGACAACTACTTCTATATTTTGGGTAGCTTTAGAAAAAAGAGATTATGAAGAGAGTGTCAAAAACATATCAAAGGAATTCATTTCTGATTTGATAATATTAAGCTTGATAAAAGATCAAAAAGAAAAATATAGAGAATCTATTAGAATATTGATCTATAAAGTGTTTGTAATGGATTTCTATAAAATTGATTCATTCCATCTAAGAAAACAGGTATATACTGAATGTTTGAAAGCAGATCTAAAAGATCTTTATCCAATTGTAGTTCCTGCAGTTCAAGATACTGTAGGAAATACTGAATTAGCAATTATTCATACTTACCATAAAGTTATTGAAGATATATTGCCAAAATTGATTCATTATTTTGCTAAAGAGGAATTTGCTGATGCTGAAAGGCTAATTAATTCTCTTTAACATTAAAAACTTCTAATTTTCAAATTTAATTTCTATATTTGCAGTAGAAACAATTAAAACATGAAATATGGAAACTTTAGGATTTACTATTACCGGAGATTATATCACTCAGATGATAAGACAATATTGGGTTGAGCTTGAACATAAAAAGATTGTAGAGATCAAGAAAGGAACCGATGGCATTTCATTTACTATCATACGATCTATTGCTGAAGGAATAAACCAGATTATTGGTGAGAATAATGATATGGAAGTAGTAGAAGATGATGTTCACGAGTTTGCTGGCATTTCTTTGCTTTATACAAATATTCGAAAAAGATACAATAACAAACTTATGGATCTCTTTGATAGATTTCAAGGATATTCACACAATCAGACAGTATGTGACAAAGAAGATATTCAATATTATATGAATCTTGCTCTTAAAGCTTCTGATGATATTAGAAGTCTTAGAGAAAACTTTAAGGCCTTCCTTGAGATATGTGAAGACGTTAAAGAAATAAGAGATCCAATGTTCAACACACTTCAAGATAACAAGATTCTTTTTGACCTCCAACAGAAACAAGAAAGAGAACAAGCAGAAGATCATTATCATGATGTCATGAAACATTATTTGCTTTCTCTTGAATTTGATCCTAATCAAGTTCTTAAGAAGATTGTAGAGAATAATAACAATGCAGCTATTATGATGATGCGAATAGACCACACTAATGGATATCGATATCTCTACGAACATAGAGAAGCGCAAGAAAGAATGGAAGATCTTAGAAATAAGATTGGAATTTTTCCTGAAAATATTTTGGACACTATTTGGAATTCTGGATGGCTTGCACCAGATGGAAGATTTTTTGGATGTTCAGATTTATCTCATGAAGAGTTTTCAAAGACTTTATATGAATACAATAAAAATTTGAATCTTTGCTTAAATGAAGATGATTGGAATCCAGATTGTGTTGACAGAGTTTTTGAAAAAGCTAAATGGATTAAGTTCTCTTCTGGAAGATGGTTGTTCGATCAGGTAGAGGACTATTTCGACGGAAAGAAATGGTGGCCAACTAAAGCACAGTATAATGTTATTTTAGAATGGGCTAAATATCGTTCTAATGGAATCAAGATTGTTTTTGGTGATGATACTAAATTTGTAAATCTTGATATTATTGAAAGTCAGAGAAACAGTGTGAAATAAGAAAGTCTAATTTAAATATAGAAAAATGGAAAAAAGATGGTTAGAGGTTAAAGGTCCTCAAAAGAGAAAAGACAAACTTGAAGGATCCATTGTATTTGATCCAACTACTCTTAAAGAAGTTCCTGGAAGTAATTTCTCCATTGGAGATCAAGTATGGTGTTTGTATGGAAGAACCATTACTTATGTTGGTCAGATTGTTAAGATTATCTACATAGCGGAAGTATCAAAGAAGAAAGATATTCTAATTTTCCAAAAAATGGTCTGTCAGAAGGATCCTAATAGATGGAGTAGAATTACTATAGGATATCGCACTGGATATCCATGGAAACATTGTTTTCATTCAGAAGAAGAGGCAAAACAATATATTGAAGATGTGAAGTCTGGAAAAATAAAAGACAAACAAATTCATATCGGAAATCATTAAAAATGTTTAAAAATCTTAGATTTATTTTCAAGTCTAAGATTTTTTGTTTAAATTTGCTTCATAATTAAAAACAATGATTATGGAAACAATTTTAAATTTTTGTAATTTTATTCTTACAGATTATCCTATTGCTGGATGGTTTATTCTTTTAGGATGTCTTATTATAGGAGTCTTGTTTTTAGGAGGAGCTTTGACTCTTGTCTTTTGGATTCTTAGACTGATATGTAATGTTTTTCATGGACTTTATGGAATGATTCGTTATGGTTACTAAATTCAAAAAATTAAAGATTTTTGGTATTATTGTTGGAATTATATTTGTCATTCTTCTATTGACTCCAAGTGGAAATTGCCTTTATAAAGATTCTATTCCAGAATATGAATATCAAGAGACTTATCTTCAGGTTGAATATATCTCAGGTTCTGTCAAGACAGTCAAATTGAATCTTCCTAAGAATGTCAGAATTAGTATGTCATCTTCTAGAGGTTCTTATAATCTTTATCTTATAGAACCTGGAATTTCTATATTCAAAACTAAAGCTCCTATAGGAATCCAGTTGTATAGATTTCCAGGAGTTGTTTATTGTTGTCCCTTTTAAAGTTTTAGATAATGGTGTGGATTTATATTAATGACTTTAAAGAAATTAGTTCTGAAGTCTCAGCAATTCATGTAGATACTCGAAATTTTTATTTGGTAACCTCAGTAGAAGATGTGTTTGAGAACAAAGAATCAAAACAATTGTTAGAAGATCTGCAGAAGAGAGAAGATTACCAAGATTTTCTTATCGAACAAAATGAGATCAAATCCTTTATTAAGGATATTGAGCGTATGACTGGAGGATATGGAGACTGGAGATGTATTTCATTTGATGTGAATAAGACTCCAGAAGATCTGTATCCTAAAGGAAGATATTCTGGATGGTTCAAGTACATTAGATTTTATAGAGTGAGTGGAACTAACAATTTTGTAGTAACTTACGATATTGATTCTAAAAATTTTGTGAAAGCTAAAAAGCTGTTTGTGCCAGAATATATTGATAAAGAAAGTTTAGAATTGTTGTACTAATATGGAAATCAAAAAAGATAATAGATTTGAATTTAAAAAGATACACAATACTAAAGAATGTACAAATCAGAAACAGGCAAAGGTTCTTAAAGATCTTGGTCTTGGAGATTTTGCAGATATGGCTTTAGTAGAGTTTGATGCTGGAGCTACTGAAGTGAAAATGCTATATGATGTTTGTAGTGGAGAGACTATTATTCATAAGTTGTTCAGTTTAGGATCTTTAATGAGCTTGGTTCCTTCTATATTATGGAGTCCGAAAAAGAACCATTCTATAGACGTCTTTATACAGGGAAATACAATTTGTTTGTATGAAGGAAAATATATTCATAGAATTTATGATGCAGGAAATTTGATAGACTCTATAATAAAGTTCTTTAAGGATTTAGTATCCTCTGAAGAGTTTGAAAATTTAGATTGGGGTTAAGAAAAAACATAGAACCAGAAAAGTTTTTAGTCTTCTCTGGTTCTATGTTTTAGAAAAATGCTCTTAGCTTCTTCTATATCATTTGAAAAGACTTCTAAAAAATTAAGATGATTTTTCTTTGCCGTTTCTCTTTTAAGAACATCAACTTCACTCCAAATCTTTATAGCAGACCTATAAAACTTTCTTGTTAAAGATTTTTCCTTCCATGTTTCTAGTATGTTCAAATCTTTTTCATTAGTACAATCAAAAGGATGATCTCCATGAGTCCATAAGCCTTGAATCTCGATAAACAAATCTAGTGATTCTATATAAAAATCACAATGCCATGGATATCTAAGATCTTTGTTCCAATTTCTTTTTATTACATCCTCTTTAAATATGGTCAATAAAAAATCATAAAATTTCTCTTCTATAGATGAAGTTGAAAATGTTCCATTCTTTTGTTTAGTGTTAAAGACTTTGTTCTTAACCTCTTCTGTCATTATAGGATATTCAGTTCCATAATGTTCTATAGAAGTCTCAATACGTTTTCTTTTGAACTCTTCACTTTTGATAAACCAATCAACTCCATATCGTTCATTAAAAGTCTCTTTAATCTTTTCTTGAACTTCTAGACTTCCAAACACATTTTCAGAACCCCACCTTTCTTTATTAGTTCTCTTTCTTTTGTCTTTTATCTCAGGATTATTGATTGCTATTTCAGTTCCAAACTTCTTCAGATTTGTTTCTCTTTCCTTTTGTCTTCTTATAGCATTTCCTTCTGGATTTTCTTTACCCCACTTTCGTTTCCATTCTTCAGAACTTTTAGCTTTCACTTCAGGACTATGGCATTTCTTCATAGTGCATCTATTAGAACAGAACTTTCTGAATCCTTCAGTAGCATTTTTCAATTTAGTAGGAGCTCCACATATTGGACATACTGGATGAACTTCAATTTTATGTTTTATCCTATAAAGAATTTCCAGAATGTTGTTTGGATCAGAATCTTGAAATCTATGTTGAAGATAGAATCTTATTCTTGGATTCTTTTTTAAGAAGACCTTTGAAGTTTTGTTTGCATCTATGAACCCTAAACTGTTGAAACAAATCAACAATATAAATTCATCTGTTATGATATCTGGAACTTGAAATTTCATTGGAATAATGCATTAAATTAAAAATTATAGATTTTAACTTTAACCTGATTAAAAACAAAAAGCTCTAGAATTAATTCTAGAGCTTTGTAGTTTATAGTAGTTAAATTTATAATTTTTGATTAGAGGATTATTTCGTTGAAATAATCACAACGACAGGTCCAGCCGGTAACCTTATACAAGTCTTGAGACATGTAATCTAATTCTGGAACCGTTATTTGAGTAATTGGGAACAAATTATACAAGATCCATTGTCTGTATGGATTCCCTGCTCTATCTTGCATAGTAACTGTAGCATTTGGAGCAATATAATCTTTCTTCAAACCAGTTCGTCCAGTCAATGGGTCAAATATCAAGTCACTCCATTGTCTCAATTGTTTAAGAACTACATGACCTGGAGTTCCATTGCTATATTGTAAGTTGACTTCAAAATCAAAAGACACATCAATATAAGTATTTTCTGGACGAGAGCCTGCAAATGATCTCTGAGCATACTTATAATTTTGTGTAACTGCTCCAGGATTTTTAGTAGTGTCCAAACCACCTACTTTTTGAACACCTTCCAAAAGAAGGTTTGTATCTTGTTCTGTAGCACCTAATGCTGAAGGAAGTGAAATCTGAACAGTAAATATATTGAGGTATAATGGCTCCATAAGATCCTGTGAGATCCTACTATTCTTATAGTGAGAGAGGCCAATTAATCCATTAGATTTTTGATCTGCCATAAGTTTTAACTATTAAAATCTTAAAAGATTAAGTTCTTTTAACGTTAACTTATTTATTGGCTGATGATTGGAAAATTTTTGGTCTTTTCAATTAATCTGGTATTTGGTTGTGAACCAAAAGGTCCCATCCATAAAAATCAATCAATTCTTTCAATCCTTTCTTTGCTTTAGATAAAAATTGCATACTTGGGCCATAGTTCTTAAAAAATGATATAAGGTCTGGAAATTTTATAAAATCGAGTATTGTATCTTTTAAAGTATAGTTTGAAGAATCAAGAACCTTAGAATCATTCATTAATAAAAATCCTGGAACTGTATAAGTGATTAAATAAGATGAATCTAATTTAAATTTTATGGATAAAAATAATTGAGGGTCTTCAAAAAAGCAATTTTTATAGATTAATTTGATTCCATTATAAAGATCTACTTCAATAGTTTCAGAAGAATTTGAAGAAAATGACTCTTCAGACAGAGAATTTAAGATTGGATATATGAACTCTCTAAGAATAGTAATCGCATTAGATTCTACATCATTAAAATTTTTAAACAGGCCTAAAAATTTAAGTTTTAATTTTTCCTGATAGATTTGATCTTCTAGAATATCCTCTTTATCAAAGTTCATACTCATCGATTGTTTTTAAAATCTCTTTTAATTTGTTCCTATCATTATCAACTAGGATGCAATATTTGATTTGGTTTTCTTTTATGAAATTAACATCAAATGGTATAAATCCTTTTAAATCCTGCTTTAAGAATATTTTAAATTTAAAAATAACTTGGTTTGTTTCTAATTGCCTGAGAGAGATAAACAGTTCATTTCTTACATTTATAATATTCACTTGGATCCCAACAAATTCCACTATCATCATACTTCCAGTCACTAGTTTGGGGACTCCATATTCAATCATCTTATTAAAAGGTTCAAGACCAAGAAATCTTTTATAGACAAGATGCTCAAAAGCATATCCAATTTCGGATTCTATGTTATCATTATGAAATTCCATTTTAAAATTCTCTTTTATTATTTTGCAAATTTATAAAATAGTTTCCATATTTAAAAATAATATCAAACAAAAAAGAGGACTTATATGTTTAAGTCCTCTTCAATCCTCTATTATAAAGTAAGTTTACTCATTTAGCCCTCTTAAAAAATTATTGACAAAATCAAAAAACTCTTCTCTAAAATCTTGGTCTTTTTCTATTTCTTCTGAAATCTTATCAAACTTGAAAACTTTTGAAAATTCATTAGAATTAGAATTCAAGATGGTTTTTATTTCAGAAAGACTTCTTTGACTATTATTGATTTTTATCATAAAGTCTAGTACAAATCTATAAGAAATAGAATTATAATCATCTATTTGAATGACTTTTATTGATTTGAACAATTCTCCTAATTCATATCCCCAATGCAGAAAATCTTTAGGATCTCCTGAAATTATAGAAACCCATAGTTTAACCTTAAAAGAGCCATCATCATTATTGAATCTCTTTTTCAAGTCTTCTGACAGATCAAGAATATCTGTTATCTTAGTTCTTACCTTTGAAACTGGTTCTTTTAAATCGATAGTATAAGCAGTACTCATATTAGGTTTGTTACCTGGAAAATCTTCTCCAATTATCAAATGAACATTAGGTTTTTCATAACTACCTTCTGGAAGGTCTTGCCAGAAAGAGAAGAATTTAGGAACAAGCTCTTTATAATATTTGTCTGACAAAATCAAGGTAACAACAGGAACATATCTAGAATCATATAATTCTTCTAAATATGTTTCTTTCATTTTATTGAACACAATATTTGATTCTATGTGATCAGAGACTTTTTTTATTTCTTGATTTATATCATCATTATCAGAACCGTCACTAAAGTCAAAAGCTTCATTTATGATAGAAGAATTATAAGCTGCATCAATAATTTTTCTGATGTCTGTATATTTTACTCCAGGAAGGATCTTATCAGATATTTTATCGGTACCAATATACAATATTTCTTTTATTCTTTGTTTTAGATTTTGAGAAAAATTATTTCCATTAAGTTCATCAGCCATCATATAAAAACTAAAAAGATAAAAATTATCTAAAAGCAAATATACAGTATTGGCAATATATCGATCATACTTGAATATGAGCTTGCATAATTTAGAAAAGTCTGATACCGAAGAAATCTTTATTTTATAAGAGAATTCTGGGTTGATAACTTTTGGTAACGCTGGATTAAAATTAGGACCATATATTTTCAAGAATGTAGATTTTATATCCTCAAGGACAGTTTCTAATTCATCAGTAGTTATTGGATTCTTTGTTTGACTAAATTTGATATAGTATATTTTTGCACTATTAGCTATAGCATGCATATTACTAGGAGCTCCTTCTAATGCAATAAGATAATCTTTATAATTATCTGCATCAACAGATAAAGATTTCCCATTAGGATATTTTTCAATAAGAGGTTCTAAAATTTCCTCATACTTTCTTTTCTTATAATTTGAAATAGAAGATTCAACTTCTTTGTCTATATTGTTTTCATTGTCGAAATCAAAAGATTCATTCAAAGTTCCGAGATAGCTTCTTCTGATGATTCCTTGAATGAATCCTGAACTAGGAGATATATTGAGGTCTCTACAAATATCATCAGTGTGTCTTTCTAATTCCATACGAATAAGTTGTTTATTAGTGAATGAAGTGTCAAATACTGATTCTGGAAGCAATTGACAGGTTCCTCCATTAAAAATTATAAGAAAATTATTGATAACTATTGATGCATGTCTGAATAAAGTTTTACAGAGGCTGTCAAAATCCATGACATCATTTATATCAACATATAATCTAAATGCTATAGAAAGTTTTTTGACTATATCAGGTTTGAAATTCGGACCATATAATTTTAAGAAGGTCACTTCTATTATATCAAGAATATTTTCTAACTCTTCTACTGAAATTGGTTGTCTTCCTTGAAACCACAAGTCATAGTAAGTTGAGTCTTTTTCTGAAATTGGTTTGTGCATATATTCTGGAGATCCTTCTAATGCAATAAGATAATCTTTATATTTAGAAGTGTCTGCATTTATAAATCTTCCATCTGGAAACCGTTTTATAATAGGAGCTAAAAGATCTTCATACTTTCTTTTCTTATAATCTTGAATTGCTTTTTTAGATTCATTTTCTATAGTTGAATTATTAGCATCAAAATCAAAAGCTTCATTTATATAGAAATATTGAGAACTCATAAAAAAATTAATGAAATATTTCAATCGTATCTATGAATAACATATATAAAGTATGTTGATTTAACCTATTAAAAATAAAGAAAATGCTTTTGAATTTCTTGCTTTACTTATTTTATTTTTTGTTGTTTTTAGTAGTCATGGTTTCCTTTCTCGTGACTATAGTTTTGCTTCCATTTTTGATTGTATGCTACTGTGTGGTAAGCATGTGTCATGTCATATTAGATGTTATGGATGGATGGTTTAGAAAAATAAAACTGAATATCTTGAAGATTTTCAGAAAGTCCCATTCTAAAAATAACAAATGTGATTGCAATTGTGCTGAAGACATGTTAGATTGGCAAGTTGTCAATAAAGAACTTAAATAGTAATATCTTATACTTTAATATCGGAATTTTAACTTAACATTCATTATATTATACATTATCCGCATTTATTTAACCAAAAAGAGATTGACAATTTGTCAATCTCTTTTTGCATTATAGTATCTTTTTGTTACATTCCAGAAAGTTTGATAGATTGCAACAGATCCTTCCTAAAAGATCTCCAAGCGGCTTTGTCATAATTAGGTTTTGCATTTGGATTCCCAGAACCATTAGCATCAAGTTCTATATAAGGAAGAATGTAGTCAGGCTTTTTCCGGCCGGTGCCCTTTAAATTTTTAATTATTATATTTTTTTCTAATGTTCCAGTGGCTCTTCTTATTTGTCCATCTTTCCTTTTATAGACAAATCTTACTGGTCCTTCCCTCAACAATCTTACAAGTTCCTTAAGCAATCTTCCATTGATAGGTCCTAAATTCACCACTTTAGTGTCTTTAGTATTCTTCTTACCAAATGAAGAGGTATTGAACTCAATTTTTGGTTCATCTTTTTTAGGTTTCTCTTCTGGATCTTTGCTATCTTCTTTCTTTTGCGATTGATTCTTTTTATTATCCTTTTTAACATCAGCAAGTGTCTTAGCTTTTGAAGTCCTCTTTATTATTGCTTTCTTAGCTTTCTTGATAAGTCTCTCAAACAAAGCACCATCAAGAGTTTCTAGATCTTCATTAAGTTCTAGAAACTCTACTAACTTGCTTATGCTGTCATCTTTCTTTAAGATTACTTTCATGATGCTTTTGTATCTTTTAAAGACTTAGTCTTTCAACATTTCACCAATATATTGGATATACTTCTCATTATAAGGCAGCTCATCATTCTGATGAATTGGTTGGATCATGTCTTTATATTCATTGACAAATGCCTCATTCAATATCTGACGTTGCTTTTGCTGGCGTAAGCCAGTATTGTTCCAGAACTCATCAACATCTTGTTTGTTCTCAAATATAAAGAGTTTCGCACTTTCAGAAATTGAATCTTGAACTTCTTTAGGAGCTGCATTGAACAAAGCTTTGTCCTCTTCCGATGCTAAAGCCATCCATTTCTTTCTTGAAACTTTTTCTTTTTTCAGAGGAGTCTCCCATTGCTCATTGATTCCTGCTATATCAATAATAGCATTCTCATAAATGTAATCAGCTACTTTAGCCTTATCTCCATCTAACAGTTGAGCAAACTTAGCAAAATTGCTTTCAGACAAAGATACAGCAAATGGATACATTTCAATAATTGATTCTTTTACTGCTTTCTTTGCTTTAAGGTCCTTGATTATATTGTCATACTTATTCAAGGTCTCTTCATTTCTTTTCTTGATATCTGCAGATTTAGCCAAGGTGAATTCTTTGTCTTCTTTTTTAGGTTCTTCACTAGAAGAAGTTTCTTCTTTTACTGGTTCTTCTTTAGATTCTTCTTGGTCTTCAGAGGATTCTTTATCATTTTTATCTTCTTCAGATTTCTCTTCTTTTTCAGAATCTTCTTCTTTAGTATCTCCTTTGAATTCTGCATCTACTGAAATAATGTCAGAAGCAAACTGAGGTTCTATAGTGACAATAAGATCTGCATCTTCAGAAGTTCCTGATGGTTCTTGAGAATCTTCTTGAGATTTTTCTTCAGTATCTTTAGTTGGTTCTTCTTTATCTGTTTCAGTAACAATGCCAACTTCTGCTACAGGAACACCTATTGCTTGAGCTCCATCAGTTCCATCAATCTGTTCTGGAGTCTTAGTTTTTGAAGTCAGAGGTTCTTTGACTTCTTCTTCATTTATAGTCATATTAGAAATATCTTGTTTAGGTTCAAAGTTTTCATCTACTTCCTCAATAATGACATTCTGATCTGATATAGAAAGAGAAGGTGCTACATTCACTACTTTAGAAGAAGCTTGTTCAGATTCATTCAGAAAAGCTAACACTTGTGGACTGAATGATTCACTAACCATATTCAGTTTAGCATCTGGAAATCCAGGAGTAGCTACAATATCATATGTGAACATCTGTTGAATATGCACATGAGAATCGGGACCTACAGTTCCTGCAGCACGAGAAGAAACATAGAGAGGATATCCAGATTCTACAAGAGATTTGACAATATTTCCATTTGGAGTGTCAAGAAGCTCAAGACGACCCATTACAGCATGTTTAGATTCATCATACCAAAGGTCTGTAATCTTATGGGAGACTTCTTTGATTTCTATACCAAATCGGGCATTTGGGTGGTCTAGCTCCCCAAGCAAAGCCCCATCTTTACGAATCATATCCCTAAGATATGAGACATGTTTCAGAACTTCATCCTTATCATAGATTCTGCCATTGCGATTCTTCTCTTTTGAAATTGGAGTGAATACTCCTTCGAAGACATATTTTTTACCAGATCCTGCTGCAACTGACTCGTTCAAAGTCAATGCATTAGTGGTCTTATTCCGAATTATATAATTTTTTCCCTTTGTCATCTCAAACAAATGCAGTTATAACAATGGTATTTATTGTCCAGAGCAGCTTTGAATTCCTTGATAGCTAACTCAAAGTCATAGACTACCAAATAGTTAAGATTGGTTTCCTTAGCTATTCTAATCTTTTCTGGATCATCTACAGTCCAAACTTTTATTGCATTTTGGTACGTTCTTGAAGCGGAAGATTTTGACCTTAATATTTCTAACCTCTCAAGGTCTTTAACGTTACTAGAGTCAAAAGGATGGTGCCAGTGTGTCCAATATCCATTAAGTTCTATGAACAAATCTAAAGATTTGATGTAGAAATCACAAAGGTACAGATGCCCATCACTTCTTTTATAACGAGGATCTTGATATTGTCTAATAACATCTTCAGATCCAAATTTATCGCACAGTATCTGATAGCACTTATCTTCTTGTCTGGTAGAATATAGAATATCTTTGTCATTTCTTTTGCACTCTTCAGAACAGTAAGTGTGATAATGTTTATGATGTCTTCCACAAAATGATGCTGGATTACCACACATCTTACATTTAGGAATTTCTTCATATCCGTAGAATATCCTATAGAGAGTTTCTTTGAGTGATCTAGAATCTTGAAATCTTGTTTCTAAATAAGCTTCGAGTTTGGGTTTTCTTTTTAGTCTAGAAGAGGAGATTTGGGTAGAATCAAAAATAGTATGACCTTTGTGATTCTTTATAGCAATAAGATCTTTAATGATTTCATCTGTATAGTATTCTGGTTCTTCTAGGATAAAACCTATAGAAGAATCCTTGTTCATTTGTCTTTCTCTGTCTAGTTGATGTTTCTGATCTTTTAAGACTATTCCATTTTCATAAGCAATAATAGAGACAATATCTCCATATGTCTGCCTATCATAAGATCTTTTTGACTCTAGAAATTCTTTGATTGACGAATGTTTGTCTAACCATTTGAGATTACACTTATTTGGGTTGACTTTGTTTTTAGAAGTGACACACTCTTTTATGATGTAGTCTTCCGAGATTTCCATTTTTTATAAGAACTTTATTGATTTTATAAGAAAAGAGTTTTGTCTATTAAAACAAGAAAGCTCGAGGAATTTTAATTCCTCGAGCTTTCAAAAACAAAACAAATATTATGATATGAGAGGAGGTTGACTCTGTTTTACCAATTCTAAATTCTCTTCAGTTCCTTTTGCTCTAGTATGCGCAATTATTTCATAATATGCATTATTTCCTTTCTTTATCAATTCTTCTATATCAAAAGCTCTACCATAATCAGAGACTTTACTTGCTAACAAATATTTGTTCTTACTTCTAAAACAGATATTATTGAATCCAAATTTTCCTATCTGATATCCTAACGGTTTCAGATACTCAAGCATTTCACTTAATGTTTTTGACTCTGAATATAAAGTAACTAAAAGAGTAACTCTTATATAATCAAAATTGAGCTTTAGAGAGAATTTATTAAGAGCTTCTATATAAAAGTCTAGTTTCTCAAAAGGCATCTTATCAATGTCAATGGTAATGCTTGAATATTCATCTTTTCCACAAGATACCTCTATCCATTTCTTATCTTTAGGATATTCATTAATCACTCTTCTGATGACAGGAACTACAATATCATAAGGAACAAATATAGTCTTGTAATATTCTGGGAATTTAAAATCTTGCCCATAATTAGGGGCAGAATTTTTAGGAAATGAATTAGCTACAGAAAGAATTCTATCAGATATAGTCTTTACTCTGAGATTTTCTTTTGTTTGATTAATCTCAGAATCAATATCATTATCTTCTAAATTGAATGAGTTTAAAAAGAAGTTGAATTCTTCTGGCATATAATATTAAAAATGAATTATCAAAAATATTTATAAGTTTCAGGTCCAAAGACCGCATCTTCAAGAAGCTTTCGAATATATGAATTTCTATAGCCAACAGAATTTGTTTTTAAGGGCGGTTTTTCTGTGGTATGATAAAATACTATATCTTGAACAAATTCGCCAATAGTGAAGCTCCTAGAAACTCCTGCGGAGCAATGAATGACCAATTTGTACTCATCTTCATCAAAAAGAATAAACCTATAAATAAAGTTAGTTATCTTGATAGCATCTTCTAAAGTCATGCAATCTTTTTCTGGAGATTCTCCATCAACAAATGAATAATCCCCAAAGTCTAAATTTAAGACACATCTTCCTTCTGGAAGAAGATGTGAGTCTTTTCCATTTGCATAATCTTTTTCTTTATCTGAATCAGGAGTGTTCCATGGATCTGCTATAGAAATAAATATGTACTTTTGCCCATAAGCTTTAATAGGAAGATCTGGATTATAAGAATCAAGAATATGAAGGCCTCTCACTAAAGAAGTAAAATCCTTTTTAGAACAGACTTTAATTGATTTTATCATTTTGAAACTTTAACTAAAGATGAAAAAACATTGTTAAGACAATCACATGAAAAATAATAGTCTTTGGTTCTATCAAAATCTTTCTTATAAGATGCCATGTCACCGGCATTTCTGATAAGTCTTCCTGTATAGAAAAGGACTTTAGAACCTCTAAGAGCAGGAATACCTTTTTTGAAGTAGACATTCCTATAAGTTTTAGGAGTTTCTTTAGACTTTATTGAAGATTTTTTCGATATTGATGGCATACTGAATCTTGATGAACATTTTCTACAAGACATATAAATTTTAATAAGATTTGACTTTTTTGAATTTTCCACATTTCTTGCAAACAAAGTGGTAAATTGAATAAGTTCCACTGAAATCACTTTCCACATTCACAGTACCTATATGTTCCCATTCATGATGGCAACCAAGTTTGTCTAAAATCTGACAAAGTTTTTTCTTTATTTGACCCATTATAAATTATAATTTAATAATTTTAACTTTTCCACATTTGTGACAGACCATAACTAATTTTAGATAAGGAGCAAAGTCATCTGCTACTTTAACTTCTTTCAAAACTCTCCATGAGTGTTTGCAAGCTTTCTTTTCTAAAAGAAGATTGATGTTCTTAAATAATCCCATATTTGACTAATCCCATTAAAGTTCCACATATGATTCCACATAACAATACACAAGACCAAAAAAATCTAGAAGTTCCTAATGCAAATGGACTGAATTTCCAAATTATTGCATAAGTGTCGGTTTCTCCTTCATTTGGATCATAGAAATTATAAGTGTTGAATGTCAAGTATTCTCCCCACATAAGGTCTTTGTCAAAATACTCATTCTCTGGTCTTGTCTGATCTAGAAGATAGATGTATCTTTGATTTAAATCATGATTCATCATCTGAGTTCTAGACAAGACTTTCTGAGTATAGACAATATTTCCTAGCCAATTAGTCTTAAGGTTCAGTTTGTTAAAAGTAGACGAAACATTATTCTTTTCTTCTTTAATATCTCTTCTGAACCTAAAGAAATTTTGGATGTCTTTCCAAGCTATATAAAAGATGTTATTCTTTAGGAATTTCATAATGATTTTTCTTTAATCTTTTTAAGTTGTTTGCATTGTTGAATGAACCTTCCTACGTGGAATCCACAATCAACATAATTAGGAGAACTGTTTTGAAATTCTTCTAAATTTTTTCTGATTGAGAAATTCTTTGGATCCATTTCATCTAAATCATATCCAACACCATGAACATCATATGTCATTTGGATAGAACTACATGAAAGCCATACAGCATGTTTGAATCCTGCACAGACACATACTGAAATTCCAGCATTTTCAATCCTTTTTTTTATCTCAGGAGAATTGATTCTCAAATAAGCTCCTTGGATTTCTTTTTTAGAAGTTTCCATTTCTTGATAATGTTTTTGATTATACCAAATATCCTGTTTCAGGTGCTACATCTAAATACATCTCATACAATTCTCTATGTTTTGTCTGAAATGCCTCTCGTATCTGAAGTCTAGCTCCACGTAACCAGTTCTTAGCAGAAGCAACATTGATATTTTGTTCTTCAGCAATCTCATCAAGCTTCTTTCCTTTAATAAGCTTTTCAGTAATAGCCATTTTCCATTCTGGTCTCAGATTCTCAATTTCATTGATTGAGATGTCATAGACTCTTTTGATAATCTCTTCACGAGAAAGCATTCTAATATCATTTGGATTCTTAACTTCAAAATTCTCTTGTGGATTCTCACAGTTATTTCCACTATTGAAGACAGTAGATGCATAGAGATCATTGATGTCTGTATCTACTAAATTCTGAGCAGCTTTTCTGTTAAGCCATCCAAGACATTCATATCTCAAAATGTTATAGACCCAAGTAGAAAACTTTGCTATAGTTGGATCAAACTGATCATATTTTGTCCAAATTTTCTCAAATGTCACTAATGTCATCTCTTCAGCAACATCTAAAGTAGGAACATATCTCAAGGCAAACTTTCTCATGCCATAGAACATTCTTGTATATATAGGTCCAAAAGTCTTCTGAGAAGGGTCCGCAATAAATCTTTTTGCTAACTCATCGGTATCAAGTTTTTCAATTTCCTTTTTTACTCTTTTCTTTTCTCTTGCCGCGGAAGAATCTAAGACTTTAGTTGCACCGGCTTGTTCAAAAATACCAAACACGGTTGGTTCTTCAAGATTTGTTTCTTTTATCATACAAGTATATATAATTTTTGTTTTTGATTAATATCTTCTATTAAAAAGAAGATTGTTGATTTGATGATGCAAATATACAAATTTCTTCATAGACAAGAAAACCAAGGAAGAAAAATTCCTTGGTTTTTATATATTTTAACATTTTATAAGTTAAACTTGAACTAAATCCCATAAGGTTTGCTGACCTTCAGGAGTCTCTAACAAATGCATAAAATTTCTGACAAGATTATAAGGGCATAAAGATATAGCCATGATAATCTGATTCATAGTCTCAAGTTCAATATATTCAGATTGAATTGCATTGAAGATATCAGATACTTTGAAATGTCTTTCAATAGTTCCTACATTAGCACTATATGGAAGTGTTCCTACAGTAGAGTGCAAAAGTTCAACAAACTTAGGTTTCAATTTGATTTTCTCAACATACTCTTTAGTAAGAGGTTCAGGCATTTCATCAATCTCATTATTAACAGTTATGCCTAATTGAATATCTTCAGGTTTAATTTCTTTGATTTCTTCTTTCATATTCTTTATCTTAAAAATCTTTAACAATAATTTTATGAGTTCATAGATAACTCGATTAAAAAGAAAAATGTCATGGCAACTGCTAAACCAAGAGTAAAAGACTCTCCTCAAAAGGCAAGAAAAGGAAATCGTAAAGTTATAGATGAAAAGGATACTGCTAACAATCCTCTACTTAAGATTGATGACGGTGTCTTATTCTCTATAGAATCTGGAAACTTCTTGAATGATCCAACTATATACACATTTCCAGGATTTGAAATGTTTGATCCTCAAAAACCAGAGACATTAGATCTTACAAGATTAGACAACAATTCGGAATTTGTCTGTATATTACTTTATTTTGAATATCTTATTACAGCAAGATTCAAATTCTCTTATATAAGACCTTTGCTTTCTGCAGGAATGGAACTTCCTAAAATAATAGAAGCAATAAATCATAGATTGCTTACAGAACTCCAATTAAATGTTCCAAGTTTTGATGTGATTATAACACTCCAAGTAGAGAATCAATGCCGAGTAAAATATTTTACAAAAGATATGGAAGTCTCAAGAACTAAAATAGAAAAGGAGTGAATTTTCACTCCTTTGTTCTTATTCCCAATCACCTGAATAGAAAGCTCGAGTAAACTGTCCAGGAAGTTGTTCTAATATAGGATCTTCATATTCTTTTGGTTCAAGATAATTGTCTTCAAGAACTTGAAATAGGATTCCTAAATCTCCAGGATTAGTCAGAACTACAGTAAGTCCATTATTAGGATCATTATAACATCTAAGACCAGCATTATTACAAAGTTTCATAATAAGCTTATCATTATAAGCAACTCCTAAAAGTTGAGGCAAAAAAGTATCTAACAATACTCTATGAAATTCCTGAGAAGTTCCCTCATTCAAGGTTTCATTCTCTTGTACTTTAGTTGTCTCTTTAGATTTGGCGGCTTGACCATTTCTTTGTGCTTGAGTATGAAGAAGTTGTACCATTTGCTGGTCTACTTGTTGACATATGTCATTATAATTTTTAGTAGCATCATCAACTTTCTTCTTTGCATCAATCTTTTTAGCTTCTAACTCTGCCGCTTTAGTTAACAGGTCTGCATCTGATAAAGATGACTGGACATCTTCATTGACTTTCTTATTATATGATTGTGTAGTGAATTCCATATCCTAAAACATCAATATGATTATCTATCAATTAATTAGAAACTTAAAGCTTGATATATTTTTCTATCTCTTTTATGTCATCAATTTCTAATCCGGACAGAGATTTTAATAAATCTTTACCATTTAAATAATTAAATCTTAAAGTAGTAGAAATCTTATTATCAATAAAATCATAAAAAAATTCTGGGAAAACCATATAGTAAAGATATAGACGGTTTCCAGCATTAACTAATTTCACATTTGAATCTTTATTGATACTTTGATGTAATTTAAGAAGAAGATCTTTTGCTTTAATAGTTGTTACTTCTTCTTTTACCTTTTCAATTTCTTTCTCTATATTATCTTCTTCAAAATTCATAATTCACTTAAAATATCAAATATAGGTCATCTTTTTTATTAGAAGTTTCAAATGAGGCATCGTTTAAGTATGTCCATTGATGACCAAGAATACTTGATTTCTTTATTACATTGATTAACGCAGAAAATTCCTTGTTAGAAATTTTTAATAGAGTAAAAGGTCTTATTAGATTTATCCGTTGGTCGTCCAATAAAATATATTTAAAGACGGCAGATTTAAAAATTTCAAATTCTGAAGGATGGTATCTTTCCTTTATTGGAAAGGTTTTTAAACCAGAGGTCTTTTCAAATAACATACCTAATGGAACCGCAGTACTAGAATTAAACTTATTACTAGTATAGTTCTTGACATATTCTCTATCCTCCCCAAAGATAAAATCAAATACAGGACCTTCATGAAAGTAGTAAAGATCTTTATTTGGATATGGGTTATAAAAAATATCGTCAAATGAGATCATTTCTAAAAGATATTTTATTTTTGCCTCGGCCTTTCCAAATTCTTCATCTATATAATCATTGGTAAAATCCATAATGTCTCTTTTTAATATTTCCACAAATTTATAAAAAGAAAAAGACTTTATAAAATTCTTATAAAGTCTTTTAATGTTCTTTAACAAAGGCTATTGTAGATATACAATTCTATCAAGAATTTCTTTGTCAATAAGATGAGAATTATACTTAAGCAAATCTCCAAAGCATCCATCTAAAACATAAGAGATACAGTAATCTCCATTAAATCTGACACCACGCCCAAATCCTTGTTGTAAAGTCACTATAGTACTGTTTGTATACCATAACTGGCTTTTCTCCATTTTAGCCTTTACTAGTTTGTCTCCTAAATTAGGATATGGAACTTTCATGACTATCAAATACCGACAAAGGTCGCCATCTAATGATATTCCTGTGGTCAATGATGGTCCAATCAGTATTTTATTTTTAGAATTCTTATACTCATATATAAGATCTCCTTTAATCTTTGAATCATTATAGATGAGCATTCTTCTTCTCAATTCTTTAGGAGCATTCTCAAACAGATAGTTGCTGAAAGCAAATGAACCTGTCTGAACAATCCCTTTCTCGTCTTTATGCTTCTCAAACAACTGGTATATCAGATTGCAGACAATAGGAAGATTCTGGTCTTTCTCTTTATAGTTCATCTTAAAGTTTGGAAGAAAATAGATTGGGCTCTTGCTAAAGTCAAAAGTACTTGGAATCTTGCTGAATCTATATCTTTTATCTTTGTCAATATTTTTAAGTCTGAAAATTCCTATATTGTTAGCATATATCTCTGAATTGCCTATAGTAGCTGAAAGAAGAAGTTCAAATCCACATTTGTCATGAAAGTATTTCTTAACAAGAAAGTCTTCATATATGCAATTAAGTTTAATCTTATCAGCATTGTCACAATTCTTGACCATACAATCCTTTCCTATAACAGAAATCAGATTGAGATAATCTTCAAGAGCTCCATAAAGAGTAAGAGCAAAATCAGATAAGTATAAGGCTCTTCTAATCTCTTTATCATTGTATAAAGAGGAATTTTTCTGACACATATTCTGAACAACTCCATTGACCGCGGCAAGTGGTGCTAACAAATCTCTATACTCTTTAATTTTTTCAAAAAGCTCATCTTGATCCTTTGAAATAAAGATGTTATAGGCGGCTTTGTTAAAATCATGAATTGTTATACTCCCTGCTTTCATTCCGTTCGCCTGCGCAAAAGTAATGAGTTCTGAGAGCTTATCATTATTCTCATTATCAATCTTTGGTGAATATTGCTCTTGAACTATCTCTCCAAGTTTATGACACTCATCACAAACAATAAAATCTCTAGCTTCAAATGGAACATCATTAGATCGTCCAGAAGATTCATAAATTGCCGCTACTGAGTTTCTTTGTATGAGAAAGAATGAGTAAGTCATCAAAGTTACAGGTGCCTGCATAGCAAGCTTACGTTGCATAACATATTCACAAGTTTCAGCACAATCGAATCCTGCTTTGGAAGAATCATATCCATTAAAAAGAGTCTTATATGGCACTTTCTGAATTCTGCATTCTCCATGTTTGAAAGACATATGATTTCTTGTGCAAAGATAATTTTCAGAACCTTTTATAACTCCCCAATTAAGATTATATTTTTGGAAGTCTTTGGCATATTGGTCAATCAGTCCAAGGTCTGAGGCCAAAATATAAGAACGTTTCTTATAATACCTCCATAAGACCCCGGCACAAACCATGGCTACATTAGATTTTCCAGATCCAGTAGGAGCCTCTACTACTTGACATTTTATTTCTGGATTAAGAACGTTATAAATGGTATCTACACAAGTCTCTAATTGATAAGGCCGGAATTCAAACTTGTTTCCAAAAATATCATAAGCCCAATCTAAACACTGTTGTTTTATTTTTTCTCTTTCTATCATGAAATTTTTATTAAAAAGAAAGATACCGATTAAGGTATCTTTCATAAAAATCAATTATCATTTTTGTTTCTCGTAATTGAATTCAGGATCATTTTTGCAATAAGGAAAGAAGAATGCAAGAAGTTTCCACCAAATAGCTTTATGATGATCTAAATCTTCGATGTTCTTAGTTCTTCTAATCCATTCATCTGTTTTTGCATCTCTTACAGAGAATCCAACATTTAATGCAATATAAGGCCAATCATGAAAAATTGAAGTATCTGATGGAAAATAATCATATCTGCAATGAAGTTTCATAATTTTATAAAAATACTTCATCAGTTCATATTCTTGATCTGGATTAGTAAATTTATAATGGCTATACCAGCCATCTACCTTTTCTTTGCAAAGAAATGAATACCAATCTTTATATCTCTTATCTGGAACTGGTTCTCCAATAATCTCAAATTCTTTATTTACAAAAGCTTTTTGGATTTTTCCTGCATCCCAATATTTGATAAATTTTCTGAATATCCACATTCGGAAACCTATTTCTTTAATATAAGAAATATCATCTTTGACATTATAAAACCAGTCCTCAATTCTATATTGCAATTTTTTTAAGTTCATGCTTCTTCAGGTTTGATTAAATCTTCTTCTAAAAGAAATATTTCAGCATAAGGCTCTTTCAAGAATCTCTCTACCGGATATATTCTGATTTCTGACTTTAAATTCTCTGGATGTCCATACATGTCCATCTTTTCTGGACTTTCCGGATTTAGTAAATAATGTTCACACTCGAAACCTTCAAATGTGTAAGGTTCTCCATTGTCAAATCTTTTTGATGTATATGTCTTGAAATATCCTTGCTTATATCCTTTCAAAAATGTCAGAAGCTTTCTCCATCTTGAATCATCTACAGTTGGATTTCCAAAATACTTAAACATTCTGATATGATCTTCAAGATCTCTGATAATGATTTCAATGACTCTATGAGAACATTTCTTATAGACTTCTAATTCAATGAATTCAACTGGAATCGAAGCACTCAATATAGTCTGTCTTCCCATATAATATCGAAAAGCCCCAATGAACATATCTTCTTCAAAATCTTTAAGATTCTTTTCCTTTTCTAAGGTTGCTTTACTTTTTCTTGGCATATCTCTAAAAACAAATTAGTGAAGATCATTCAATTGACCTTCACTAACTTATATGAGATTATGAATAATTGATTAAGAATCTCTTAAAATTATTCTTCACCAAAGATGTCTTCTGCACTGATTTCAACGTCTGAATCATCTACACCAGAATCCTTCTTATCTTCTTTATCTTTATCTTCTGCAGAAGTTTCTTCCTCTTCTGGATCAACTAATTCAGCGCCGATTTCTTCTTCCAAATCAATACCAAGGGTTCCAAGATAATCTTTCAATGTCATAGCATCTTCTGCATCAACACGAATCTTGCCTTCTTTAGAATTTTCATCTTCTTTATCAGCAATGATTTCAATATGTTCTTCAGGAATGCCTGCATCTATAAGATTCTTCTTTACTTTTTCAGTATCTTTGACTGTAAGAACAATAGCTTCCAATTCTGCCTCTTCTTTGTCATCCTCTTTCTTTTCAGAATCTGCATCTTTTTCTTTAGAAGGTTCTTCAGTTTCTTCATCAGAATTCAATGCTTCTTCTTCAGCTTCATACATCTTAGCCCACTTAGAGAACTCGGCAAAAACTGATTCATTGACAACACCTTTATTAGGATTGAACTTGATTTCTTCTTCAAGAACTTCTACAAGCTTTTCTGCTTTTTCAAGTTTGTGCTCTACACGTTTCTTGTCTCTCTTAGAAGCAGATTCTCCTAGCTCTTTCAATTCTTTCTTGAATTTAGCAACGTCTTGTTTTGCCTCACGTAAGAATTGTCTCAACTCTCCCTTACCACATTCACAAAGTCTCTTACCATTGACTTTGACTTTACCATAAGGAGATTCAACTTTAGAAGTTTCTTTCTTAGATTCTGATACTTCTTCAGATTCCATCATAGAATCAATGATGACTTCAAACTCATCACCATCAGTATTCTGAACTAACAAATGATTTGGAGAAAGTTCTTCGATAACTGCAAGAACATCATCAGCACTAAGTTTAGTATCTTTAAGAATTTGCGCAACTTGACCTCTCATATAAGCACAAACTCCATATACTTTATGTTGTGAAGGATATTCAGCATCTTCAATGCTGCAAAATTCTAAATAATGTTGTTGAGCAAAGGCCTGAGCATCTTCAATTGACAGAGAATTAGGATTCTCTGAATCACTCAAGATTACAAAGAAATTGCAATTAGCGGATTCATTTACACTTTTTTGGTTCCATTCTTCAGGAATCAAATCTTTGCAACCAAGTTCTTTTGCTCTTTTCTTGATCCAACGTTTAGCTTTAGCTTCATCTTTAGCTCGTCCAATAGATTGAATAGCTTTCTTCAAATCAGCTTTATTACGAATTGGGAATGAACCATCTTTCATTGCAAGACCATCTTCAGCAAGCTTTTCTCTTTGAGCTTTAGAAAAAGCTTCATTCAAAGGAACTCTATTGAATTTGTCAGCTACAGATTCGCCAATCATACTTCTATAAACGGTACCACACTTAACAACTACTATAGTACCGTCTTGGGTAGATACATTCAAAATTCCTCTATCGACTTCTTCTACAATAGAAAGTACAGAATCCATAGAAAGACCGGTATCACTCAAAATAGAGTTGACTTCTGCTTCAGACTTAGAACAAATACCATATACTCTATATTGTGAAGAATATTCTGCATCTTCAAACCACTTAAGATCTTTATCAATAGATTGAGCATACTGATAAGCATCTTTAACAGTCATTGAATCTTCATTATCAGGATCTGAAAGAACTACAATGAATCTGCAACCATCAGCAGAAGATTCATTAAGTGATTGAAGAATCTTGTTTCTCAATGCTGGAGATTTTACAGATTCATACATGACTTCTTCAGTAGCTTCTTCAAAATCCATTCCTTGGTGTTGCAATGGATTATCCATAACAAACTCAATGAAATCAGGATTTAATTCAAAATCATTCAAAATCTGGCTTAACTCACTACACTGTTCTGGACCATCAGCTGTGATAATCATTTTAGCTCCTTTAGGAGTATTTTCTCCAGTTACAATAAGACCTGCATCAGAAATAGCTTGTGCCATAGCATTGATCTTACCATTGTAACCACCTTGTTCTCTGATATCGGAAGTGAAGATCTCAAAAACAAGATCTGCACTATGTTCAGTCACTTTATCTCTTTTAAACATATGTCTTTTAAAGCTACGTAGCTTTGCTGATATTTATAGTTCATTAATAAGGTATTATCCTCAAATCTCTTGGTTTTCGACAAAGCAATAAGGGTGTGTTGGCATTCCTTTTTCATCCAATTGACTATATACTTGTCTTAACCATAATCTAAAATTTCTAAAGAAAGGAAACTCACTTCTTAATAAAGTATCATTATAATGTTTTCCTAATTCTTCTTCAATTAAATCAGATCTTAAGTAATAACAAAATTCTTTATGAGGCCAACAATTTTCTCCAAGATCCTTAACTTTAAATTTTTGAACTCTTGAATCTCTTTTTGCTTGCCAAGAAAGATATTTGATGATAAGCTTTGTATAAAGTTTGTCCTTGAAGTTGATAAATGGTTCTCTTACTTCATTCCAATACCATTCATATGCATATGAAGCATAGAAATTGTTTTCTGGATTTACAGAACCAGAATACATGCCAAAGCTGATTGCTTTATGTTTAGTAAGGATAATAAACTTTACTAAATCATATAAGATAAAATCAAATGTCTGGCAATTTGCCTCTGCATCTATTATATAAGTTGCTAATTCTTTAAGAGTGACTTCACTTGTAAATATAGCAGCACTTGGTTTGAACTTGTCAACTGCCCAATCGTGCATTGCAAAGAATGTATATACAACATCATCTTTCTTCTTTGCATCTATATTAATCCACAAGCCATATTTCCATCTTTTGTTTATAGCACATCGAAATTCTGATTGATAGTCAGGAATTCTGGCTTTTTTCCAGGCTCCATAAATTTCAGTAGCAAAGAACAGATCCATATTATTGTTCTTATGATCAAAATCAGTTCTTGCTAATAAGAAATGCTTAGAAATATTTTTTAAAACTAATGGAAGAACTTTATGAATGTCAAAATACCCTCTTTCTTTAAGAATATTGACTTTTTCTTTCCAGAGAGCATTCTCTTCCTTTTTGCTTATTTTCTTAGTATCCATAAAATTTTCTTTTTTTTTGCAAAATTAATCAAAATAATGAAAGGGTAGTTTTTACCTTTCCTTCTTTAACTAAATTTAACTCCTCTATAAGAATATGATAATAGTTGTTAAGAACTTTTCTTAGAATGTGACGATGACAAAATTCTGTAGGTTTCTCATAACACATAAAGACTACTGATTTCCATTCTGTCTGATTCTGAGAAAGGTTGTTGTCAAATGCTTGAAACCATTCAGACAAATCAGAGAATCCTGTATATAGATTCACTCTTGATGTAAGTTCTATAATATATCTTTTGGAATATTCTTCTTCTGAAATTTTTCCATTCTTCTTATCAAAAAGAAGTTCTAAAGAAGGAGCCATGAAATTATCTTTAGACCAAATGAAATTCTCAAATTGAGAATCTTTAAAATAATTAGGAATGATCCTTGAGATTCCTACACATAAGAAATCTTTAGGAACATTCCTATAGTTTGCATAATATGAAGTGAAATATGAATGTTTAAGAGTATCCACAATTGTTCTATTTTAAAGCAGCATTAACAAAATCTTTAACAAAAAATACCTTTGAATTTGTTCTAAAAATATCTTTGAAAACTAAATATTGATAATTATCTTTAGCAAATTTATCTGAATTGGAAATATCAAATCTGGTTCCTATCTGTTTCCAAAAATTGACAAACAACATAGCAATCTCTTTCTTTTTAATATTAGAAAGGAAAGATCTTGGAGAATTTTCATTATCTTGTATAAGAAAACAGGAAAATTTAGAGTCGATATTCAATTTCTTGGTTTTAGATGGATCCAATTGATCTGCATATTCAAAAATTTCTTTAAGACTTTGTTCAAGAATCAACTCTATAAACTCTTTATATTTGTCAGTACTCTTTAAACTAAAATCTTGACAACAAGGCAAAGCTCCTAAATATAAAGTATCCTTTGAGTTAAAATACATTTCTATAATGTGAAACTTTCCAGCTTCATAAATTCTGTTTATACCAGAAGCATCAGCAGCATAAGCCTTAATCATCTGAGACAGCTTATTATACCTTATTGTATCTTTTATATTTTCTCTGGTAGATTCTATATCTTTGTCTACAGAATCATCGTCAAAGTCAAAAGCTTCACATAAAGCCTTATATTCTATAGAGTTCCTGTCATTGCTTTGAAGATTTCTAAATATGGCCTGTTCTGATACAGTATCCAATAGCATCTCATTTCTAAGATTGTTAAAATATGTCTTAATCTTTCCTTCAGGGATTCCATAGTCTTCTATAATATGTTCGTAATTTGTCTTGAAGTTTTCATAATCATTCTTTCTGATATCGTTCCTTGCTACTGTAGCAGAAACAGCAGTATTGTTGTAACGATCACTACGATTCTTATATGTTACAGGATCAATCTTGATTGGACATAATATGACATTGACTCTCTTATTGTAATAAGGACCTTTTTCTGAGAATGCTTCTACAAACTGCTCTACTCTCTCATAATCATTTCCTTTGTCAGAAGAGATAAGTGCAAAAGTTCCATGAGAGGCATTTCCAACTATAGAATAACAGGTCTTTATAGGACTAGGATCTTCTGATATAGAGACTTCTACTCTTTTATTGTTCTTGAATAGAGAATATATGAAATCAAATGAAGATTCGGCAGTTATTCCGTCTCTATCTTTATTTGATATAATGATATGCAGTTTAGAAATATCTTTAAGCTTAAGACATCTCTGTACTATCTCCATATGAGCATCAGTAAAGCATTTGAATCCACCAGGAAAAAGACCAATCATATTAACTTATTGATTTTTAATGAATTAATTAATCAATTCTATCTATTTTAAAAAGATACTGTGCAAAGATAACAAAATCCTTGCACAGTATAAAATTTCTTTTATTAAAGAAGGTTTATTCAAATAAGAAATTGTCTAATGGACTTTGAGTTCCTGCCGCTTTAGCATGTCCATTGAACTTGATTCCTTTTATATAGACTCCAGGAATATAGATGTCTTCTTTAAGTGAATATGCTGAGTAATTCCATTTGTCTTTATCTCTATAAAAAGGAACTAACATATCATAAGTATCTACTTTAGGAATATTCTTGAATATTGTGGATCCTCGGTCCTGAGTGTTGAGCAAGAAACATTTAAGTTCTCTACCATCATCAGTCAGGACTTTTTTAGTATACCCAGAAACTTTACAATCTCTATCATACTTATCCTGTTGAAATTTCATTAAAGTTTTTCCTTTACTTAGATGAGTAAAAACTTCTTTAGAGTTATAATAAGATATAGAACATTCTCCGAAAGGATCTATCATCTTGTCAATCCAAGATATTATATATGCATAAGCTTCTTCAGCATTGTGCACTGTATTTCTCATATACATCTCAAAAGGCCATAATATATTATCCCAAAATTCGGTATCTTCTCTTCGGTTCCAGTTATCATAAGTTGAAACCATATAAAGCCAAAGAGGAAGATCTTTATCTGAATCATTCAATCCAAATCTATTAAGACTAGCATCATGCTTTTTCTGAAAATCTATCAATTCATATAAATGACACTTAAAAGATTCTTTACAAGAAGTCAAAAATCTAAACCATTTCCAGACGTTCCTGCAAGCAGAATATTCTGAGGTTTGGATTCCATTGATTCTCTTGGGTTGTTGTCTCTCTGGGTCTAGGAATGATACCTGTGGGTCCACTTTACTAGAATCATAGAAGTATTCATAAAATTCATCTATTGAAGACTTATGATGGTCTATCCAAATAAAGTTCTCTTTATATTCTTCATACAAAGAAACCATAAGATCATTATTCCAGTGTAAGTCAGTAAGATATAAGACATCATATCCAAGAAGTTTTTCTAACTTAGGTTGATCTCTAGAATAAGTCCATCCTTTTATTGTAATCTCACAATCTGGATAAAGAACTTCACAAAAATATCTGACAAGAGCAGCAGAAAAAAATCCATCATTATCTACTGAATGAGAATAAACTAAAATTTTCTTTTTTGACATATTTTTGAATTTAAAAAATAATATGAAATAATCATTAATAGTTATTATTTTAATCAATTTTTATATCAAAATTTATTAAAATGATTTTAAGATAAATGAATTATCTTTGGCGTACTACACACCTCTATCCCATATCCATTAAAGGCATTTGGGACTTCTTTTCTTAGAATATTTAAAGCTCCATTCAAATCTGCATTGATAAGAATTTCAATTTTTGACTTATACAACCCTCTTTTAATTCTGATACCACTAAAAATAGGTTCTTTGAATTCTATTTTTTCTTTAAATTTCTTTTTGGATTTTGTATAAGACGGAATCTTATCATTATCAATAAATGAAGCTTTACTAGTATAAGATTCTTCTCTTTCTATAACTTTAATTCCTTCTAAAGCACATTTGTACTTTATCATTGAAATAAGTTTAGAATGAGGAATCTCTACAAATTTCTGATTATTTTTCTTGCCTAAATTTGTCTCTTGTTTCCACTCCTTATTATGTCCTATTATTAAGGTATTAATATTATTAGAAACTAATTGATTGACAATATATCTAGAAGCTTTATGAAAATAATCTTGAATTTTGTTATATCTTTTTATAGAAAGATTTCTAAGTTTTCTTGAATTGAATGAGTTTCGGTTTGATTTATCCTTTTCACTTTGTAATTTTGATTTTTTCTTATTGTAATATTGATTTATAGATTTTAATGGTCTTCCATTTATTATAAATGGTTTCATTACATTAGAACCTATTGTAGCTAAGTTATTAATTCCTAGATCTATAGACGCGTATCTTTTATTATCTGATTTAAATTGTTTATCTTTTATTTCATAAACCACTTCTACTACAATAAAACTAGATTTAGGAACTATTCTAACTTGTTTTACTTTATTCGCTACACTAGTTTCTATAAAGATATTCTCAATTTTTGCTAATTTAATTAAATTTTGTTTAAGAAATTTAGAAGAAATTCCATTAATATTAAATGTTGCTACTTGTCTTCCTTTTTCTTTGTGTAAATATTTAGGGATTTTAACAATTCCTTCATATTGACCTTTTTGTTTCTTTTTAAGAAGAGCAAAGAAAGATTTAAAATTTTGATCTACTAAATAAATTACTTGTTGAGCTACTACTGCAGGTAAATTTACATAATCAAATTGTTTTTCTTTAGTCAAAGTATTGATTAATTCAAATTTGTTAAGATATTTACCAGTTTTAAAGAAATGTTGTCTAACACAATATAATGAGTAATTATATAAATTCTTTGACATATAACAAAGTTCATCTAAAGTTGCAAATTCTCTAGATGACTTTTTAAAAATATGTCTTTCTACTAATCTCATTATAATTTTATATAATTCTTTTTATTTATCTCGTTCTTCTTTGAAAAAATTAGTGATTTTATTTTGTATATTTTTAGTTCTTCTAGGACCATATATTCTTGCAGAAAAACAATGAATAATTGAAATTAAATCATTTACTACATCTTCATCCTTTTCTTTAGCTTCATTAATTACTTCAATCCTATTATTAGTTAATAATTGAATCCAATTAAATCCAAATCTAGTAAGTCTGTCTTTATTTTCTACAATGATTTTATCATACTTGTTATCTTTAAGAATTTTTGATAATAGTTTTCTTTCATCATTTAATCCAGAACCAAATTCTTTTACAATTTCTTTGATTTTATATCCTTTAGCATATGCATATAATTTGAGTCTTTCTACTTGGTCTTCAAGAAGTTTTTTATTTTGAGATGAAGATGTTCGCGCATATAATATAACTCCATATTCAATCTCTGAAGATTCTTCTGGAACTATAATTGTTCCTGAAGGAAGTTTATATGCTCCTTTAATATTTCCTTTTTTAAAATTATTCCAAGCGCATTGATAAGTGATTCCTAATTTTTCTGCATAATCTGATAATTTCATAATTCTTTTTCTTTTATTAATATAATTATATATTTTAAAATATTTTATTATAAAATAAATGAATTATATTAATAATAAAAGAAAAGTTGGGAATCGATTAAAAGAATCCCAACTTTTCAAAGCAATATGATTGATTAACTTATGAAAGAATCTTATTTTAAATCTCTTTCTTCTACTATGATTGGTTTTCCTGTAGGAATATTCTTTAACAGGTTTTCTTTAGTAGAACTAGAATTGTTGATAATGAACCAAATCATTCTATCTTTCATCCACTTATATACTGGCATTCTTTCTCCACCAAATCCAGTGATATCAGAGTCGGACAAAATGATCACACAACCCGGAAGATTACGCTTATAGTGATAATTTATCCATTCAATAGCGGCAGTATAATTAGTTCCTCCTGAAATATGTACAGTAAATGCATCATCAGGAAGTCTTCTTTTAAATTTGACTATATGATTCTGATCAACACCATCGGCAAAACAAGCAATAGTTCCTTCTTGAATCTTGACTCTCTTGAAAACTTCATTGATTTCTGAAACAAACTGTTCATGAGCTCCATCGGTTCCCATAACAGAACCAGAGGCATCAAACAATATACAAACTTCTCTCAATCCATCTTCAACATCATCATCATATCTCTTATATCGATCATATCCAATATATTTCTTTTGTGGAAATTTAGAATCTTCTTCCATAAATGCATCATTCATGTACTTTTCAAGAATCTTTTTCCAGTTTTGAGTTGGTTTGTACCGTTCTAAGATTTTCTTGATTGTCTCAAAGATTCCAGTTCCAGGTTGTCCAGAAGGAGTTCCTTTATCAATAGATTTCAAAGCACCCATATTGTTGTTGATGGCTTTGTCCCAAATCTGTTTTGGATCTGAGTTGTTCATCTCATCTGTATAAGGTCTTCCTGCTCTTTTTGCAATCTTCTTACCTTCTTCTTTTGAAAGAACATCTGAAAATCTTCCTTGAACATTTTCTCCGGTAGTTCCTTCTGTTATTTTTTCACCATTAGGTTGGTGTGAAGGATTTTTATCTTGTCCTTCAGATCCTTGTCCATTTCCAGAATCTTGAGAATCAGGTTGATTTGATTGATCCTGCCCTTGAGAACCTTGACCACCACTTTGCTGATCTTGAGAACCTTGACCTTGGCTTTGCTGCCCTTGAGAGTTTTGCTGATCTTGAGAACTTTGATTTCCTTGTTGGTTTTGTTGCTGGGATCCTTGTTGACCTTGACTTTGTTGTCCTTGAGATTGCTGTTGCGAACCACCGTTTGGAACAGATGGTTGTGACTGCATTTGCTGGTCATCTTTCAATTCTGGATAGATGTCTTCCCATAGCCATCCTTTATACTTCCAATCTATGACTCCGCCAATTTGCTCGGTCAATCCTTTGAAATCATCTGGATTCTGATCTTCCAATCTTGTATTGATTTCAATATCTTGAGCATAATTGCATTTCATGTGATTTGGAAAGTTTCCACCGTTCTCATGTTCCCTTTTAAAGTGAGCAAACAGATTATGATAGAGTTCATGCATAATCACATAAGTAGGACCTAAATAAGGTTTTATGGTATGCAATTTGACAAAGAATGATGGATTGATGAAAATATGAAATCCATCTGTAGCCATTGTTGGAATATCAAAGGTATATAATGGTTTCAGCATTGCTAAAAATGCAGAAAGACCCGGATATTCCTTAGTAATGATTCTGTAAATAAAAGCAGTATTTTCTCGAATAGCTTCAATATTATAGACCTTTTGGTCAGGACCTATGACTGTAACAACATCATTATCATTAAGGGCTCCAAAAGGTGCATCATCATTATTTGATGAAGAATTGTTCACTGGAGTTCCTTTCAAACCAGGAGCATTCTTGAAGTTTCCACCAAAAACAGAGTCCTCATTAAGAGGACTCTGGAATTTCTTAACTTTAACCATAGATCTTGTCAATTTAGGTTTTAGATTTTCTTGCTACGAGCAGATTTGTTCAAATCAGCTTTAGCTTGAAGAATAGGTCTCAATCCATCTGCTAACCAATTCTGAAGAGATTTAGTATCTTGGTTAGGCAATTTGATAATGTAATCAAAAATAAGTTCATTTACTTTTTCATACATAGTAAAGTCGTTGCCCATTTCTTTATACAATCTCAAGATATATGCATACAGATTGTTGATGTTAGCTTCTGTCAGTTTAGCAGGATGATTTTCCAAAATAGTCTCCAATGCACCATATACATTACCAGAGTCTAATCTGAAATTGATTGGAGCATTTGCACCATCTTCCCAAACAAGTTTTGCATCATTTGGAGAGAATTTGCTATATAGCTTATAATATCCTTGCAAAGCATCTGCGGCTTTATTTCCAACAGCATTACCGGCTAAAACAACTTTATCGGCATCAGATGGTTCTGGATTACGGTAACCCATAGCTTTTCTAAATTCTCTCTTAGCTTTGATTGTATCAGAGAAAGACTTCCAAGTACGAGGATTAGCGAAATTTGTCTGATCATCACTAATAGTCACATCATACCAAAGACCTTGATTCAATCTCAAGAAACGAATAATGTCTTGTTCAACACCAGCATTTTCAGCCCATTCAACCCAGTGTTGGAAATCAGGAACATAGTTTACATTCAAATAACGAGAACCCCAAGCCATTTGCCAGTTGATTGAATCTCCACCCATATCTTCTTCACGATTTCCAGCACAAACAATCAACCATTTAGACCCAAGTCTAAGGTCATTGATAGAACGTTGGTCAACTAACTTCATAAGAACTTGCATAGTAGCCTTACGGATACGAGAGAACTCATCAATAAAGATGATACCACCTGCTGCACTATTATCATTCTCGTCAATAGCACCGTTGGCAATAGCATCCGCTTTTCTGTTAGCTTCTTCATCGGTAGTTCTCTTGTATGCAGGGAACCAAGTCTTTGGAATATCACGTGCTACATTATTTTCACGATCAATAGCAGGCAAACTGAAGTCATCAGGATTGATTGAAGTTGCATCAATCTCAATCATTGTTCCTTTAAAGCCAAGTTCTTGATTCATTTGATAAATCAAGTCTTTGATAATTGAAGTCTTACCAATTCCTGGAGCACCCCAGATCATGATAGGACGCATTTCGGCATCATCTCCTTTAGTAATTCTCTCATAATATGCTTCCATAACCATTTCTTTTACTTGGTCATAGTCTCTGTTAGGCATATTAGTACGTTCATTTGCCTCTAATGAGTATTTTTCAAACATTTCATAATATTTTGCGGAACCAAGCTTTTCAGCAATTCCATATTTGACATCATAAATTTCATTCAAACGACTGGATTGCACTGTTGCAAATGATTCAACAATCTTATTCTTTCCTTCATCTTCTGCCATGACTTTGTGCCAAAAATCATTAAGATTTTCAACATCATTACTAAGAGCATCTTCATTGTCTTGAACATCTTCTGAAGAGGCTCCTTGAAGATTGATTCCATAATCAGCAGCAGCATCTCTTAAAGATTCTGAAGGCATTACCAAAATTCCAGGAACTAACTCTCCTTTATCATATGCAATTGCCGTATTAATAGGAGAAATAGCAGGAAGGATATTGTCTTTTCCAATTAAAGAAAAGATATAATCTCCGATCTTCTTGAAAGTGAAAGAAACTTTATCAGCAACTTTCTTTGAAAACTTTCTCAAAGAATCACGAAGACCTTCATTCACATTAGAATTAATGTATTGAATCTTGCTTAATGGAATATCAGTTGCAACAGCACCATCCAAAAATTTCATAGAACATGTATCGGCAGATTCATTAATGTTGAATACAATACCTTGCAATCTATAAGTAGTTCCATCAACCTTAGTTGTTAAAAAACCTTTTTTCATTTTATATAGAAAATGTATCTTTTTGTCGATATCATATCTATAAGGCTAAGAACTACTTAAACAAATAAATTGCTTATTTAGGAACTAATAGAATGTTGTAAAAGTTTCTTTTCATAATTCAAAAAGTTTAATTGTTTTTATTGTTTACACTGCAAAGATAATAATAATTTTTGAAACTTAAAAATCTTTAAGACAATAAAATCACTGTTCTATAAAAATTTTTCATAAAACTTTCAAGCTCTCCTAAATTTTCTATAGTATTTTGTTGTTGGTAATCAGGAAAATTCACTATTATTTTTAAAATAAATCCTTCAGAAATTAACGCAGATAATTTATCAAAATCTGAAAATTTACAATCAATGGATAAAATAATTTTTTTATTGAGCTGTTTCCTTCCTAGATTGTCTAACATCTTAAAAACTGGTGGAACTTGATTTAGACGTTTCACAATAATATCAATATGCTTAGGACTATGACTAACAAAACTAATTTTATTGAAACCTTCAAAAGAAATTTCTTTAAAAATCTGATATGATTCTTCAGCTATATTTAAATGTATACAAGAGGTTTTTATATTTTTAGGAAGAGACAACTCAAAAATTTCAGATTTCTGGGTTATACACAATTCTCTACAAGACAATTCATCTACAGATTCTAAAATTTCTTTTACAACAGAAGCACTTTCTGGATAATCTTCATCTAAGATAATCGCATAATAAAATATAAGACTCAATTTATTGTTCTTTATGATAAGATCAAATAACTCATGAATATCCCCATAATAATTTTTTAGAAAAAGGCATTCAATATATCTTATCAGAAGATATTCTACTCGTTTCTTTTTTATAAAAATTTCCGAATATTCTATTTCAGAATTTATATTATCATTAGAGAAATTCATAATTATCAATAATTTAAAGAAGAAAAAATTATTTTTGGAAATGATTTTCTTGACGCAATTCAAATTTTTTTAATTCTTGGTAATTGCTAATTTCCAAGTTAATAGTAAGGTTCTTAGAATTGATAAGTTCTATTGAAAAATTAAAGTCATCATCTAAATAAGATTTCACTATATCAATCTCTTCATCATTCAATTTTCTGTAGAAGGACAAGCATATAGTAGGTTTTCTACCAGTACATTTAATAAGATTCTTTGGCGGAATAATATCATAATCACTGACTACTATTTCAGGATCCATATAATCTGTTTTTTTAAACTCAAAAAGAACATTCTTTAATAGGTCTAAAATGTCTAAATAACTGGCATTGATCTGAACCGAATTAACTTTAAGAATTTTAGGAAGGTGTAACTTATCGTATTGGTTTATATGTCTTTTTGTTGGAATCATTATTACGAATTTATCCGCTTCAAAAACATCTATATAAGAAAAAAGTTCAGAAAGACCAAATAACTTATCTCTTGAGGATTTAGATACAGCACATGTAAAATAAAAAATTCGTTTATTACCATAATCTATAATGTACTTACCATCTTTATAATGCAATTTCTTTTTTACAAGATTTCCAGTATCATTAGCAGGTCCATAAGCTTTATCTACCAAAGGCTTTAAAGTCAAATCTATAAAAATTTTAGATTTAGTTTCAGCAATTTCTTCTTCTATATTATCTTTATTGAAATTCATGACCGAAGGTGTTTTAACCAGTTAATATAGTTTATAATATCATTTTCACTCTTTATCAAAACTTTATCTCTATTATGAAGGTCTTCATATGTTATTACTGAAATTCTAAAAAGATCTGATTTTAAAAAAGTCTTTAATGATTTTGTTAACTTTTTTAATTTTAGATCAATATTCTTCTTATCTTTAAAAATAGTTAAGTCTATATGGAAATTTAATTTTTTCTTTTCTACTATTCCTATTTTATTAGGTTCAAAATCAAAATTAAAATTTTCAAATATAGGAAAATTGATATTAGTACAATACAATATTAATTCAAATGAAGACTTTGCAGAGGATAAAATCTTGGTATTTTTCATTATAGAATAATCACTAATACTAATTTTCATGGTATTTCCTACACAACATTTCTTTGGCAACACTACATTTTTAATATTAGTATCATTGACCATTATATAGAACTCATTGGTCATAATGAAATCTGCAGTGTCAAAAATTTCAGAAAATAGATCCATATCTGGATCAAAAACATCTCCATAATAAAGTTCCCAAAGATAAAAACAAAGTTTATTATTGGTAGTTAGAAAGGCCTTAGCAGATCCAATTGCATTTCTATTATTTTCTATGTGTTTTAATAAGATATTTTTACTATACTGCTTCTTGGCAATATCAATTTCTTCTTGTATGGTATTGTCTTCATAAAATTCCATATCTTCAATTATTAGTTCACTGCAAATTTAAAACAAAAAATCGAACTATTTTCACAAACAGTTCGATTTAACAAATTTTAAATATGTGAAGTTTTAATTATGATTTCACATGTTTGCAGTTTTTCTCATAAAACTCATTGCAATAGTTACAAGTAGTTCCACAAATCTGATTTGAACACTCCCAATTCTTTTGCATCCAATGATTTACAAACCCATCTAAATCTTTATTGTTGATATAATCATGAACCTTAGTTTCTTTTTCTGTCTTATCATTCCAAATTGACTCAAGTGGCTTCCAAAGCTCGATCAGATTTCCATTGAATTCTTTAGACATATAAGCTTCAATAACACTGGCTAAATATTCAGTAGTTCCAGTTCTTCCAGAAACTTTAAAATAATCTAATCCAAGTTCATTATATTTGTCAAGATCTTCAGGACGTATGAATCTTGCTTTCAACCATTCTACACCACTTGTATTTCTTGAAGTACTACAAAACTGCATAGGATAATTGTTGTACAACATTGCTTCTTCTTTAGTTCTGTTTCCTGCATGACAAGAATAGCAACTTTGTCTGAATGGGCATGGCGCACTACATTTTGAATCTTTCAAATTGACAGAACAAAACTCATTCACCAAAAGTTCAAAGATAAGATTATTATCTCTGCAATATTTAGCAGCCATCTTCAAGAAATCTCTATCTCGGTTCTTATCAACATCACAACAGAACTTATTGATTCCAAATGTTTCATGATAATACTTAATCTGACTTACTGCTTTAATCTGAAGAATGGTGCTCACTTCAAGTTCAATATTTGATACCTCTCTAATGATCAAGGCCATTAATGGATTTGCTATAGTGATTCTATAGACTCCAATCTTCTCAAGCCACTTCACATATTCTTGAATTTCTTCTTTATGGGAAACCAATTCAGCTTTAGTCAGATATGGGAATGGACTGTTCATTGTATAATTGAATTTGATTCCTGCATCTAAAGCTTTCTTGACATATTCTTCAAAATATTCTTTTGTTATCTTCTGAAGACGAAATCCAGGTCTTGCCGTAAGTTCTTGATGGTCATAATCAGAGCCAAAGAACTCTACTATCTGACCTTTATCTTTATATTTCTCATTAAGTTCTTTACAAACTTCTATTAATTTCAAATCGAAATTACACCCAACTTTAAATAAATTCTTCATGTAAATGATTATTTTTTGATTTTGTCAATTTTAAGAAAAATTTAATTTTTGATTAAGCTTCAAGCAAAAATTTTCTAGAAGGATCTATACGATAATTATTTAGTTTCAATCCATTTTTGACATCTGCATGAATCTTATAAAGAATTTCTGCTAAGGCTCCATGTCCACCAGTCAAAGTAACCTCAGAATTAACTCTTTTATCATTCTTCACTATAGGAGAAGCATTTCCTGGACAATAGAAAGAATTAAGATATTCTGATTCTAATGTATAAAGATCTGATACAGAATCCCCAATAAATGAAATATAAGAAGCATTATCATATCTTCCTATAAAATCTATCGTTTCTTTTCTTTGTTTCCAATCTGACAATCTGAGTGATATTTTATCAGACCAAGTCCTAAGACGTTCATAAGTCAAATCATATCCTATCTTATCTGAAGTGACAAATGTGATATCCCACCCAAGAGCTACCATGAATTGAATAGCTTCTTTATCATAAGACCCATAAGTTTTTGAGATTTTCTGAATCTTACCATCATAATATCCAATAGTAGAAGTTCCATCTGTTATGACACCATCACAATCACATACTATAGTTTTTTTAGCTTTTATGTAATCAATAGATGTGTACTTTAGTAATGGCTTGTTATAAACTGGAATTATTTCTTGCCATCTATGTTTCCAGTCAAAAACCTGTCTTTCTTCAAATGTCATAATTTCAATTTAAATAGTTCACTTCTAAGTAAATACATCCCATGATCATATGCAATATTTGCTTTGAAGACATCTTGAGCAATATATTGAGCCAATGCAATCCAAATGATTGCTACCATAAGCCTTGTTACAGGATTGTTGATTTCTTTATTTTCTATCCAATCATATTCAACCAAAGATCTTATTCCTTGTTTCCATTCCTTAGTATATAGTTGGTGCCCATTGTTGAAATCATCATATCCACTCAAGCAATAAAGAATCTTTGCATAATCATATTCTTTAAGACCTATCATCTTAGTTTCTCCAAAATAACCTCTTGGATCTATAAACTTAAATTCTTTAGTCTTCTTATTGTACATGACATTAGAACCATTAAGGTCTCCATGAGTGAACCAATATACACCATAAGGATAATTCTTATCCATTACATGATCGATAATGTACTTGGTTGCTTTATCTAAAAGGTCTTTAAGTTCTTCTCTATCATATCGATAGAGAATTCCTGAAATAGAATCACATCGGTCTAATACTTTCTTATAGAATTCTTTCTCACAATCTTGACAAAGATCATCTTTACGAACTTCCTTCTTTTCTGAACCATGAAGTTCTTTGACTGCATTGACATAATTGTCAAGAAACTCATTGAAGTCTTTATCTGATTCTTCTTCAAGTTCAAGAGTCTTCTTAAGTGATATTTCTTGAATATACTTGTAAACAGGAACATAGTCTTTAAGATATTCCATTCGAATGAAATGATATGATCCTTCATTACAAGTCTCTATGATTTTTGGAATCACTTTAAGTCCTTTATCAGAAGCCTTTTTGTACCATTCAATTTCTTTATCAAGAAGATGAACAAAATCAGGATGAGAACATCTTTTGAAATAATCCCCATCAATAATCTTTCCAGAATTGAAAAATCTTGTCTTGCTTGATTCTGGTTTCAACTTCATGAAATACTTCAAATAAGTAGGAAGATCTCTAAACTCTACAATGTTGCCAGATAATGGAATATGAAATATCTTAGATGGTTCTTGTGCTATATACTCCAGGAAGTCGTAGTTTTGTCCCTGCTTATTGATTTTATCAACAATGATAGGTTCTAGCTTTTTACAGAAGTAAATACCAGGAACGTTCCCGTGTTCTCCATTCTTAACTTTAGAAATCTGAGAGTTTCCTGTTATAAGATAACGATATTCACCATATCTTGAAAAAACAAAATAATTAGAATTCTGATAAGGTGCTTGATTAAAATCAGTATTGAGAATACCTAAAATCCCATTATGATCTAATATAAGATCACTCCATAACAACAAAATATTCTCATTTGGAAGGCATGATTGAATTTCTGCTAAAGTATTTGCAGATCCTTCAGTATTGAAGCTTACAATAACATTAACATCAAGATGATTGGTCTTGATATAGTCATGAACCATTTTTTCATATTGATGATTTATAACTAAATGAATTTTAGCCTTAGACCTAACACGATTTAATAAATCAAGAGTATAACTCAATATACTTCCATAATTCTCATAAGGAAGTAAAATTTTAGGAAAAATACTCATTTCATTGAAACGAGTATTTTTTCCTCCTGCAACTATAACAATATGTTCTACCATTAAGATTCAAATTTTTTAAGAAGTTTATCGGTACCAAGTTTCTTTCCATTGGCTCCACCCATATGGTTATATTTGTAATTTTCGACAAGATTAGGTTCACTCTCAAAAATTTGAATACCAAAATCATCTAATAGCAATTGAAGAATATTGATACTTAAAGAAGGAACTAAATTTCTTGAGTCGCATTCATAAATTCTTTCTGGAGAGAACTTCCTGCTTGGAATAATAAGATAATCATAAAGTTCTTCTTTATCAAGAATTGTATTGTTGAGATAAAGACCAACCATTGTGCATTTCTTGATATTGTTTCTATTAAGAGCTTGAAGAACTTTGACTAATTTGACAAGCTCTTCAGTGGTTCCAGAACGAGAAACAAAGACAATAACCTGACCATCTATCATACCAAGATCTCCATGAAGAGCATGTGTTGGATCTAATGCCTGGGCCTTGATTCCAAGACTTAAGAAAGTTCTTGTCACCTTTTCACAAATCCACCAGTTCTTTCCAACTCCACTAAAAATAATTCCTTTTGATAGAATCTGGTCTTTCAAAGAAAAAAGACTCTTATATACAGGATTGTTCTTCATATCAAAGAACACTTTGAACATTGCTTTTATTTTCTCATCATGAGACAATTCTTTCAGAACTTTCTTAGCCATAGATTTTCTTCTTTAAAGTATCAAATATATTATGAAGTGGGTCTTTCTCTTTAACATAGACCACATTAATTATATCACCAAGTTCTTGATTTGATTTTAAACCGTCTAAATAATATTGTTGGATCTTGTCAAATTCTTCTTTTGAATATTCTAACTCATCTCCGGATTTTTTGATTCGTTCCAGATAGTCTTCATAAGAATCCCAAAGCAGCGCAATATGATGAAAAGTAAAATGTCTTTCTAAGTATCTTCTTACTGATCCTGCTACATAAGGTCTGCCAAACAAATGACTATAGACATAATCAGAAACAAATAATCTAGTCATTATCAATCTTTTAGACCAATCAATTTTACAAAGATCTTCAGCTTGATTCTTTAAATAGTCTTTAAGCCATTTGACAAATCCTTCAGGATCTTGTCTATAATGTGGCATCTTTTCATCTTTTTTCTGAATATAGACTTCAAGTTCGTTTGGATGGTACTCAGTGTATTTGAAAAATTCAAGTTGGGTATCCTTTCCTATTCGGTCAAATCCTTCTAAAACAATCAACTCTTCTTTTTTGACATTAATTGCATTTCTGAACATCACTTCAGCATTAGAAAGGTCCTTTGATATTCTAAATCCTCTATTGAACAATATTGTCCAATTGTTAACATATAACACTCTAGTATTGAAATATCTGAGCTCTTCTAATGAAGCATGCATGATGTCATCAATGTTCTCAAGATAAGGGACTAGACAATCTACTTGAGACAACATGGTATAATATACATCTCTAGATGTAGGAATCTTTAAGAATACTAGATTTTCAGTATTCTCTTCCATACTAAGAAGGTCACTATTGTTTGGATCTGAATATACAAAACAAATCTTAGATCCTTCTTGACTAAGTTTCTTAATCATTTCAAGAACCCAATCTAACATATATCCTTTATCAGTAAGTCTGAACGGAAAATACACAAGCTTATATCCATCCTGTATATAAGAATCCATAAGATCTAAAATACTCTCATTTACTTTAAAGTCAAATAGTTTAAGTTCTGGATTTATAAGAACTTCTCTTATTACATTCTTTGTAACTTTCTTAAAGAATCTGAATTGATTTATAGAAGCTACCATCAAGTAATCGGCTGCTTTAGCAAGTGTTTTATCAATAGATTCATATTCTAATAAGAATAATGGACAACTTTCAGTTGTTACTGATACAGGACACCAATATACACTTTCAAAAGGAACAATGATATTTTTGATTCCTTCTATAAGAACTCCAAGATGATTTGGTTCATATATCACTACATCATAATCTTTTGCTATGATTGATTCATCTATCAAATCAAATAATTGCTTAGAGCCCTTATAACTTCTTATAACAGAAGCACCACCAATAGGATACTTGTCAAAATAGTGACATGTTATTTTTCCTGGTCTGCATTTTTCAAATTCTGAAAGCAACTCTAAACTTTGTTTTGTAACACCAGAAGGTAAGATTATATCAACATGTTCATATTCTAAATTATCTTTAAGGAAAAAAGATATGAACCGATTCACATTTCCATCACAAGTAAGATCATACAAATCATTTGAATATGACCGCATTGATACTATAGGAATGTATAAAATTCTTTTATTCTTTAAATCAATCATAATCTCTAGGCTTTTTGAATTTGAATAAGATTCTTTCTATCAATTCTGTCATTCATATAAGAAGAATCCTCAAATATATTTTTTACAAAATCCACAATCTGATTAAAAAGTCTGAAATATTTTTCTTGACTCTCAATAAGGTCTTTTATAGCCAAATAATCTCCTTCCTCTTGAAGAACTTTGAACTTCTTAGGAAATGAAGAAATTCCATCAAATCGGCACCACCTGAATAAATTTTCTGGATGTTGTATCTTTATGACTATATTAGGATAATAAAGTCCACACACTTGTTCTTCAGAGAAATCAAACTGTACAAAATTAATTCTATCAAAATCAATAGATTTGAATTCTGGATTTCCTTCAATAAGAATTTTCTTAATAAGATTGTTGAAGAGAATATCTAAAAGAGAAGAATAATAACGGTCTGATGAAGGTTCTATGACTCTCAAGTTCTTTGTAGATTTTTCAATCAGAAAATCTAATTTCTCTTGGCCAAAATGATATATGATTTTCTCTATGACATAAAACAAAGTATCTTCTATAAAAGATTGGCTTTCGCCAAATTTTGGAACAGAATTCTCAATTACATTCCTTTTGTTGTTCTCATAAAAAATATTCAAGATTTTTAATTTGTTTTCTTTATCCATAATCATAATTTTTAGTTTCACTGCAAATTTAAAACAAAAATAGGAACCTTAAAAATAAAGTTCCTACTTTTATAGTTAAATTTTATTAAACTATTATGGAAAATCTATAAACCAGTCTGGAACATTGGTTCCATTAAAGAACTCTTTACACTCTTCTTCATCCTTAGTAGCCTCATCAATTAACATTTGATAATTGATAGTTATTCCTCCAATAAGAGTCCCTTGGAACATACCCAAATTTTTGGCTACTTGTCTCTTTACTTTAGCGGTAATCCATTTTTGAACCCAAGGGTCTTCCCATAATTCATAATCTGGAACTTTGACATATACTCTTAACAGAACTGAAGTGTGAGGATCATGACCAATAACTAAAAGACGATGTGTATTTGGATTGAATTGGAACTGAATATCTCGTAAAATAAAATTACGAAGTTGATCCCATGAACTCCAGGCAATCACAGTAGAAGTCATTGTCTCGGATCCATTTCCCATCCATATAGAATAAGACATAGCATTTTCAAATGTCATGTCCCTTGCACCAGTTTGAGGAAACCAACCCCAGAAATCCATATTATTTTTTGTCTCACAAAACTCGCTGATTCCAGTAACACAATCTGGTAATTGTAAAGTTCTGTTGCTCCTAAATTCTGAACTTCTGAATATTTCTTCTGATAAGATTACTTGTTTTAATGTTATTGATTCTCTATATAAAGAGTATATTCGATTTGTCTCAAACTTTATGATTCTGTCTAGTTCTTTATCAGAAAGATTTATAGATCCCAATACGCCTCCTCCAGTAATCTCTCCTATAATAAAGTTTTTAAGATCATTAATTTTCATAAGTTATTCAATAACATTAAATTATAAATTATCTATAACCAAACCTTGTAAAATAAAAAATCCTAAGGAAATTTCCTTAGGATACATCACATATTCAAAAAGCGAAGACCTTATTCCTTCACTTTCACTGAGTCAATAGCAACAGAATCAACAACCATAATGCTATCAGCTTTCAAAGTGTCTACTACTTCTACTTTTACAGAATCAGTAGTTTCTGCTTTATCAGCTTTCTTATTTCCACAAGCAACCATTGTTGACAAAACTAATGCCATAGTGGCAACATAAAAAATCTTTTTCATTTTTGTTAGAATTTAAATTTGATTTATTTTAAAAAGCATTTATTATGGAGGTCTAATCTAATTTGATTAGAAAGTAATTTCAAAAATAATGGTCAGACCTTACCATCAACATCTAGTAAGCTCTAGACCAAGCTTTGTCTCTATCTCATGAATTCTCTCTAAAAGAAAGAATGCTTGACGTGAAAAACCTTGATCATAAAAATAATAACGATATTTTCTTTGCAAATTCTCAAGTTCTCTTTTAAGTTCTTCCATAAGATAAAGTTTGTTTGGGTTTTTAGTTTTCAATCAAAAATAAGGAGAGTTCTTTTTATTTAACTCCCCATACTGGTTTTCCGCCATAAGCTCCATGTAAGAGCATCAGATTCTGACCTTGAATAACCATTCCTTGAATCCAAGCTTTTTTAATAGCTTGGAATTTCTCATTTAAAAAATTCTTTAGCTTTTTCATGTCTTTAAAGTTTGATTCAATTTATTTATCTGAAACATGTTTTAAAACCATGTTATTTAACATGAATTTATAAAGCTAATTAATAGGATCGATTAAAATCAGTACCAACTGTTTCTTTTGTATTTCATAGGGTCTGCTAATTCTTTTCTTTCTATAGGATAAGGAGTGTCTAGATATACAGTATCTGGTTCTAATCTTATGAACTCTTTAGTATCATCAGTCAAAATATAAACCCAAGATATAGTAGCATCAGGATTCTTCAAGATTCGATATATTTTTCCACTATGTTCTTTATTGTCTATTGGACATATACCAGTAACATAATCTCCAGGACCTAGAATCTTTTCGGCTTCTTTAGAAACATTTCCTCTTCCTGATTTCTGACTTAAATTTGATACCAAAGGCTTTATAGAATACTCAAAATATGGATTTCCATTATTCTGTGTATCTCCATAAGTTCCTGCTAAAGGAAGATTGTATGACTCACTCACTTCAGAAAAGTCAAAGCTTTCAGATATGCTAGTCTCCTCATCTTTCTGACCTAAATAAAACTCTTTGAACTTCTGCCACACATAAAGAATATAAGACTTTCCACTTTCTGCTAAATCATCATTAGTGATTTTGATAATAGCTTCATTATCATCTTCATATCCTTTTTTCCATACTCCATATACAAAATCAGAAGCTTTATCTGGCATTCCTGGAACATATCCAAACAAAGCTAAAGCTTCTCTTACTTGAGGCATTTTCTTTTCAGCCTCTTCCAGTTCTGCCTTCTTAAGAACTAGTCTAGTATCTTCTTTAGCTTTCTTTATCTCTTGTTCAGTCTTATCAGCTGAATCAAAATTGAAACTCTCATCTACTTCATGATCAATCTTCATTTTAAGAATATCCTCTTTAGGGAACAAATCATGAAACTCATGTCCGGTTCTCTCTAAAAATAAAATCTCAAGATAATATCTTACCACCTCTTCCCAATCTTTTTCTGGGTCATCTATAATAAAAGAATCATCATATCCATTTCCACCATAAAGCCTGACATATCTTTTCTCATCACCATGCTTGTCTTCTTCAGTATAGAACTCATAATCAAGGTCAAGATCAGTCTTCATATAATCAAGCAATGTATTTGCATAAGAGCTTTCATCATCTTTAAGAATTCTGCCTTTAGCCTGTATAGCATAATCATATTCTTCTTCCAGAACATCTCTGATCTCAGCAATCTCTTGTAAGGTTCTAATCACTTCAAGTTGGTTCTCTACCTTCTCAAGTTCTTTTTCTATATTGTCACTATCAAATTTCATGTTGCAAATATAAACAATATTTTCTAAATTTGGTTCTTAAATGAACATCAAATATTCAATCTTTACAGGAAATGGATTAGGATTGAATATAAAGGCGGAAGGAATCAAGGTACGGATATTATCATTTGCTGAATCATGCGCTCCCAGGATTGAATAGAATCGCCCTACGTTGATCCAATCATTGTTATCATGAACCCAATTCAAATAACCATACATTCCTAAGAAATCTTGAGTATCTACATGGCCATCTGCCCAATATAGACTGTCAGGCAATGGAGTTGAACCTACCCATTCATCTTCATCTGGAGTATAGTCTTGATTAGAGACATAACTCTTATAGCAAGAATAGTTTCTTCTTGGTTTTACTTCATAAGCTCTTGTTCCTGAAACCCATCCATCATCCTCCACTTGATCAGAAATATTCTGTTCTTTTCTGACGTAGATTCCTCCATCCATCCAATCATGATCCTCATTCTCTTCAGGATTCAAATAAGAAGCTCTTACTGTATAGTCATACTTCTGATAAAGAACTCTATCATGAACTGTAGGAGTGTGCCATTCATCATAATCATCATCACAACAATCTTTAAGCAATGAAGCATCTTCTGTAAGAACAACTGCGTTATATTTAGATACGCAATCTTTTACATGGTTTATCTTAAGTGCTTGAAGACTAGAGTCGGAAACATTCTCTGGATATTCAACTTTAATCAGCAAGCCACCCATAGCACCATTAGGATATTTCTGTGCTAACACACGCCATGGCAAGAACTCATAAAGTTTATGAATTTCTGGATTGTATGAACTCATAAAATAGACAAGTTCTTTCCATTCTTCAAAAAAGTCCTCATCTAAATCAACATGATTGATTATCGAGTTGATTATCTTGTTTATAACTGTACAGTCAACTTCACCATTTGGAAAGAAATCACTAATGTCTTTATCCTCAGAATCATCTCCTGTAAACTGAACCTCATCGCTTACAAAAGGAGAATCTGGAAAATCTTCATCTTGATATATAGGAACTAATCTTAGGTCAGTAACAATAAACTCAAATCCAATTTGAGTGCTTATAAAAGAAATGAAATCATGTTTATGTCCTTTTATTTCTTTTTTCTCTACAGAGACTTGAATTGAAAGATTCTGTTTGTCTAACAAAGTTTGTACAGTATCAATGACATCAGAAATATCTCCAGGTATTCTAAATGTCTCAAATCTTGTAGTAGTCTGTCTGAAATTACACAAATGAGACAAGTTGAACTGCATGTTGACATAAGAAGTCCAAACATCTCCAGCACACTCTACTTCATAGCAAACTTTAAAATATTGAGCAGCATATGCAGGACCTGTATTAAGACCAGCTAAAAGATATGAAGTATAAGGAGCAAGAACCTTTGTTTGCTTATTGTATTCATCTAAAGCATAAGTGATGTCTGAAAGGTCTATTGAAGAGATGACATCTCTTGAATCTGAAATTATTCCTTGAGAATCATCAAAAGAGAATTCAAGATCTTTTCCACCATTAGCATCGCTATCACATACTAATGGAGTAGATTGGTATTTAATTCCAGAATTGTTGAAATAATTAGAAAATATATTTGACATGAGGTTCTTGTTTTGTCATTATCAACGATCTGGATATTTATGACTTCTAAAGTTTTTAGGAACCTCTAAGGAACTTCTAGTATATAACGGTCATATATCGTTCTTATAAGTTTCTTCTTAGGTTCTTACCAGCATATAACGTTCTTATAAACAAAATGACAGATTGACAGATTTCTTCCAGCACCCCACGCCCCTTATTAAGGAAATAATTCATCTATTCTCTAATTCTAAAGATCCGGAAAATCCACAATTTTTTATATGGGCTTTTCGAATTTCGATTAATTTTTGATTAAAAATTTCAGTAATTTATGCTCGTTTTAAATAACAATTGATAGTAACTTATTAGAAAAGACTAATTTAGATTGATTTTTCCAAAATGTTAAACTTTGTTAAAGAATCAATTTAGAGACTAATTTTTGTAAAGATTTTTTACCAATTTTGAAAATCCTTCTAAAATTTTTATGAAATAACATTTTAATATAATGATCTATATTTTAGTTTACAAAATGATACTAAATTAATTGAATCTTTGATTTTTCTGTATAATACTAAATGATTAGTGTTTTGTAGAAATGCGTAGTTTTATTGGTATCGATTTTTCAATAAACAAACCTGGAATATGTTGGTACTTTAAAGGAGAGTTCAATTTCTTGTTCTGTCCTCTCAATATGAAGAAGAAAGATGAAGAAATGTATAAAGGAATTCCTAATCTTTTTTACGTCAATAGAAATACAGAATCTTTTGAATTAGGCAAATGGTCCTCTAATGCTTTAGTAAGAGAACATACAATACGTTCTATAGAAGAAGCTAACTTGATCATATCAGAATTAGAGCATCTTCTGTTTTCAGATCCAGATTTTGATGCAGATGACTGTTGGCTTGCCACCGAAGGTCTTGCCTTTGCCTCTCAAGGAGATTCTACTCTCAACTTAGCTACTTATAAAGGAGTATTCTTGTCTAAACTTTATGAGAAGATAAAAATCAAGAATATGTTCACTTATCCTCCTATTTCTATAAAGTCAATTGCCGGGTGCTCTAAAAAAGAAATGCTTAAGGACAAAGGATGCATGATAAATGCTTTTTTGAATGAAGAGCATTTGATAGGAAATGGATATAGAGATGCATTAGAAGCAGGTCATTTCATAAAGAAGACTTCTTATTGTGTAGGAACTGATGATCTTATTGACTCTTTCTGGGTTCTTAAGACCATGTATATAAAAGAGAAACTTCTAGGAATTCCTGCTTTTGATTAAGTAACTTATAGATAACAAGTTATGGCTACACTCAATACAAATAGAAAGATTGTTCCTAACTTATGCAAGTCTGTGAAGCAGATAGCAAAGCAGAAATGGAATGAAGCAAAGCGACAAGTTAAAGCAGAATTCAATGAGATGGTCAACTCTGTTCCTGATGTAGTAGATCAAATCAAGGAAGAACTTGTTGATATGGCGGAACAAGAAGTGAAGAACATAGTTAATTCTATACAGCCATCCCTTCAAGAAGTGTCTTATGTATGCAATAAAGGAGTCAGACTTTACATAACTTGGAAATATGCTACTCCAGAACAGAAAGAAGAGAAGAAGAAAGCAGTCATTGAGTGGATGAAGACTCAGGCAGATGAATTCTACAATGGTTTCATTCTTCTTATGATAAAGGATACACTCGAGGAATCTGTCAAGACATTTCAGATGTTGTGGAGTGCAGGTATTGAGATGTGGCAAAATCTTTCTGCTGGATATTTAGCTATCAAAGAGATGTTCCAGGATCCAGAATTAGCAGACAGGAAGAAAGATGAATATGTTGAAAAGGCATTAGCACTAATCAACCAGATGTTGCCTCTGATTCTTTCTATGATTCCTCTTATTCAAAATTATTTGATAAATCATGGATGGTGTCAAGAAACTGGAGACAATCATAAGAATAGTTTGAATAATATAAATGCTGTTAACAGAGGAATTGATCCAGCATTATTGCCTAAGGAGAAGGAAAATGATTCAGTAAACAAAATCTATAAAGATGCCATAGATTCTTCTATTCAAGACAATAGATTCAAAATAGATCTTGGAGATTGTAAACTCTATCCATCTGGATATGTAGACCATTATGATTCTTCAGTATTAGGATGCTTTGTAGAACCTAGTCAATTACTTAGAGTGGTAAAAGAAGATCAGTCTAATGCTTCTAAATTTTCAAATTCTTCTTCAGGAAACTCTATATTCTCTGCAGACATTCAAGGAGAAGATTCTCTATGTTATGTGATTCCTCCTCTTAACAATAATATTGATGACATCATAAAAAGAGATGAAAAAGATTCTTCTTGTCTTCATGCTATAATTGAGTTTGATGATGAATGTTGCAAATATCCTGAAGAACCATACAAATGGCAATGCCTTCCAGGAGAAGTCGTCTTCCAAGACAAAGTTCTTGCTGAATGCAAACAGTATGAGAAGATGGTTCCTGTCAAGAGCATATTCAAGACAGGTATCATCCGAAAAGATCCTTGTACTGGAGATTTTGCAAGAATTAGACCAGATGTATGTAATAGACACATCATTATAGATTGTGTAGAAGAAGGAGCTCAAGGCATTCTTGATTCTTCTATAGTAGAAGAACTTAATGATGATTTCAAGAGAGAGCAAAACTTGTATGACTTGTTCTACAAGTATATGTGCTATGCTACATTGCCTAGTTTTATAGTAAGAAAGTCTTATTACAAGTATCCAGCTAAGATGCTAGGTCTGATAATGAATCCTGAATGGATTTCTAATGAGTCTCATAAAGAAGCAACGGAAATCTATGATGAGTACATAGAACATTATGAGAAGACTATAGACAACTTCAAGGAAGAACTTCTTAAGCTCAACTCAGAAGATAAGATAAAAGCTACCAACGCTGAATATGAAAAGCTTAAGGCTCTTGGTGATGAGATTATTGCAGCAAGAAAAGAGTTTGTCTTCGGAACTCATGTCAAAGGAATTCCTAAGAATGGAATCATTGATTGGTGGGAACAAAGAGACAAGCAATCCAAGTCTAAATGTTTTAAAGACTATTCTGATTGTCGTGGCTTAGCTGAGACTTACTATATTGATCTTCTTGGAATGTTGCAGTTCTCTGAAGAAGAAAAAGATGTTCTTGATTTCTACAAGTTAGTTGAAAGCATAATATACAAGCGAGAAAACGTAGAGGGCTTCGACTGGGAAGCTTTGAAGAACAAGGTGATAAAACTATTAGATGAGATAGGTTCCGCCACCTGGGAAGATATATTCAATTCCTATGAAGGTCCTGATAAGTTCAATTCAGTCATGACAAAAATAAGTGCTAATGTTGACACTAATGATGCGGACCTCATGAAAAAAATCTATAGAGCCACCAACTTGTTCATGGCTCTTAAAAGAAGAGACTACTATAAGAAAGTTGGTCCTTCTGAAGAAGAATACAGTAATGAGAAAATCTTTGAATTAGTCAAGAACGAGAAAAAACAACTTGATGATTTCTTCTATGAAAAGATGCTTGACTATAAGAAGGTTGAAATGAGCAACTTAATTAAGAAAGCAGAATCATTAGCAGAACCTCAAGCAGAATGGCCACCAGCATTAGACCTGACTATAGGAGGAAACATATACAAGTTGTACAAGTTTGCTAACATCGATGCTTATCTGAATGGTCTTAACAATAGTGGAGTTGACAATTCATTAGAAGCTGGAATTGATCCTAACAACTACGAGTACAAGGAAGAAGATGTGACTAAGAAGGTTCAAGCGGCAGTAGGAAACATAAGTCCAGACACTATAAACAGTTCAGACTTGATGCCTAATGACTGTAGTGACAAGTTTTCAGGTGTTACTGACATTCCATTTACTGACATAAGATATTGGATGAAATATTGCAGTATAGCAACAGTTGTAAGTCTTCCTTTCTTAGCTACAGGATTAGTCATACTTGGAGTTCCTATTCCGCTGCCAGCTATATTCTTACCATTTACTGTGGTAAAAGGAGATGTGACTATAGTTGTTGGTCTTGGAATTCGAGGAATAAGTTTCTTTCCTATGATGATTTATGTCAATGGAAGCCAAGACAATAGTACAACATTAGTTCCTTTGCTTATAGCTCTTAAAGCTATTAAAGATGCTTTCATGGCTAACATGTCTAAAATTGAGCTGACAATTCCAGATGTGGCTAACTTGATAATATCTCAACTGCAAAGCAACAATGCTAACTTGTTGAATCAGAATGATCAGATAGACAAACAAGTGGCAGCTCTCAAGTCAATTCAAAAACCACAATGGAGTGAGATCAAACGTCAGATGAAAAGAATGGTTCATGAAGATACAAGAGAGATAGTTACAAGATTGAAAGGAAAATAGAATTAAAAGAGGTCCCAAGCTTTCACAAGTTTGTGAGACCTCTAATTGTATAATAGTAAATAAACGGAAATTCCTAAGATATTACAAACACAAAATTTCGTGTCAGTGCATAATAATCACAAGTGAATGATACTATATCTGGAGTCAAGGTTCCTATAGAAGAATAGCTATTGTAATAATCATAAGAGTACCTATAATTAGGAATCCAATCAGTAGATATTACATCATAATACATTGTATAAGATGGTTCAACTTGGAATTGAAACTTTACTGTTTTTTGTGTTTGATCATTCACATATGTAATTTGTCCAGTAAGTCTATAATTTAACCTATTATGAATTTGATATGTTATAGTACGTCCTGCTACAATTCCCTGGTACGATACTATTCGGTTATTAGAATCATATGATGAAAATTGTAGTCCAAATCCTCTAATTTGATCTAGTCTTACTAATCTTTTTTCGTCATAATAAGGAGGCTTTATTTGCCCATTCCAATAAGCATACTCTTGGGTAGCTAATCTTTTTTCCATACTATTTCTGTTTACCTTTAACTAATTCACTATCACTATCTAGGATATTACAAAAATACCTGATAGGGAATAAATATTCCCTATCAGGTATTTAAAAATAAACCTATTAAAACTTACCCGATAATAGACAATCCTATATTAGATTCTAATCTTGATAGCAATGTAATAATAGTTACTGATTTAGGTCTAAAGTCCGATACTATAGCATCTGTTGCAGAAGACATAGTCATCCCACTAGATATAGTATCATCTAATATCAGAACATTTTTATCAGTAATATATTGATCTAAGTCTTTGATTGTGTACTGACTGTTATAGGATATTATGCTTTTGAAATATTTCAAGTACTTCTTTTTCATATGCTTAGCTTCGAAAAAATAATCCATCTTTCCTAAAGAAGCATAAATTTCTCTCATAACTTGTTCTTTAGAAAATCTATTCTTATAATCTCTTGATATTGCATCATAATCAATGCTTTCCCAGGCTTCCTCTTTAGAGCATTTACAAAATAAATCGGAAAATACCCAAGTGGAACCAACTACTTTTTTAATACTAGACATGAATTTAAAGTTTAAATCGTGTTTAGAAGGAATCGTTATGATAGTATCATAATTTTTTGGAATCTTATTAGCAATCAGAAAGAACCTTCTGATATATTTCAGAATTTCTTCTCTAGACATATCAAATTTCCACCCATCTAAACCTTTAAGTGCCTTTATGAATGGATTCCCATCAATATCATAACCTGAATATAGATCATAAGAAGTTCTTCTAAATATAGAATAGACATCGTACCCTTTGAATTTGTAATGAACTGGATTTGAGAATATGTTAGTGTTAAGACCTTTGCTATGTCTATCTGTAAGTCTTACTGACTTGTTTTCTGGATCAATCTCAAGGCCTTCAATCAAAAAACTATTTGAGAATATAGAATTTTCTGGATTAAAATATTTCATATAGATTTCTTTTTGATAATAAAGTAATAAATGTTACACTTTAGGAACTTTAGGAGCAAAATTATATTCTTCTAATATAAATGATAAATTTTTGATTCTAACTTTCATATTATAACCATTTGGATTTCTCTAATTTATTCATTTTTAAAGATAGAGAGATTGCCTAGGCAATCTCTCTCAAATCACTATCTCCATCAACTAATGGACATGTTGCATTCTTGTGGTCATCATCTAGTTTCAACCAGCTGTTCAACAAAATAGGTCTTGCTTCATAATAAGAAACTCCGGTTTCATAACGATATGCCATTTTGACAGGGTTCAATGTGTTCTTTCCAATCTTTCCTTTTACCTGATAGCTCAAGATAGGACCATTTCCATATTTAGATCTTACAACAATGGTTCTCACTTCGTCTTCTTCATCATCTTCATCAATTTCTGTGTTTGCTTCAAGAACTTGACCTTTGCCATTCTCTTTGATGAAAGCTCTGCCAATCTTGTCCATAGAATCAAGTTTAGCATCACAAAGCTCATGAATTGTATTCAGTTTGAAATTAGCTTCTAGGAAGTCGTCTCGTCTCTCCAGAAGCATAGAAGAAAGGTCTGTATAGTTTTTAATGCCATAAGCTTCAAGTTGCTTAGAAAGTGTATATACGTTTGATAATGTTGGAATAGTCTTCATAATATGAACCATCATCTTGTCATAGAGGTTCTTTGCTCCAGTCTTTTTTGTTATCTTGAATGTCTCTTTGTTTGTAGCAAAGAAAAGTTTCATTGAATCTACTAAAGTGATAGCTGTACGAGTTTTAGCAAAAAGATTTTTAGTTTCCATAATTTTCATTTTTAAGTTGTTGATTAATGTTTTTGTTTACATTGCAAATATACAAACATTAGATAAACTATAAAAACATTCCCAAAGAAAATTTTCAGATTTAATCTTCTTTAACAAATCAACACTATGTCTAAATTCTATAAATTCTTTTTAGATTCTGATAAAGCTCTTAATGAGGACAAAGCTTTTCAGTATTTAGTCACTAACAAGTTTGACATTACTCCTACCTCTCAAAAAAATTTAGCTAAAGAACTTGATTGGTACTCTATGCAAGAAGCACTGAACTATCAAGACTTCATTCCTGGAATGTTCTACACTTTCAAGTATACAAGCAAGGTTCCAATGATATCAGGAAAATCAGAATTTATAGATGAGATTCCATTATCTCTTTGTATAGGAAAAACTCAAGACTCAATGCTTGGATTCAATTTCAATCTTATATTAAATGATATACGAGCACATATATTAGATAAGTTATATGAATATGATAAAGAATTCTTTGGGAAGACTTTGCCAGAGGCACTTAAGAAGAAACAACCAGTAGTATCACAAGAACTTTTAAAACTCTTTGTAGACAAAGGAAAAAGAAATGCATTTATCAATTGGATGAACATAAACTTCAAAATTCCATCAGAATCATTTGCTTATAGAAGATATGACAAAAGGTTTATAGAAAATGTCCATTTGATCGACTACTGGGAATGGAACTGGATCCCATTTTTGAACTTTGACAAGTCGGTAAGAGGGAAATCACTAAGAGAAATTCAATTAGACAATGCTGTGGCAAATTCATAGATAAGGATGAATGAAAAATTGATACAAAACAAATGAATATTTCTACTATTCCGACAAGTTTGATGAAAGCTTCAAAGGTGGACAAAGCTATTCTTCCACAAGCAGAATGTGAGATTTCTAGCATTCCTGTCAGAGTTTATCAACAGATATATCAGGCCATTCTGAATGGTGAGGATGGAGACCTTAACATTAAAGACTTAGGTTCTTTTGGTGACCTGGATGCTGCTTCTGACAAATTATCATCTAAAGAGATTCTTTCTGGAACTGAACCAATGTTCAAAGGAAAGATTAACGTCCAAGATTTCCTTGTTGTACAAACTAAAGGAACTGATACTTACCAGTATATGTTCTTTGAAGGAGAAATCAAAGTAAGATCTATCAAAGGAGGTATTGCTGGAGAATGGATGACTTCTGGTGGAGTGATTGATTTGTCTGATATAGAAAAAGCTATAGAAGACCTCAAATCTGAGATTGAAGCTGAAAGTAAAGCAAGAACTGATGCTGATAATGAATTGGACGAAAAAATTAGCAAATCAGTTCAATTTACTGATATCTCATCTAAACAAAATCCTAATAGAAAGGCTATAGTATTAGGAAACAATGATATGTTGCTTGGAACTACCACAAGTGGTGCTGCTAATAATCTTATTATGATGAACAAGTGGGATATTGTTGATGCTGGTACGTCTAGCAACAAATTCAACATCAATGTTCCTAAAGGAGAGCGTCCTACTGTTCAAGAAGCTGGCCAGTCTGGAGACCAAGCTAACAAGATTGCTTATGTAAGTGATATTGAAGGTATTGATGCTTCTATTTCTGAAGTTAAAATCATTGCTGAAGCTAAAGTTGCTAAAGTCTCTTTAGTTCAAGATAAAGAAAATCCATTGATTTATAAATTGATGGTGGATAATACTGAAAATGGAACTATAAACATTCCTAAAGATCAGTTCTTGAAATCGGTAGAATTCCAACCTTCTGGGGTTCTTAACTTTGTATTTGAGACCTCTACTGGAGAACAAGAAGTTCCTGTAGATATTTCTTCTATGATTGAAGTGTATACTGCTGGAAATGGTATTGGAATTAAGGACAATCAAATTTCTATCAAGGTAAGCACTGACAATAAATTCTTGATTGTCAATGAATCAGGAGAATTGCTTACTAAGCAATCTATAAAGAAGACAGGTTCTTGGAAAGCTCAAGTAACAGGTGCAGATGGTTCTGATGTTGAAGGTCTTGCAATTGACTTTTCTGAAGAAGCTAATCAATTGAGTCAAGCAATTGATGCCAAAGCAGATAAAACCGGTCTTGAAGAAGAAGTCAAAAGAGCTGAAAAAGCAGAGCAAGACATTAATAGTTCTATTGGAACTTTAGATGCATCTGTTGCAAAACTTAGAACCGATGTTGATTATGAAAGTGCGAGAGCTTTAGAAGCTGAAGCCAATATTAACAAAGAACTTGCAAGAAGAGTTGTTTGGGATGAGACTAAGACAAAGATTGTTCTTCCTTCAGGTGGTCAGATAGTTGGAACTAAATATGGTACTACTGGAGAGAATCCTGAAGATGGTGCTACTATAGCTCAACTGAACAAATGGAATGTTATGGACATTGGTTCTGTAAAGTATCCTCTGAACTTGAATGTTCCTAAAGATGTTCGTCCAACAGTTCAAGAAGCTGGACAGAGTGGTGAAGATGCTAATAAAATAGCATATTTAAGTGATATTGAAGCATTACAAAAAAGATTACAGGCTTGTGAAGAAGCTATCAAAGCTCTCCAAGGTCAATAATCTATAAATGGATAAAAACTTAAAAAGAGGATCCTAGATTTAGGATCCTCTTTTTGTAAACAATTAAAATCAACTATATGAAATGAAACAAAAATCTTATTTTTTAGCAGATCTGCCTCTTTTAGGTTTCTCTTGAACTTTTTCTTCTTTTGATTCTTCTACTGCAGGAACTTCTTCAGAAACTACTTCTTCTGCTGGAGCCTCTTCTTCTAAAGCTACCGTTGTATCTACCTCTTCAGCTGGTTGAACTAGTTCTTCATTTTTTAGCTCCTCTACCACTTCTTCTGCTGCGGTAGTATCTACTTCTTCTGACATAGTATTTTCCATGATCTCTTCTATAGGATCTTCTTGAGGAATTTCTATTGAAGCTTCTACAGTGGGTTCAAGTTTTTGAACTTCTTTGATCACTGTAAATTCTTCATTTTTTGGAGTGGAAGGTTTCTTTCTATTCAGAGTCAATCCTGTTGAAATCGCACTTTGATTCATATCTAAAACAAATTTTTCTTTCTGAAAATTTCCTATTATTTATAGGAGGATAAAATCATTTCGATTTTTCAATCTCTTTGATAAGTTGTTCATAGCAACCTTTATAAAGCTTTTCTGGGTACTTGATAAAGATAATCTCATTTCTTATAGAACTTATAAGATACCAAGCAATAAGAACTAACAACACTATTCCAAAAATAAATCCGATCATTTTTTCACTCCATTTATAAGTTCATAGATTCTAATTTTGTTGTTGACTCCATATATAAGATTGTCTATGGTCTTTATAGTCTCACTCATATACTTGCTATGGGTCTCTACCATAGCTATCTGTCCTCTTATCTCTTCAAGATCTGCTTCTATCTGAGCATTGATAGAAGAATCTGATGAGTACCTAATCTGACTCTGGGTCTTATAGAATTGATACTTAGCAGCATATTCCACCTTCCATTTTCTTGAAAGCTTTCCTAAAATATTAAGAAGACCAAAATAATAGTCACAAGCATTCTGACGTTCTGAATATATTTCATTAAGCAAACTGTCAAGAGAAGGAAGATCTTTCATCTTTTCATTAAGTGTCTTTATCTTGTTGACCCAGTTCTCTTGAATATGCTTAAGCTTATCTTCATATGAGATTTGCTGTTGCACAATAACATTTTCTTCCATATCAACTTTCTAAATACGAAATATCAAAATGATAAAAAGTACGATAGTGCCTTAGCCATGTATCTAATGGAGTTTTGTCATGAACTGTATATCCTTCAACAAACCATTCTTTATCTAGTTCTTCTACCTGTTGATATTGTTCATATGAATAGAGTTCAAAAGACCAGAGGAACCTAAAGACAAAACAAATCAAATAACTAATACAGGCAAACAAAGTTACCACTGTAGCTATAAGAGCCGCTATAATAGGACCAATACCTAACCATTTGAGTAAGTACTTCATAATTTAACTGTTTTTAAAATCCATTTCTATTTTCTTCTGAAACATTAAAGTGGTCAAACAAATCTATAAGACTACTATCCAATTCCTTTGTCAAAGAATTAAAGAACTCTTCTTCTGTCACTCTCTTTCCAGATAAAATTATAGAAAAATTGATATTCGCATTCTTGCATAGCAAATAAAGATTTCTTATAACTAATGGTTCATTGGTCTTGATTTCATATGTCTTAATAGTTCCAGCATTTTTCTGATGAAGAATATCTTCAAACAATCCACTAATTTCGTTTATAATAGATCTTGGAAAGGTATTCGTTATTATTGTCTCTTCTACATCAGGACCTGCAATTATCTCTACTCGAAAGATATATGGATTAAATTGCTCATTAAAAAATTCATAAGCAACTAATTTGTTCTTAATAAGCCATTTAATGGCTTCAACTAAACAATTTTCATAAGAATCTTTATCGATTGTAAGTTCCCATTTATTAGACTGTTTAAGTATAAGAGAGTTTGAAGAAGCCCAAGTCACAGTAAACTTATTTTTGAATGCAGATTCAAGAATAATCTTATTAAGATATTCATAAGAAAAAGCATGAACAATGTCTTCTGTATCATTAATATCCAATTTTGATGGCCACTTCTCACAAAAATCATTAAGCTCTTCTTCTGAACAACATCTTATAAGAGTATAACTTTTTGCATAAGGATTTCCATCAGTGACCCAATAGAAATTATTCTTTTCTGGAAGAAGTCCTTGTTTTAAAAGATCCAAAGACTCATATTTAGAAAGAACTGATTGTTCAAGTCCAGTTTCAGTATATACTGAAAAAACATGTGGTTTTTGTTTTTGAGGTCTTATTGTATAAATCATAAAGCTTTTGTTTTTAATTGTTCACTGCAAAAGTAACAAAAGAAATCATAACAAAGAAATTCTTTAATGAACTTTAACAAAACAAAAAAAAAGAAAAGGACCTACTAAATGTAAGTCCTTTATAGAAAATTGAATAATAAGGTTTATTCTTCTTCTGAGGATCCATCTCCGGTTTGAATGCCAAATGAATCTTCAAGTTCTTTAATATCTTCAAATGAAGATTGATCTGGAAGTTCAAAAGCAGGTTTGATTACATTTTCATCAAGATATTCCAAGAACTCTTTAGTAAAGACCTTATCAGTAAAGAATTCTATAATTGGAACGGTATTATGCAAATGACCACAGAACATTTGACGAGAACTATCTTTTGGATAAACCCAAGTAGAAAAATCTCCATCTTCAAACTTGATACATTTCAATTGTTCAGCAGGAGTCAACTTAAGATATTCTTTTTCATCAAGCATATTACCTCTAATCACTTTAGAATTCTCCCAAGTCATATATTGCTCAAGACCTACATAAGGATTAGGTTTAGTGAAAAAAGGAATTTGAAATCTTACTTTCTGTGGAATACAGAATCTAGACTTTACTGGTTTTGCTGTTACTAATACTCCATTCTTGGTAAACTCTCCTTTTTTAGAAGAGGCTTCTTTGTCATTAGATTTATCATCCAATTTAGCAGCGGTAAGCATCATGGTTATAGAACTAGAAAATTTTATACCACTATTATGGTTTATAATTCCATTAGCTGATACATAATTATGAGTATTTTGGACAGTTAGATCCACCACATTATTCAAACCTAATTCTTGTTTCTTTGTTATCTTTAATTTTTGTATTGCATCTTCTATTCTATTAATTATAGAAATTTCATCTCCTTCTTTCAGATCTTTAGCCAATATCCAAGAACTTTCCTCTTCTGGATTTTCTGGATTAATTAAAAATCTATGAGTATCAGAACAAGAAATTTCTTTATTTTCTTCTAATTCAAATTTAAAACATTCTTTTGTATGATTCCAAGTTTTTTCAACCAAATGATATTTTCCATCATGAGACATTACCATATCTCCAACAACAATATCTTTAATAGATTTAATACCATTCTCGGTAATAATCAACTCTTCTGGCAATAGACATCCTGAACTTTGTTCCATTGTAGGAAAAAAGCTTGATACTGAAGCATATACATGATTATTGACTATCATAGGAATAGAAAGTTTTCCTAATTGAGTAGTTATAACACGGAACATAGCTTTTACTTCCTGAGCTCTAGTCATATCACGTGCAGATTTTCCTTCAACTGAATCGTTAAACTCTTTGTCAGAAGTCAAGTTACCAATAGAGTCAAGTACTAAAATGATTTTAGGAAACTCTATGCCTTTATCCTCAAATGATTTACAAAGATTGATTATGAAAGTAGTAACCTCTTTAACTGTAGTCACTTGACGAATAATAAAGTTCTTTGGATCACATCCTAATCTTTTAATAAAAGTAGGATCAATACTGTTTTCTGAATCTAAATATACTGGAGTCCATCCTTTCTTTTGAGCCTCACGGCAAACGGATACTGCGAGAAAAGTTTTTCCAACTCCCGCTTCTGCAGCAAAAGAGACGACCTTTCCTGAAGGAACTCCACCAAATATTGATCCACTCATAGCGGCATTTAAGATATAAGATCCTGTTCCAAGATATTCTCTAATAATTGATGACTTTGATTCATCTAATATTTCAGAATTCTCATCAAATGTAGAAATCAGTTTAAGGATATCAGAAGTTCCTGATAATGTATTTGCTTCTTTTGTTTTCTTTGCCATACTTATAAATTTTATTCAAAAATTATATGATATAATCAATTAATTGATTTATAAATAAATTAATATATTAATAATTTTACAAAATGACTAAAAATAAAATAACTATTAAAGAAATATTAGAAAAATTCCCTATAAGTTCAAATAATCCTGTAGTAGATATAAGAGGTATCTATAAAACTATAGAACCAGAACTGACATCAAAAGATTCATTGATTCAAGAAAGTCCTCAAGAGAAGACTGACCAAGAATTATCTCTTGATCTTGGTCAGTCTTCTTAAAGCTTCATCATAACTAATCATATGATTTCCAACCACATATCTAGTATTGCACATACTTGCAGGTCTTTTTAGCCACTCTTCTTTATCATCAATCCAAATAACACTTTGATTTATCTTGGTAAGATAACTGTCGGGATTAATCTTCCTTTCAGGATCTTCTCTTGATAATAAGAACCTTCGATAAAGCTCTCTCATCTTGAGACCATCATAAGCTCTCTCTGGATTTATAGGATCATTCTCATCAACTACTGTCTTTACTGATATAGCTATATAGTCATCAACCTTATCAAAATCTTGACTTATCTCTTTATCAAGCTCATAATGCAATCCAAAACTTTGGATATACTTAGTATGATCTTCTCCTAACTTGCTCAAATATAAGTTGATAGTAGCTCCAATCACACAATCATCGCAACTTCTGAAGGTTTCTTCCATCTTCTTGTTCTCAAGATACAGAACTCTCTTGACCATTTGCTTGTTCATAAGCAATGCATTTCCTTTAGCATAAAAGTGCATTTTGCTCCACCAACAACAGTCAATCTCAGCACAGTGCATCTTGAATTCATATTTGTCAAGACGACTCACATAATCACTAAGAAGATCTATATTCAAGAATGTGCTTGTATTAGTTCTAAAGACATAGTCATACTGATCAAGAATTCCTTCTCTTTCTAAGAACTTGATAGTGTCTATTGTCTTACTATATGTCTTTTCTAAAGTTCCTTCATTAGGCACTCTTACAGTATCACCTTCGAGATAAGGTTTCAAGGCATTCTTGTCTTCTTTATAGAAGAGCACTTTGATATTCTTGAAGTTCTCTTCAGCATATGTCTTCCAAGTCTCTCTAATAGCTTCCTCTTGAACATTATACTGAGGATGATCATGACCCATCACTAAAATCAGAATAGTCTTCTCATAAAAAAGCTCTTCAGTCTTTCTAAAATCATGCTTAGGATTTATGTACTGTTTAGGCCATCTTGCTACATCTACTTGATTTCCTGGAGTATTGAACAACAGCTTAGCCTTATATCCTTCACAAGAGTTCTCATCAAAGTTGTCATAGGCAATCACTGCTCTGTCTATAAGCTCTACCCAATTAGGAAACACATTCTTAGCACTCCAATTATAAAGTTTCTTCCTGATATTTCCTCTAAGCCAACTAAGATGATGCATCTTTATGACATTCCATTCAAATTCATGATAAGAAACTGTATAGTATTCCTTTCCATCTTCTTTAATTACTGTAGGTCTTTTGTACCTTCTTGTTGGATCTGAAGGTTTTGGAAAGTCATGTCCTTCAAACTCAAACCTATACTTAGTCTCAGTTATGAATGGAACATAGTTTCCTTCTTTAAATGGATATACCAGATAATGGTTGTAGTCATGATAGTAGTTCACATATCGACAATAAGTAATTGGATACTCATGAACTTCGATTTCAAGTAATGCCTTTTGAAACTCATGACAGTCATAGAACTCATCCGAATCAATAATCAAAGCATGTGAGCAACCATGATCTTCAATAGCTTGAATAAGAAGATTTCTTTTGTTCGTTTCTTGGACTCTAGGGAGCGCGTCTTTGTCAAGGTCAATATATATCACCTCATCAACCAATCCGCCATCCTTGAGCGCCAGGCACGCCCTCTCGTCATTAGGATTAAGGACTTCTCCATTGTAAGAAATTCTTTGAAGACCTATGACAACATAATCCAAGAATTTGCGGATTTCTTCAATAATGTTTTGAAGATGCTCAGTGCCTTCAAAGACTACTAATCCAAGCCCAACAGACTTCACATAGAGGTTCTTCTTTTGTGATATGATCTTTATGTTCTCTTCTATTGTGTTTGCCATACTTAATCTAAAATCAGAAACGAACTTCGTAATCTTTCTTTGATGTTGGATCTGTAATGATGACTGACTGACCTTCCTTAGCTTCAGAGAATTCAAACACGGTTCCTTCAGGAGTCATGACTTGCCAGATGTTGTTTACTTTGACTGAATCATCTAAATATTCTTCTAAGAAGGGATGTTGAATACGAGAAAGTTTCACAGTATCATTCTCTGAAGATTCATAGTTCACTACACTGAACACATCTGCATAAAGAACTTCCGGTTCTGCACTCTTATTAAATTTGATTTCTTTCTTTGCCATAGTTTTGATTTTTGTAGATTTTAATTAAAAAGTCATAGATAACTTATCCTTATAAAAATTATATTCTATAAGTCTGATGCCGATTCGATTTTTGCAAAATATTTTTTACATATTTGATGGATTCTTCAAATGGTTCCTGCTTCTGTTCAGGCCTATGAGCATTACTGCAAAAAAAAGGTATCTGATATGCAAGAAATGTCCTCATAAGAAAAGAAGGCACTGTGACATATGTGGATGTTTCATCAAAGCTAAAGTGCTGGTAGACTATCCAATTTCAGATATTGATGGATTAAGTATTGGTGGATGTTCAGATAAGCCACCAAGATGGTAAGAAGATTTCTTCTAATTTTTCTAAATAAGTTTTCATATTTTTAATTTTGCTTTCTGGAGGTTTTGCTTGTGAAAAGTGGAACCTCTTTTCTTTTTAGGTTCTTGACCAGCATATAACGCACTAATAAAACCTCTTCTTAATATTACACCTACAGGCACACATGCACTCACGTATACGCAGGTGTACTACGCACGTGTGTACCCGTATAACGCACGTACACATGCACACATACGTACACGTGTACACGTACACACACCTGCATGCCTACATACGCCTGCATACGTACACGTATACACGTACAGGCTAATCCTAAAACTCCCAAGATCCGCAAGATCTTTATATGGGCTTTCCAGGAATCGATTAAAATCCGATTCAAAAATCCAGTAATTTATACTCGTTTTAAATAAGCAAAGTGCCTAAGTTAGTAATTTTTAAGAATTTATATGAAGGATCCTAAAATGTTAAAAAAGGTTAAAGTTCTAATCAAATCAAATGTAAAAATTTTTTACCAGATTCTAGGATTTTAATTGGTTACAGAGTGGTAAAATTAAAATTTTGATTTTTAGATTCAAAAATTTGTTCTATATTTACAATCGAAATATGATACTATGAATATAAAATTTTGTTGTTCGAAAGAACACCTCCTTTCCGTTTACCTATTTTTATAATTCACTAAGTGGTCCAAGTCTGAGAAGATTCAAGACCACTTTTTTATTTTTAATCGATTTTTAACATATCTCATATAAGATTTAGCAAAAAGAAAAAGACACTTATCCTATGGCAACAATTGAAGGAAACTTCGAAAAGAAAACAAAGAAAAAAGTAAAGAAAGAAATTGTTGAAACTACTCAGCAAGAAGAAACCACACAAGTTCAAGAACAATCAGATGTAACTGCTGGTGTTCCTAAACTTCCTAAGATGAATGAAGATCAGAAAGCCGCACTTATCAACCAATATAATGCTACTAATGAAGGTGTCTGTGAAATCACAGAATCACTTGATGAAGTAGATGAAGAATATGCAAAGCAGTGTAAGGAAGATTTTGAAGCTGTAGTCAAAGAAGCAAATGAAATGAAGTTCTTGATTGCTGATAAAGACAAAGCTCTTGAGACTGCTAATTTCTTAGCAGAATGGAATGCTAACAAGAACTACTGGGAAAGAGCTTATTGGAGAGGAGTCATCAAATTCAATGAGTTTATTGAAGATAAGATTGACAAGCTTGAAAAGAAAGAGATTGAAGTTCTTGAAATGGATTATCCGGCTTTGATCTTCATTCATCAGTCAATGATGAGACCTAGTGGTGTTGGTCTATTAGAAGCTCAAGAGATGGCAGCAATTGATGATCAGTACAATGCAATTCTTGATGTGATTGGTGGTTACGTTGATAAGATTGCTTTGTATGATAAGAAAGCTAAACTCTATCAAGAAAGATGGGGATTGGCATGCAATGGATTCAAGATGAATATTCTTATTTCAGATCTTGAAGACTTTGCTAAAGTGAACACTTCTCAGCAAGGATAACGTGTTTAAATAGGCTCTAGTCTTCTAAAGATTCAAGAGCATTAGAGAGTGTTGGATTGCACCTTAGAGAAGAAAATGTTTCTTTCTCTTAAAAGTCTGAAAGGACTAAATCTTTTTAGGTTTCATAATTTTTTGTTTTTGATTAATGCAAAGATAGACCTGTCTGAAAAGATTAGGTCTATCTTTGTTTATTTAGTATAAGACATAGCTTTAAATAATATAAAGGTCCTACTTATCTCAAGCAAGACCTCTAAAAAGTATGGATTATATTAAGGTAAACAGAAAATCTGAATTTAGCATATTACTAAACATACTGTATCAAAATATCCACTTCTTGTTCTCATATCATCTATAGTAAAATAAGAACTTTCAAAACTTATACATATTGCTGGAAAATCTACTTCATCTATAGAGTTTAATTTACCAATTGGAATTTCTGGTCTTGTTGCTGAAAAAGTTCTGTATGATTTTGCATTAATTCCTTCGACAAAAGGATCTCCAGAATTTTTTCTGAAAGTGAATTCTCTATAAGTGTTAGAAAGATTCAATAATACTATTTCGCTGAAAGATTTTTGATTATACTGACTAAAATCAAAAATGTCAAGAAGAAATTGTATTGCATTTAAAGATTTTTCCCAAGAAATTAAAGAACCATAAGTTACTAATCTGTTAGATGCATATCCAGAAGGTATGCTTGTTCCTAAAAAATCACTCACATCTCGATGAGTAACAATCATGTTATTTTCCATATCCTAGACGTATTGTAGTCAACTTTTTGTACAGTTGATGGGATAAATATCCCATCAACTGTAAGTGCAAAATAAAAGGACCTATCTTCTCAGACTGGTCCTTTTCTTGTCTAGTATGGAAATATATTAAGGTAAACAGAAAAATCTTTATCTTAAAGAGAAACTTATATATACTGTGTTTCCAGTCAATCCATAAGTGAATTCTACTGATATGCTTGGTCTTAATCTACCACTTGTCTCATAATCAATAGTTAATGCAGTACCATTATATCCACTATTTGGGTGGATTATTAAAGTGTAATCCATATAATATTGTGGCGTTGCACAAAGCCATCCATTTGGATCATTAGTCAAGATATTACATAATATTGCTCCAGAGGCGTTATTAGATCCAGGAGCCATTGTTTTATTTTCATATGAGATATATGGACCTCTATTGACCCAGTCTATAGGAACTAACTGATTAGAAGAATAAGAATCTGAGACGGTAAGAGAAGAATATCCATCTAGATAAGATTTAGTAGGACATCTGTTAGTGTATCCTATTGATACGTTTGTCTTTTCTTTGATAGAGTTTCCTGTAGATATCCTGGAAGCCATCTGAATGAATTTTTGTACCTGATCAGGGATAAATATCCCTGATCAGGTAAGTTCAAATTCAGAAGTCATATATTATTATGACCTGGTGCAATAAAATGATGTATTATTAATTAATAATGTGTCTATAGAGAAAAACTTATCATCATCTATACTATAAATCATCTGACCAATATATCTTATTGTTGGAGAATGATCAGCACATTTGATACCCATTATCCATTTAGTAGGCCATTTTATATTAATTCTTCCACCTTCCAATATTATATTGTCAACAGTTCCAATTAAAGTAGTAATTACTATTATAGAGTAAGCTGGAAGATCCATAAGTTCTTGTCTTGCATCATAAAAATTATTAGATGATATTACATATACCGGTGTTATCCTGGTAGCCATAGAAACGTTATTTTGTACCTGATCAGGGATAAATATCCCTGATCAGGTAAGTGAAAAAATAATAATGGCAGCTGCTTTCACAAGTAACTGCCATTCAAGTATGAAAATATAGTAAGGTAAACAGAAAAATACAAGATTGTTAGCCAGGCCAAAAAGTTTTTTTGAAGAAAGACCAGTATGTCAAGTCTGCGGAAATAGAGTGACATATAATGGTCGATCTGATAAATTATTTCATTCATATTGTTGTACTTCTTGTGCAAGCAAAGCTACTGCAGATCAAGCTAAAGCAAAGAAACTTGAGAAATATGGTGACTATACACATAAAGCAAAAAGAGATCAGACTAATTTAGAACGTTATGGATCAACCTGCAATTGGGGTAATAAAGAGAATCATGCGAAATGTGTGAAGACTACTAAAGAGAAATACATTTTAGATGATGGTACTAATCTTATAGTAGAGAAATATAAAAGAACCTGTCTTGAAAAGTATGGATATGAAAATGTAAACCAAGTTCCAGAAATTCATCAAAAGATAGTAGATACCTGCCAAGAGAAATATGGTAATCATTCATATTTAGGTTCTAATGATTTTTATACAAAAAAGTATAAAAGAGGAAAATTTGATTCAAAATTTGAAGAGAAATTGTATAATTGGCTTTTAGAAGTATTTGATTCTTCAGATATATTATTGCATTATTCAAGCGAACTATATCCATTTAAGACAGATTTTTATATCAAATCAATAGATCTTTATATAGAAGCACAAATTTATTATACTCATGGAACACACCCATTTGATTCTAATAATTTTAATGACCTTCAAAGATTAGAAACTCTTAAGAAAAAATATAATCCGGAGGCACAAATAATCACTATATGGACAATTATTGATCCAGAGAAAAGACAAATAGCACTATCAAATAATCTTAATTATTTAGAAATCTTTGATTATTTTATTAAAAAGGAGGAATTTGTTCAGATTTTAAAAGATTATCAAAATGGAGTAATTAAAAAATATAAAGTTTTTATACATGATAAATAATTGCGAATTTGATATTTTGGATTTTTAAAGAGTTTCAACAAATTAAAGAAAATCTTGGATTTTTGAATCAACAAATTAAAGGTTTAGAAGTTTGAATATGAGCAAATCCAAAATCTGATATCTTAACACTTTTATAGATAATTCACGTTAAGATATTTTCGTAATTCATAATTACTATGTCACGTTTGAAAAACAATACAAAAACTATCAAACAATCTTGGACTCCACTGTTGGAAAGTCTTGGTGTTAGAGATGCTGAAAAGCAAGAATGGATGAGCAAAATGGCTCACTTCAGTGCAATGGCTTTGAATGAAGCTGATGGTGCTGCAGGTGCAACGTTCCCAGGTGGTGCAGTACAGCAAAATGCTGGTGCCATGGGTGGTGTATATCAGCCTTATAACACACTTTATAACACCTTAGGCATCGGGGATAGTGTGCCAGCTGGTAAACCTGCTCTGACTGGTGCTGACTATGCAGATGGCAAATCTCTTGGTTCTGGTGACAAGTGGCCTGCATTGCTTCCTATGGCTTTGAAGGTAGCTGCTAAGACTATTGGTTTTGAACTTGTAAACACAATGCCTTTGCAAGGTCCTACAGGTGTATTGCCTTATATGGACTATGTTTATTCTGGTTCTAAACAGCCTTATGGTGCTACTCCAGCTTACGATGCTGCTACAGCAAATCCACAAGCATTCCAGAATAACAACAAGGCTTATAGCCTCTATGGTCTGCCTCATGCATTCAAAGTTTCTTTCATTAGTGATACTGCTGCTGATGACAAAGCTGCTGCTAAGAAAGCATGGACTGTAGGTAAAGCTATTGATCTTGGTACTATGAAGACTGAATTCATTGGTTGGTCTCGTATCGATGGTGATCCTATGTTCAAGCTTCTGTCTGGTACTAAATCTCTTGGTGAAGAATTCGAATCTGAAGTTACTGCTGATTCTTACAAAGTTGGTGCTCCTCGTTTGATCTCAATGTTGGAAGACCATGTACAAGGCTTCACTGGTGCTGGTCCTTTGGATAAAGATCCTTGGTCTGGAACTTATATGGATGGTACTGTAATGTACGAACCTATGAGCCGTGGTACTGGTGAACTGCAATATCCTCGTCAGTTGAGCTTGCAGGTGTTCACTAAGAACATCACAGTTGGTACTCAGTCTGTAAGTGTAGCAGTTACTCAAGAACAAGTTACTGATCTTCAGAAACAATGGGGTATCGATGTTGTTAAGATGATTGAAAATGCAGCTATCAACGAGCTGTCTATGTCAATCAACAAACACATCTTGAGCCGTCTGTTTGCTCTTGGTTGGAAGAACCACGTGAAACTGAATGAAGTTGAAGGTGTCAACCTGAACATCTCATTCGATCCTGCTGTTACTGCAGCTAATCCTAAGAAGACATTGGCTTATGCAGTACCTATCGAAGAAGACGGTAAAGCTTGGACAAATGTTGCAATGGACTACAAACCTTTGTACATGAATCCTAATGCACACTTCGAAAATCAGGATACTTTGTTGAAGAGACTGTTCACAAACTTCATCCAAGCTTCTAACTGGATTCTTCAAAGAGGTCGTTGGGGTCAGGCTACATTCGCTGTAACTAACATTACAGTTGCAAGTGCATTGCAAAGCAATGCTCAATATGCATTCAGCCCGATTGCTAACAACATCAGCCAGAATGGAAACAGCTTATATCCTGTAGGTACTATTGCAGGTATTACGATCTATGTAGATCCTCTGATGGCTGGTAATGACACAAGAATCTTGGTTGGTCGTAAAGGTAGCACACAAGAACCAGGTGTAGTATTTTGTCCGTATCTTATGGCCGAGTCCATTAAAATGATTGCGGAAGGAACCGCAGCACCAAAGGTCGTGGTGAAGTCAAGGTATTCTTTAGTAGAGGCGGGCTTCTACCCGGAAACAAATTACCTGACCTTCTCAGTAGATATGGGAGGTATGTTTTAAGTAAATCATTGATTTATACTTAATTATATTAAAGGAGTCGTAATATTACGACTCCTTTTTGTTTTGTAAGAATTCTATGTCGACTAGTGCACAGGATAGAAACCATAATCGAAAATCAATTTCATCATATAATTAATACAAGAAAAATAAAATAGAAAGTAAATTATGGTATCTTTATTATCTCTTGAGACTATCATGGAACGATATCATTCTGGAAAATATGATACTTGGGCAATGAATCAAATTTGTAAAATGAGATTTATGAAGGAAGTTATGGAATATACTTCTTGGATCGATGAACCTGTTTCTGATGAAATTAGAATACATTGTTTCATTAATCAATTGACAGAACTTCCTAGATGTCCGATATGTGGAAAATTATGTTCTTTTGATATTAAAACACATACCACTAATGAAACTTGCGGTTCTATAGAATGCAGAAAACAACTTCAAACTTTAAAAAAGATAGGAAGACCTTGTAATAAGAAAATTTTAGAAGAATTTGAAAAGAAAGTAAAAAGTATTTCAGATGACCAGGTAATTACTGATGAAATTATAGAATCTTTGTTTTATTCTAATAAACGAGGTTTGTCTAAATATCTTTTAGATGAAAATCTATATCCAGAAAATCTTAAATCATATCTTCAAAATCGTTTTGCCGATTCTGATTCTATTTGGGAAACTTTAACTAGGATTCATAAGAAGATAGAAAAGAAACCAAAATGTTCAGTATGTGGCAAACCAGTTCATTTTATAGGTAAGCCAGCAAAAATGTTTAGTGAATACTGTTCCATCACTTGTTCATCTAGATCAGAAAAGAACATTCAAAATAAAAAAGCTACTCAATTAAAACATTGGGGTACTGAAAACTGTTATGACTCTTCAATTTATCAAGAAAAGATGATGAAAGAGTATGGTGTCAGATTTCATTCTCAACGCAAAGAGATAAAAGAAAAAATTAGAACCACTAAAGAGAAAAGAAAATAATGTCATGAAATATTTAGAAGAAATATTCAATCAATATAAGAATAATCTTAAGGCCTTCATGGTTAAACTTCGTTATGACAAACAATTAGTTTCTGAACTTATAGAAGCCACAAGTTTTCTTAACGACTATGGAGATATTTCTATGTCTGAAAGAGTTTGGTATTATAAAGAAGGCATTAAAGAAGTCAAATTATGTCCTTATTGTCAAAAGAAAAAACTTAGATTTAAGAAATTAGACAAAGGTTTATTTAGCACCTGTGGAGATGATACTTGTAAGAAAGCTGGAATGAGCAAAGGTGCTTTAAAAGAAAGAGATTGGAAAGCATTGTCATCTAAGGCTAAAGAGACTTATAAAGCAAGAACTGGATATGACAATCCAATGAATAATCCAGAATGTATAGAGAAACACAAGAAAACAATGTTGGAAAGACATGGAGTGGAATATTCTTGTCAGACTGAAAATGCTAAAAATAAAAGAGAAAAATCTATTATTACTAAATTTGGATCTTTGAACGCACTTACTCCATCTATAGAAAACAAATATGGAAGTGTTTCTAATATGAGAAAAGCCTTAACTTCACAAATATCAAAAACCTTTAAAGAAAATCATTTAAGAAATTTTATTGAAAGACTTAATCAACATGATTATGATTATATTTCTAATAATGAAAATTCATTTAGAGTTCGATGTCTAGTTTGTGGAAATGAATTCGATATCTCGAGGAATAGTGCAAATTATAAAATGCTTCATAATCTTCCACTTTGTCAAAAATGTAATCCAAAAAAGAACACTTATCGTTCTGGCGCAGAAGAGTTTATACTCCAAGAAATAAGTTCTTTTTATTCTGGAATCATAGAATCTAACAGAAGAATTGGTGGCAAAGAATGTGATATTGTAATTCCGGAAAAGAAACTAGGAATTGAATATAATGGGATATATTGGCATTCAGAAGAATATAAACCAAAAACTTCCCATATTGCTAAGAAAAGAACTTTTGAGAAAGAAGGATATGACCTTATGTATATTTGGGAAGACGATTGGCAAAATGCTACTAAAAAGAAAATAATACTTGCTAATATTAAATCTAAATTAGGAATATATGATTTCATAGTAGATTCTAGTAATACTATATTTAAATTTGTTAGATTTGAAGAGGCAAAGAAATTCATAGAAGAAAATATGATCTCTGCAAAGGATGTAAATATTGATGAGTCTTATGGATTGTATTATAATGATGAACTTGTTGAATTGCTAACCATCTATAATGAACCTAAAAGAAATTCAAAAATTGCCAGTATAGTAGTTAAATGCGGGTATCAAATTAGTAATGGTCTTAAAAAAATCATAGAAGGAATGAGACCTTTAGTAAAGTATCTTGTAATATTCTGGGAAACTAGTAATGACTTGTATCCTATGAATATGACTACTTATCAAGGAGTTTCTTTAAAGAAAGAATCTGATATTAAACCTAAATATTCTTTAGTGATTGAAGGAAAAAGAGAAGATTATAAAGAAGAATTAAAAGATTCAGGATATAAGAAAATATTTGATTCAGGAAAAGTAAAATATAAAATATTCCTATATTAAAAACTAATAAAAAGAAATACTTATGAAAACTCCAAAAGAAATTTCAGATAATTTAAAGAAAAATATCATAACTGATAAGATGTTAGCTTTATGCTTATATTCTTTTAATAAAAGAGCAAAGAACTATAGGGATAAGAAAAATGAAATAAGACACAATCAATACTATGGATTCTTTCGATATAGTTGGGATGATATAGTAGAGGAAAAAGAAAAAGAATATTATAAAAAGAAATCAGATATTCTTTATTATTTAAAGCCGGTATGTATCCATAGACAACGTATTGACAAAAGGACGAGGGTATATGATAATGAAGCCTCTTATAAAGATTTGTATAAAGAATATTGTGAGTACTATAAGAAATTGGTAGCATTAGAAAATGAAGATAAGAAAAATGGATATGATTGGGATAATGACGAATATAGTGATAAGACGGAAAAGGAATTTATAGAATTAAAAAGAAAATATAAAGTTAGATGGTGTAATTGTTTTACAAGAGATTTTGAAACTACTTGGTTTGTTGATATTTTTGAAGATGATTATCTATATTTTTTGTATTATGAAATAGATAAATTTTCATTTCACTCTCCAATTAAAAAGAATGAAGTAAATATTTTTAAAAAGAAATATTCTATAGAAATAGAAGATATAGATGATGATTTTAGCACCGAAGGACTTGAAGTGACAGAATTATTGTCAAATCAAGTTTGTACTAAAATATACAATCTTTTTATAGAACAACAAAAATAAAATGAAAACATTACAAGATATTTTCAAAGAATATATTCCTTCATTAAAGTCTCTTTATTTAGATCCAGATGGTTCTATAAGAGGAAAGAGTGCAGGGAATCAAAAGTTCTTCAAAAAGAATTTCCCAGAATGTCATAATCTTATAGAAGAAAATTATCCAAGTCTCTATAAAGAAATATTGTATTGTCTTCTCAAGGATCTTCCAGAAATTCCTAAATGCAAGAATCCAAATTGCAATAATAAGGTTCCATTAAGAAAGTTTCATTGTGGGTTTCAACATTTCTGTTGTGTTGAATGTCAGAATGAATGGCAAAGCGTTTCTGAAGAGTTTAGCAAGAAAATTTCAGAAGCAACTAAATATAAACATAGAAAGCCTGTAGAAAAAGATACTTCTAAAGTAGGATTGTTCCTTAAGCAATTTAAATGGAAATCAAACAACAATTATTATTACATAAAAGATTATTGTAAACACGGTGATATTTCTAAATATAGAAAAGTTCTTTCTAATATCGTAGAGAATGATTTAGATTGTTCTCTATGTTTAGAATGTAATAAAGAACTTTATGATAATTATAATCCTTCTGAGAAAGAAATAGAAGATTTTCAAAAATTCTTTAAAGAAGAATTCTTTCTGAAGAATCATTATGCGATGAATAAAGATTGGTGGATGATGTACTATCCTAAATATCTTAAAATCATTACAGTATATTTTGAGAAATATTTTTGGCCAGTTGAAAAATATTCTTGTTTTCGTGGAATGTATTATGTCTTTATGAAAAATCTTAGAGAAGTTCCTACATGTGTATATCCAGGATGTACCAATAAAGTAAGATTTTCTACTAAAGGTTCAAGATCATTCAACCAATTTTGTGATGAACATATGGTTGGTTATAATGCTTCTGGAGTAGAACTTGAATTAGAAGAGTTTATTAAGAGTCTTGAGATTCCATTTGAAAGAAATGTTCAAGGAATCATTAAAGGAGAGTTTGACTTTTTCTTTAGAAATAAAAATCTAGCAATAGAGTTTAATGGAACTTGGTTTCATTGCTCAAAGTTTAAAAATAAAGATTATCATAAGAACAAATATCTTCAAGCTAAAGAACAAGGAATTCAACTTATTTCAATTTGGGAAGATGATTGGAACAATCATAAAGAGATAGTCAAGAGCTTGATAAAGTCTAAGTTAGGATTGTATGAATTTAAGATAGGTGCTAGAGAATGCCAGGTAAAAAGTGATATTGATAGAAATCTGGTTAATAAGTTTTTAGATGAAAACCATTTGCAAAGTCATACAACTAGATATAGTAAGGTGTATGGATTGTTCTATAATGATAAGATGGTTTCTTTAATTACTATTGGGCATTCTAGATTTAAAAAAGGTGAATTAGAACTATTGAGATTCTGTTCTAAAAAGAACTATAAGATTTCTGGTGGTTTCACTAAACTTATATCACAATTTAAGAAAGACTATAAAGGTCAAGATCTTATTTCCTACGCTAATTGTGACATATCAAATGGAAACATTTATAAAGTGGCAGGATTTGAAGAAGCTGGATATACTGATAATTGGTCTTGGTTTGATAAAGGTCAGAGAGTCAATAGATTCAATAAAGAGTTTAGAGAATTATCTAAGGCAAAAACTGAAGAACTTTTCAAGTGTTATACTACTGGGACTTTGAAGTTTGTGTTAAAAAATAATAATTTATAGACTTTGATTAAAAAGTTTTGTTTAAATTTGCATAAACAAAAAATTAAAGATTATGCATCAATGTGATTATTGTTGTTGGTGGAATCCTAATGTTGGATGCGAGGTTCCTTATAGAATGAAAGCCTCTGCTTGTAAAAAAGCTATAGCTACTAAAGACATTTCTGAAAACCGAGAAAAAGAAAAACAAGAAGTTACCAGAAGAAATATAGAAAAGGATGATAGGAATATTTTTGATTATTATTTGTAGTTTGATTATTTGCGTTTTAATTCATCAAATTATAGTTCTTGGAGATCATAAAGTCTATATCCAAAACAAGTACAATAAGTATGAGATTAAGAAGACTGATGGAGGGTTATATTATGCCAGAATTAAAATTGGGTCTTTTCTCTTTAGTGATGTTTATCGTTTGATGATGACTGAAGATTTTGATGGCTCTAAAATTGACGGAAACCATTTGTTCGTAGCTACTTCTGTAGAAGAACTTGTTTTAGAGTTAAAAAGACGTTATGAAAATTATCAATTAGAAAAATCTAAAAAATGGATTAATTTAAGAAACCAATTAAAAATAAGATTATAAATTATGCCTGTAAATTTAGAAACTCCATATACATTTGAGAATTCATCAAATCCTTGGATTATGGATCCAAAAAGTCTTAAAGGATTTAATGAGCTTTTAGTTCTTGATAATCAGATTATTTCCGCTGAATATATGTGGAGTCTTGATTCAAAACAACGGGAAGATCTTCTTGAGAGAGTTTTCACTCATTATAGAAAAAATGGATTTCCATATGAAACTCTTTCTGATGAAGAAATCTGTTCAGAATTCAATAAACTTGTGAAGTTTAATGAAAGAAAAGTTCTAACCTCAGAAGGATTCATTTCTAATAGTGGAGATGTTTGTTTAAGTTTATGTAGACATTTTTGTAAAGACTTATTCTATAAGGCTAGAGGAGATTCGAAAACTATGTCAATGGAAGATGTTTTCAATGATGATGTTCTTTTCAAGAAGGTTCTTAAGAATAGAATGGGGTGGAATACTTCAAAAGAAGATGGAACCGAAAGACCATATATGTTTGGAATTTCAGATAGTATGATTAGAAATGGAATTAAGAATTCTGGTTATGGATATGGAGTTTCAAATTTCAGACCTACAATAGCTAAATTCTTATATAAGAGATATTTAGGAGATTGTAAAGGTAAATCTATTTTTGATTACAGTGCTGGATGGGGTGCTAGAGCATTAGCAGCATTAAGTGTTGGTGCTAAATATTATGGAACCGATCCTTTAACCTATGAATGTGTTAATGAACTATTTAACTATTTTGACTCTCCGTATGGTTTTTGTTTGGATCATGGTTCTCAGGAAACTCAAGATATTGTTGAAACCATATTAGGAGGAGCTGGAGAAAAAGTAGATCTTGTTTTGAGCTGTCCTCCATATTTCACTTTAGAGAGATATTCTGATAAAGAAACACAGTGTTATAATGAGAATACCAATTATCAAGATTGGTTAGAGAACTATTGGAGAAATACAGTAAAGACTGGATATGAACTTCTTAAAGATGAACATATGTTTGTTCTTATCATAAAAGACCAATATAAGAATTTCAGTCTCAAAGATGATATGAGTAAGATTCTTGAAGAAGAAGGATTTGAGAAATATGAAGAACTTCAATATAAGACTTCAAAGAATCATCTTAGTGGAAAGATTAAGACTGGAGAGAATACAAAAAATTCTGAGTATGTCTTAGCATTTAAAAAGAAATAAAAGGATATGTTAGAATTTACATTGCCAAGTTTTTTGAACGAAGGAATTGACTTTAATGAAGAAACTAAAGAAGTTTCATATAATCCATATCATCAAGAAGTAGTAGATACTTCTGAAATCTCAAATCCAACTTTTGAAAGAATTTTGAATGTTGAAGTATTTTCTATTTTTAAAAGAAGACAAGGTTCTGAATCTCAAAATGGAAATCCTTTATTATTTGCTATGAAAAAAGAACGAGGATGGAAATTCAAATCTAGAATAGATGAAGCTCAAGTATATGATCAGTTTGATAAAATAGTGAGGAAATTTGCTAAAGCTCATCCAATAGGTCTTACTATCATAATTCCTTCATCTAATCCTCTTAACATGGTTCTTGCTAAAAGAATCAAATCATTAGTTTCTGATTGTGAAATCATAACAAATGTCTTTGAAAAACTTACAGTAGATGATATTGAGTGGGATTTATATGAAACTTCTTATAGAGAACATTATAATTCAGTATCATTTTATACGATGACTGAAGGCATGTCTAAAGAAAAGAAGAAAAAGTTTAAAGAAAGTTTAGACAAGTGTTTAGGTCAAATGAGAACCAAAAATGATGGAATATTCACATTTCATTATTTAACTCCAGAACTTAGAAAACATTTTGATAAAAGTCTTAAAATAGAAGAACCTACATTTGCAGAAAACGCAGAAAGAATCAATGGCCATGACATTCTTATAATAGATGATAATGTTAGTAAAGGAAAAACTATGATTAATGCTATTTCTTTAATCCAAAATACTTTTCTTCCTAAAAGTATTAAAGCTCTTACTTTATTTTCAAAAGCAAAATAACATTTTAAAATATTAGACTCAATGGCAAATTATATTAATGAACATTCTATATTAGGTCTTATGAATAAGAATGCATTTATCAATACTGATTCTGAAGACCTTTCTTTCTATAAGACAAAGAATAAGAAAAAAGTAGTGTTTTTCTCTCAGCAATCTAGAGAGGTGGAAGAACAATATGATCAAGTATATTATATGTACTTAGATGAGAAACCAGAAGAAGTCAAATCTACTTATAAACTTACTCAAGTTATTTCTGAGTTCAAACTTCCATTTTTTAAGTTGATGCCAAAATCAACTCAGAAGGAAATTTATCAGACTTATAGAAAATATCAATTCAATCAAAAGGTTAAGGACCTTGAATATGATGAGTGCAAAGAATGGATTACTCTTGAGATAATCAATGAGATGATAGAGAAATGGAGGTACTCCAATAAAGGAGGAATGAAGTATGGCTGGCAAGAACATGCTGGTATTGATAAAGCTTGGTTTCAAAGATTTTTTAAAATGTCCGAAGAAGAGAAATCCAAATATCAAGTTACTTTTTTCTTTTATAATAAGACACTTATGGGATACTCTGTAATAGAGAAAGAACCATCTGATGATAAAGAATTCAAGTATCTTATAAGGAAGTACATCTTGGAATCGCCTGATAATGCAGGATGGCGGAATATCTGCCTGTATATAGATTTTATCACTTTCAAGAAAATCTATGACAAGATGCCTTTAAAATGCACATTTAGAGTGAATTGGGGTGCTAGTTCAGGAGGAACTCTCTGGTATAAAGAACATAAATGGCCAGTTTATGAATTATCTGATAAGTGGTTCTATAAAGTAGACAACACTAAAAAATAGAAATTTTGTTAAAGTCTTGGAGAAATTTCTCTGAGACTTTTTTATTTTATAAATTTGCAACATAATCAAAAACAAATCTGTTATGTTAGAATTAAAAGGAAAATACAATAAGAATTGTAAGATTTACAATGATGATGTAGAATCAGAAGCATTGTCTTTAGTATATTCATTATTAGATTCTCCTATATTTGAGAATGTTCCTATTCGTTGTATGCCTGATATACATGCTGGTAAAGGAATTGTTATTGGGTTTACTGCTCCTATGACTAAGATGATAAATCCAAATCACGTTGGAGTTGACATAGGATGTTCAATAAGCACTTATTTTACTGATAAGAAAAATGATCCTTCTGAATATGCTTTAATAGAACATAGAATCAGAAAAGAGATTCCTTTTGGTTTCAATCTTAATGATAAGAGAGTTTTTGAAATGAAAGATTTCTTGAAGTTCTTAAAGGGAAAGTTTAATCAAGCAAAATTTAATCATCCGGATCTTATTAATGATATGGATCTTACTGAAAATGGAATTTCTAAACTTCTTCAAAGAATAGGAATGGATGAAGGAATATTCTATAAGTCTATATCATCAGTGGGCGGAGGTAACCACTTCTTGGAATTCGGGGTTTCAGAGCAAGGAAATCTTGTGTTTACTATACATTGTGGTTCAAGAAATTTTGGAGTCAAGGTTTGCAAATATTGGAACTCTATAGCTAAGAAACAAAAGATTGATCATTCTGAATTTGCAAAGGCTTTAGAAAAACTTAAAAGTGAAACTAAAGATAAGACAGAGCTTCCTGAAAAGATTAAGCAACTTAAGAAAGATATGCTTATAGGAGTTCCAGATGAATATCTTCAGGGAGAAAATGTCAAAGGATATTTAACTGATATGGTTATTGCTCAGGCATATGCAGCTTATAATCATAAGATGATAGCAAAGAAGATTCAAGAAATCTTGAAATGTAAGATAGTTGATTCTGTAATGTCTACTCATAACTATATTGATTTTGAAGATGGAGTCATCAGAAAGGGAGCTATTAGAGCATATGAAGGAGAAAGAATGGTAGTCCCTTTCAATATGAGAGATGGAATTGCTATCAGTGAAGGCAAATCCAATCTTGAATGGAATTGTTCTTGCGCACATGGAGCTGGAAGAAAAATGTCAAGGGCTAAGGCTAAAGATTCTCTTTCATTAGAAGAATTCAAAGAACAAATGTCCGAAATCTATTCTACATCAGTAGGAAGAGCTACAATTGACGAAGCTCCTAATGCCTATAAAGATACTAATTCTATATTAGATCTTATTAAAGACACATGCGAAGTTCTTTATATGATAAAGCCAGTAATCAATCTTAAGGCTGCTGATTCTATAGAAGATTAAAAATAGTTAAATGATTTACAAATATTGCATTAGTTTGAAAATGAATTCTTATATTTGCAATATCAAATTAAAAACAATTAAATTGAATGAATTATGAAACAGAAGAGGATTTTAAATTTTATTTTAAGCTGTATTGCTGCCAGTCCAGTATTTTGGATTGTTCCAGAAATATCTATAGGAATGGCATTAATAGCATTTATGGTTTTACTAGGAATTTATCTTTGTTATTTTGAAGTCACAAATACTTGTGAAATGATAAATCAAATAAAAGATTTATTGCAAGACAAATATGAACAAAAATCTAAAGATTCTGAAGAAAACTAAAATTTAGAAAATATTATTAAATTAAAATTTAAAAACAAAAAATTATGGCAAATACTTATTTACTGGCAGATGAAAAAACTGATTTGATTAATAAATTGGTCTCTTCTAAATTTGATAAAAGTTTGAAAGATTCAAAAGATGAGATGAATAATGCTTTTGATGCTTTGTATGAAGTAACAACTCCAAAAAACTTGAAGGAAATATATAAGCAATATCCTGATTTTTTCAACCGTAGTTCTTATATTAATTTATCCTATAATCCAGTAATGAAACATGGCTTGACAGATGAAGCTACGAAAAAATTAAAATCCATCTACAGTAGCATCTCTTTAAAAAACAACTATCCTATTTGTGACGGGTTTTATAAAATGGTTTCATACCATTATGATTCTCCAGAATACAAAAGATGGATAAAAGCATGTGGAGAATATATCAACACTGAACATGAAAAGGTTGTATTTAAGCAAAAACTAGAATGCTTGTTCAAAGCGATAAAGTGGACTCCAACTAGATTGAAAAATGATTTTCCTGAAGCATATGAACTGTATCAAAAAATGAAATCAGATCCAGATCCAATTTCAAAAAATCCAAATCTTTGTGATTCTGTTGAAAGTATTCGTGCTACTCTGAATTCGAAAAAATAATTGGTCTAGGTCTAATTTTTAAGTTTTTCATAATATTTTTAAATAGGATTATCTGAGAAGATAGTCCTATTTTTGTTTATAGATAGCTAAGAGATTAGAAAAGAAATAGTTATCTGCTAAATGGCTTATCAGACTTCAAAATCTTCAATCAATTTTCGAAAACCTGAGGAAAAGAAACAGGCTAAAGTCTATACTACTGAAAAGATAAACGAAATCATAAAAGACCTTCGTAAAGGATATGAAGTGTCTATGGATCCTTTCTTTGAAAATGATATAGACTTGAGATCTTCTGGAGTCTTGTTTAAGATGACTTCTGAGGAATATGAACTTTGGATGAGATATTCTATGAATATTACCGAGTTTGTAGAAGAGGAAGTCCAATTTATGACAGATAATGGCAGAAGATTAGTTAAACTTAGAGATTATCAAAGTGAATATTTGCATCTTATTGGAGACGAAGTTTATAATGAGGAACTCAACGAGTTTGTTGCAAAAAATAGATGGGTTATTGCTATGCAATCAAGGCAGAGTTCGAAAACAACATCTACTGTAGCTTATTTACTTTGGTATCTTACTTTTCATATAGACCGAAATATTCTTATTGTTGCCAATAAAGGAGAGACTGCTACAGAAATCACTAAAAAACTTAAAGATGCTTATAGAAGTCTGCCATATTGGCTTAAACCTGGAATAGTAGTTTGGAATCAGAAAAAGATTCTTCTTGATAATGGATGTTCATTGACCTGTAAATCTGGAAATAAGACCGCCGCAACTGGTGATACATGTCATGTCTTGTATTGGGATGAGGTTAGTAAAATTCCTAAAAACATTTCAGATGATTTTTGGAAATCAATTTATCCAACATTATCTTCTTCATCATTAGCTCAGATCATTCTGACTTCTACACCAGATGGTAAAGACAATTTGTTTTATAGAATCTGGGATGGATCTCAAAAAGGAATAAACAGTTTTGTAAATTTTCGAGTAGATTGGTGGCAGGTTCCTGGACATGATGAAGCTTGGGCAGCACAACAGAGAAAAGACTTTGGAGAAGAGGAGTTTGAGCAAGAGTTTGCTCTTTCTTTTGAATCTTCTTCATCTAAACTTATCAATGGATCTTCTCTTAAGCTTATGGATAGGATTAAGAAGACTTTTGTTTCTAGAGAACTTTTTGGGTTTACCCAAAAAGAAAATTCTCATTTGTTATGGCATCCTAATTTCAATCCACTATTTGAGGATATTCATAATCAATATTTTCTTTTTAGTATAGACACCGCTGAAGGAACTGAAGAAGGTAAAGCAGGAAAGCAAGATTCTGACTATAATGTTATCAATATATTTAGACTTCAATTTAATTCTTTAGCTAATATAAAGAAGATTCTGAAGTCTAATGGGAAACTTGAAATCAAAGATTGTTTTAGATTAGTTCAAGTAGGGCTTTATGTAGATAATGATAATGATGAAGAAGCTTCAGCCACAGTCCTTAAGAAATTGGTTTTTGATTTGTTTGGATGCGGTTCTGGATCTGTAGACAATTGTAGAGTTCTTATTGAAATGAATTTTAACGGAAAGAATTTCTGCAATAAGTTCATGCAACATAAGAATTATGATGAAGGAGTTATCATAAAGACATATCATATAAAACCAATTCCTGGCCAGCACCAAAAGAAAAAACTTGGTTTTAAGACTACTGGAGGAAAGCATGGTAAGAACTATTATTGTGAATTGGGAGCCAAGATGATAAAGAATCGCCAATTGATTGTCTCTCAATATGATAAGAAAGATAATGTTTCTACTATAGGTCAACTTAACTCCTTTGGAAAGCATAAAGGAACATATCAAGGAATTGCAGTGCATGATGATATTGCAGTTACTGTCTTGTTTGCTTGGAGGGCTTTTGAAGAGGAAGAATTCATAGAATGGCTTTATCAGTACATAGCTGAAACAAAAGACGATACATCCCTTAAGCGACAAATACAATGGATGTTAAAGATATATGATGAAGATGCTCCAGATATGGATGATTCTGAATTTCAAAATTCATATTTAGGAAATTCTTTATCTTCATATAATGGTTATTCTGGTAATGGATACTTATCACCTATAGGAAATCCATACAGTTCTCAAATTATGAATAGAGGAATTACCTATGGAAGTCTTATCAAGCAATAAATAATTCATAATTACATTTTTGCATAATATGGAAGCTCCTATAAACCCAATATCTACTAGATTAGAAGATTCAAAATATCCAGAAGTTATAGATTCTTCAACCTCTGAAATGTTTTGGAATCCTATATCAACAGTTTTGAATCTTCCTAAAGAAGATGATGGTGCTTCAGAACCAGATACATCTATCAATGTTTGATTATGAGTGAGAAGATACATCAATTAGATAATTGTCCTTTTTATGTTCCAGATTCTAATATGAATTTCTTTACTGGAATGCAAAAGGCTTATGCAGGAAATCAGAAGAATCCATTCCAGGCAGAAGCTTTAGGACATAAGTCAGGATTTAATCTGGGCGTTCCTGGAAGTATAAATTCTTATAGACAAGAATATTATCAGCCTAACAAGAAGAAGTCCTAGAAGAGCCTAAAATAAACTATTAAAAATATTTAAAACCTTGAGATATATTTTTATGTCTCAAGGTTTTTTGCTATATTTGCAGAAACAAATTAAAAGTAATGAGATATGGAAAATATTATAGTAGAATCATTAAATGAAGAAAAATTCATTTTAAAAATAAAATGTCCTGTATGTGGAAAACTTCAAGAAGTTGTTGTAAGAAAAGAAGATTTTTTGAGATGGCAAGAAGGAGATCACGTTCAATATGTGTTTCCATATTTAAGTCCAGATGAAAGAGAAGCTATAATTTCTGGTTTATGTTCAAAATGTTTTGATGAGATGTTCTAATCGAGTTAAGATCTTCTATTAAAAGATATTGTTAAAAGAAAAATAAAATGAGTCAGGCAATTTCACAATTATTTACAGAAATATTTAGACCACAAAGTCTTGAACAAGCAATCTTAGTTCCAAGAGTCAGAGAAGAATTAGCTAAAGGTGTAACTACCAATACTTTACTTGTAGGATCCGCTGGTATTGGTAAGACAACTGCAACTAAGATTCTTACTAAAGGATTTCATGATGTTCTCGAAATTAATGCTTCAGCAGAACGTGGAGTAGATGTTATTCGAGATTCAATTATAAATTTTGCTTCTTCTCTTTCACTTCTTGGTGGAAAACAACAACTTAAGATTGTTGTTCTTGAAGAGTGTGATGGACTCACAAATGATGCCTGGATGGCTATGAGAGCCACTATGGAAAAGTTCCATTCTGGAGTGCGTTTTATTGGAAATTGTAATTATCCAGAAAAGATTCCTGCACCTATATTGAGTCGTTTTAACGTCATTCATCTTGGACCTATCAATAAAGAAGAGGAAGAATATCTTATTGAAGAGTATAAGAAGCGTATAAAACTTATTCTTGATAAGATTCAAATTCAATATACTGAAGAGACTTTGTCAGATTTTGTCAAATTAGATTTTCCTGATATGAGAACTCTTCTTAATAAAGTCCAAAGCCTTTATAATCGAGGAGAAAAAGTTCTAGATAAGAATTCATTAAGTGGAAATTTTGACTATGAATCTTTATTCAGAATGTGCACTTCTCAAACAGATCCAGTAGAGAATTATAAAGTAGTTGTTTCTGAATGGTCTACAAAAGTAGATGATTGTGTTTTGGCATTTGGAAAAGAATTTCCAGATTATTTAAGACTTAATTATCCAGATAAGACAAATAAGTTGCCACTTATTATTATTGCTATTGCAGAATATGCATCTCAATTGAATAATGTTCCTGATAAAGTAGTAACTTTGCTTGCTTTGATTTATAAGATACAAATTATTTTGAACTCATAATAACTTTCGTTTGAAAAAGTGTTGAATGTTGTGAAATATTCGTTTAAAAAAGTGTTGGACTTTCAATATCCAAACTTTGTTTCTTTTTTATTTTACCCAAGAAAAAACCAGATCTTAATCAGATCTGGTTTTTTCTTTTAAATAGGTTTTATTTTAACTTTTTAAGCTTCTGGAGATGGTTCTGGGGATGGTTCTTCTATTGGCATTTCTGGAGATTCTCCTCCAAGACTTGGTTCTCCACCAGGCATTCCACCCATTTCAGCACCACCGAATCCTCCAAAATCTCCACCAGGCATTCCACCCATTTCAGCACCAGGTTGTTCTTGTTCTTTGTTGTTTAATTGCTTGATAATTTCTTTAGCTTTATATTTTTCATTCAATCTGATATCATCATCACTTAATCCTAAATATTTTTCTACTAAGAATTGAGTACTGAAATAAGGAACATTATTAGAATCTACTATACCTTTTAATGAAGCTATAGTATTAGCTCCTTCTTGAGCAATACTTCGTTCCTTGCTTAGAATAAACATGTTCTCTTCATTATAAAGGATTCCAAGACAACTTTTGATAGCATTATTGCTGGCCAAACTTGGTTTTTTCAAACTAAACAGCATCCAAGTTGGTTTCAATACAATTTCTTGGAATATACTTTGTAATCTGCTTATAAATCTAGAAAATGCATATTCTTCTCTGGTGATACTAGCTTCTCCGTTCATTGGAACATTTCCTGGAGAATTGATGTCTAAAGTGAATCTATTAGTAGGAACCTTACTTTCAATAATGAATCTTCTCCAAAAATATTTGAGAGTCTCTATAGAATTGAAGTCATATCCTTCTACACCTAATTCACTGATTTCTGTCTGAACTCCTTCTTTACTTGGGAATATGTATGTTTTAGCAAAAGAAAATTTAGATTGTCCATTCACAACCATTTCACCACTATAATCATCAATATTCACATCTTCAGTATAATAAGCCTGAAGTTGTTTAAGTCTTGTTTTAGCTCTATCTTCATTTGCTGTTCCTATAGGAACTACCATCTTTATTCTTTTCTGAGCATTTTGAACATTCCAAATGATTCTAGAATTTTCAAGTTGTCTTAACATATTAAAAGATCTAGTAAGACCTTCTAGATAAGATATTCTTGAAGGAAAAGATCCTTTTGCCCAAGAGATGTATATGAGATTGCTATCTGGGATAATTCTTTGTTTTTCAGGATCTCCTTTGAACTGATACCAAATCTTTATTTCTTGTCCACTTGGGTCTTTAACAATCGCTGGTTCTAGTGTTACTGGATCTAATTCTTTAAATCCTAAAATATCATTTGGTTTGCTATTGTCTAATGTATAGTTGTATATGATTTCAAAAGCCAGAACTCCATCTATAAGAAACTTCTTAAAATAATGCCATGCATCATTACTTTCATTCCATCCATATAGTTGATACACCTTTCTATATGATTCATTCATAATATCAACTATTTCTTTAGATTCTTGAGTAGGTCTTAATTTGCTTTTAAGCTGATCTATATCAAGATATGCAAAGTAGTTGTTTTCATCTTGAACAATTGCTTCATCAGCAATAGTATCAAGAATAAAATTGACTTCTCCATTCAAAGCAAACATTCTTAGATATTCTCTTCTTAATTGATAAGATTGGTCAAAGAATGCTACATAGTCTCCATTGATTCCAGCAATATCTGCGGATTTTTGGTATAGAGAATCTTCATAATCATACAACTGATTTTTGTAAGCTTTGTTTGGATCTGTTTCAGAAACACCTAAGGCAATAGAAGATTTTACCAAAGAAGTATTCCAATCTATTCCAACTTTAGATAAGTTGAACAAACTAGTAAAAGAATTTTTTCTTTGATTTCTTACTGATCCTGGAGCAAAACTCTTTAGTATATACCGTTTTGGCATTGCCTTGAATTTCTTTTTAAATTGTCTTGGTATCTATTGTCATTAAAGATTCCAAACAATAAATACATATGTCAATTTATAAAATTCTTAAGGTCAATGGCTCAAGAAATCAGTTTTATTGTAACTACTAAAGATGCAGTTGATATTGGGACTAAACAAGGATTGATAGCGGATGTTTCAAATGGTACTATTAAAGCAAGAGCTAATGATGTTGTTGCTCAAAATGTTCTTATAGGTCAGAAAAATCCAACTATTAATAATGTCTCTGGAACTGCAACATCAAAGAAATCTATATATGTTCCTGAATCTGCCGGAAATGCTGGTCAATATTTAATGTCTAATGGTCCTGGTAAAGCTCCAACTTGGGGTAGTACTAGTATTACTGGTGCTAGAGGACCTCAGGGTTTCCAAGGTCCAGCTGGACCACAAGGACCCAAGGGTGCTGATTCTACTGTTAAAGGTCCACAAGGACCTCAAGGTATTCAAGGTCCTACTGGAACCGCAGGTGCTCAAGGAGCTAAAGGTCCTCAAGGTGTACAAGGTCCCGCCGGAACTAATGGAAGTGCAGGTGCTAAAGGACCTCAAGGTGTACAAGGTCCTGCTGGTTCTGATGGAGCTCAAGGAGCTAAAGGTCCTCAAGGACCTAAGGGAGATCAAGGAGCACAAGGATTACAAGGTGTTCAGGGAGTTAAAGGTCCACAAGGACCAACTGGACCAGCTGGTGCTCAAGGTCCAACAGGTTCTCCAGGAGCAGCTG